GTCAAGAATGTTATACAGCTCATACATGATGAAAGGTTATACGCTATTCTTGCCGAAAGATCCTTGGAAAGAGCCAGAGATCTATATTCTGTTGATAAAATGATCACAGCATGGAGCACTCTATTTAAACAAGTAGTTACAGAACCAAGGGCAAAGAAACAATGGAGCAGCAACAAAACTATAGTAAGAGGTTTCGATGTGTTCTTGGAATCAATAGGAAAACACAGTAGGTTGTTTAGTGACATTGATAATGATGCATGCTATACCATTAGTAAAGTACTTAGGGTAACAAACACAATACCAAGCTGCTGGTCCGGGACTAATAAAGGTACTCCTGGGCATTATATGAACCATTATGCTAATAACTATAGTTTAAGAGATCAAAAGTTAGAGAGTTGTGTAAACCAAATTAAGGAGCGAGAAGAGAAAAGCAATGAGAAACCCTATTGATGTCTATATTCAAGAAGCCGAACAGAGGTCAAAATCATATCCCAAAGATAAAGAACTGATGGAAGCTGCCAATGAGTTCAGGATACACACATGCAGAGTAATGTATTCCTATAATCTTACATGGGCAGGAGTTCCTATAATCCAAACTCCGTGGGATATCCAGGCATTTCAGGAACTGGTATGGAAAGTAAAACCAGAGGTTATAATAGAAACAGGAATAGCCTTCGGCGGGTCTCTAATGTTGAGTTCCACAATGCTGGGACTTCTAGAAGATTGTAGTATTATAACGGAAGGAGTAGTGGTTGGAATAGATATAGATATAAGGGAACACAATAGGATAGCTATAGAGAATCATCCACTTTCCAAACGTATACATATGATGGAGGGGTCCAGTACTGATCAATCCATATTATCTGAGGTGTCTGATATTGCAAGCGGTAAGAAGACTCTAGTATGCCTGGATAGTAATCATACACATGAACATGTGCTAGAAGAACTAAAATTATACACTCCACTAGTCAGTAAAGAGAGTTACTGCATTGTATATGATACAGGTATTGCTGAAATTCCTGAAGATAAATTACGCCCAAGAGAATGGAATAGACACCGGAACCCAAAGAGTGCGGTGAATGAGTTTCTAACAACTACTTCTGAGTTTGAAATAGACAGCTCTTTCGATGAGAAATATCTGATCCCGGCCGCTACTGGAGGGTACCTAAGGAGAACCCATGAGTAGGAAATACATTATAGGAATAACTGCCCTAGATAGGGCACCGAACGAGAACTACATTGAGAACACTCTAAATAATCTTGAACAGTCTGGCGTGTTCCATTCCGACGTGCCTCATGAGGTCCATATCTTTGATTCAGGAAGCCATAGCTTAGATTACATACCAAAAGCATATGACCTAGAGATACATTCTCCGTTACAAAGCGAGGTAGATAAGATAAGGGAGATATACAACGATCCTGAGAGAAATCAAATAACCCTGAGACAGAATATGGTTTGCATGGCCGACTATTTCTCCAAAAGCGATGCTGACTTCGCAATAATGATGGAGGATGACATAGAAACATGTGGAAGCTTCCTAGAGAGCGTAGATTTGTGGGTAGATAGGAATTTCAAACCACAAAAGGATAAGCTCATGCCAGTGGTGTCGTTCTTCACCCCTCGTGTTGGAGTACGGGCAGCATTCAGGTCTGGACAATCAGTATGGAGATATCCAGCCCATAAGTATTACGGTAGACAATGTACTATGGTTAGAAAGGAGGATTGTGCATCTATAGCAGACTGGTTCATACAATTCTTTAAAGGAAAGAGTGGTGGTCATGATCTGGTATTACAGGGATGGATGTTGAATAAATTCAGTAGAAGAACTCATCTATACTCATCTGCTCCGTGTTTTGCACAGCATATAGGGAGGTACTCTTCCTTTGTAGATAGAAAGAAGACAAGGATAAAGCCAATATCTCATAGTTATCAAGGAAGAGAGTGGAGGTATATTTGATGGGTCAAAACCTAGAAAGAGTAGCAATATGTACTAACGTTAGGGATACAGCTGAGAAATGCGCAAAGATTTTGTATTCTTCTCTAATAGAATCAGAATATCCTGATCTGCTCACATTGAGTATAGGGTTTTGGTCTGCTTCTGCCAAAAGGAAGTTCTTACACACAGTAGAGGAATTATCGGCTCAGAAGGGTGAAGGCATTTTACCATCAATCGTAACATCAGTAGTAGATCAGAAAGCAAGAAACTCTTGCTATTATAATGCTGCGATAGCGAATAATCTTGCAGTGTATGCTACATCAGAATCCATTATATTTTGCCCAGGTGCGGATCATATATTACCAAAGAATATAGTCCAGTTATGCAATAAGATCATTTCTGATGGGAAAGTATGGATCCCTCTAGCTTACAGTTTACATAAAGATAAACCTGCTGTTATATCTGGGGATAACAACGGTCCTAACTCGGGAGCAAACGGATGGTGGAAGAAAGCAGGCTTTGCTCCAGTGGGTATAACTCGGAACGACTATATCAGGATAGGTGGATGTAATGAACACTTCTCCGAATATGGGGGAGGAGATAACGATATGTTTGCTCGTATAGTAGATGCAGATATAGAGGTATACCAAAGCAGATGTGATGGCCTATTTCATACTTGGCATGAGCAGGACAAACAATGGAGAGCTAAGAAGAATAGAGGTTGGGGGGATGCTATAAGGAGATCCAAAACCAGAAGGCATATGATAAAGGCCATATAGGAACATATCAGTGATGAACAAGAACAACGTAAAGACTGTAATACTGGCCGGGGGAGGAGGGACAAGGTTAGGAGAACTAACTCAAACTATTCCAAAACCTATGGTAGAGATTGGGAATCGTCCCATTATATGGCACATAATGAGAACGTATTCCAACTATGGGTTCAGTAGATTCGAGATTTGCTGTGGGTATAAGGGACATATAATCAAGGAGTATTTTCACAACTATAAAGTAAACACTACTGATTTCACGGTATACACCAAGTACAACTATACTAGCTACTGTGATTCTTCAGACACTGACTGGACAGTATCTCTGACAGATACTGGGGAAGATACCATGACAGGTGGTAGACTACTTCGCATAAAACAGAAGATATCTGATACCTTTATGATGACATATGGCGATGGACTATCTGATATTAATATAGCAGAGTTGCTTGAGTTCCACAAATCACACGGCAAGATAGCCACTGTCACTGCTGTAAACCCCCCAGGGAGATTTGGTGTTTTGGAGATAGAAAAGGATAAGTCAGTCAGTGCGTTCATAGAGAAACCAAATGACAATCATTGGATAAATGGAGGGTTCTTTGTTCTAGAACCAGGGGTATTTGATTATATAGACAAAGGAGATTCTACTATATTCGAGCACAATCCTTTGAGAAGACTTGCGGAAGACGGGCAGCTAAAGGCCTTTAAACACGAAGGGTTTTGGAAACCAATGGATACAATGAAAGACAAGGGGGAGTTACAGTTGCTATGGGAATCGGGAGAGGCACCATGGAAAGTTTGGTAAACAGTTTTAAGGGTAAGAAGGTACTCATAACCGGACATACTGGGTTCAAAGGTTCATGGCTAGCCATGTGGTTATTTATGATGGGAGCCGAGGTAGTTGGATACTCCCTCGAACCAAACACAAGACCAAGCCACTATGAACTCTTACAGTTACCATCTATAATGCGTTCTATTATGGGGGACGTAAGAGATTTCAGACAACTGTACACTGTTATAGCTGTGGAAAGACCAGACATTGTCTTCCATCTGGCTGCAGAACCGCTTGTAAGAGATGCAATTGATAACCCAAGAAACACGTTCAGTACTAATATGATGGGTACAGTAAACATATTAGACGCATGCAGGTTAATATACCCGGTTCCACAGGCTATTATAATAGTTACATCAGATAAGACGTATCTTAATAAAGAATGGCACTGGGGATATAGAGAGACAGATGAGCTCGGAGGGAAAGATCCGTACGGAGCATCAAAAGGGTGTGCCGATATTATAACAGCATCATTCAGAGATACATTCTATGACGGAAAGACTGTTGCATCTGTAAGGGCCGGTAATGTTATCGGCGGGGGAGACTGGTCAAAACACAGGCTACTTCCTGATATAATGAAGGCAAAGTTTACCAGAGAGCGTATAAACATACACAACCCTGACCATACTCGTCCATGGCAACACGTCTTGGATTGCGTATATGGATACCTAATATTAGCACATAGAATATGCTCTGGAGAAGACGACAAGGCTAAGGCCTGGAACTTTGGCCCATCATACTCTAAGCCGTGTACGGTAAGAGAGATACTGGGCATGACCGGGGGTAAAACCAGCAATATATCTGTGTCCGAAAAGGCCAACAGCAAGGAGAACAGGTTGTTGAGATTGGACAGCTCCATGGCCAACTCAGAGTTGTCATGGGATTGTTTTTACAATACAGGGGAGGCAGTTGATATCACAACTAAATGGTATAAGAACTACTACGAAAATGGTGATATCATTACTGCGGAACAGATAAAGGACTATGTGACACTTAGGTCATTTGAGTAAACTGTCAAAAGGGGGCACTAATTCGTGAAATCTTTACTTATACTTGGATTCAAGAGAAGCTTTTCATCTAAGGTCTATCAAGAGTTGTCGAGGTCCATAAAGGGGATCAAGAAGACGGATGTTAGTGATGGGGAAGTTATAAATAGGAACAAGAACCTTCCTAGAGAGTACAAATACCCACACTATGCTGTTGCTGAGGATAAGTATGTACTGCATAAGGAAATACTGGATAAGTACTCTGACGGGTATCTTATTAAAGAGGTGACACAACCCTATACAATACTACGGTACATACAGGAACATCCCGGGAAATACAATGTCATATATATGGACAGAAACCTTGACCATATAGAGTTTGCATGCAGGAGGAAGGGATGGGGGCTTCCGGTATACCCGGAACTTGTAAGAATGAGAGAAGAGCTATTAAAGGTAGTCAACGGTGTTATAGTAGTCGACAAGGCCCTTACCAACCCACACCATATATTCACAGTTGTCAGGAACCTGGGGTACGAGGCCCCCACACATGATTATATAACTCCTGAGTTCAAGAGAATGACCAGTGCTTTCATGGAAAGGTTTGAAGCTGGTAAAGCAGAACTGTATGCTAGCAGGGAAAGATAGTATAGTATATTAGGCTTATGATACCACAACGCGTGAAACTTCTATTGGCCAGGGTAAAATCCATTTCTCACCCTGGTCAAAAGTTTTCCCCCTTGAAAACCAAAAGTCGTCTCACACCGAAAACTGAAATTGGCCCTATATAGGGTTTATATACAATGTTGAGTAGGTGGTAGTTAGCTGGACGATTGATAGTCACGAAGTGAGGCGAATATCTTATGACGCACTATATCAGTAAATACTTCCTTACTATTTGATAGTTTTGCCCATCCTTGAAAATACCAATCGCCTTCCTCATCTACTGACTCTATTATACCCAGTAGTGTACCGGTGCCCTCCGCTTCCGCTTCTACGTACGATACTATTTTACTCTCTGGCTTATAATAGTAGAGTATCATTTCCAGGGCGTCCGATATGTCCTGATCTACTGCAAATCTTACCTCTAGACCCTTTGTACCCTTAAATACCTTATTTATTACCATATTAATACTCCATGTCCTGAATTATAGTTCTACAGTGTTCTGATAGCCCGGATTTGAAACTCAGTTTGTACCTCAGATTGCCGGATAGTTCTATCCCTATAATCATCTCAGAGAACTTCTCTATTTTGTACTCAAGTCCAGAATTGGTGTTTAACTGGTATACCATCTTTGAGAAGTACTCCAGACGCCTTCCCCTGGCCAGTATTTCCTGTACTGTAGAAAACACATCTATAAGAACAGTTAATACTGCCGGGTAAACCGTTTCACCTACTTCATATACTTGTCCATATCCCTTGGTTATGATTTTCTGACCACTTCCATATCCCTTTGTTACTATTAGGCTCATTTATACTTTGGTCCTTTCGTATGGATCTTCTGTAGTGGCAACACCATCTGCATCGGTAAGATCGTATCTGGCTACTTCGGTAATATTATCCTCATCATAGAATATCATCTGATTCGTAGTAGTGTCTATTTTCCACCTTCCTGCTGTCATTTGTCTGAGGAAAGCTACGTTCGTGGATATAGTCCCTACTGTATTTGATACATCTGATATTTCACCACTTAGGGTAGCTATATCAGAGGATAATTCAGCTCTGGTAGGTGGATCATAGGCTGCTAAAGCGTCGGCAGCGTGTCCCTCTACATTAGCTTCTATAGCCAGGGCACTAACGTCAGCTTTCCAATCATCCTTACCAGTATAACTATCTAACGCATCATGCAGGTCAGCATCATTTACAGTGATTTCTCCACTAGGTTCCCAGGACCCTGCACCATGTGTACCTGATAACTGTGAATCTATATCAGCTGCAGATGGAAGCGCCTGTATCTCTGAATATAAGTCAAAGTTCGACTCTCTAGTAATAGTTACAGCTCCTCCAGAATTGTCAGTTATTGTGAAGTTTCCTGCCAGACCTATTGTTCCACCAGTACAATTCGCATTTATAGTTACTTCACCATGGCCATCTATATGTACAATGTCATCTCCACTCTGGCCCATGTTTTGGAACTCAATGCTCCCTGCCCAGTGTTTCATGTCCAGGTAAGTACTGCCAACTGCGGCACCAAAGTCTATTACTGGAGGCACAACATCGCTGGCTGCACTGAAGCAACCCTCCAGGATATAGAATGAAGCACTAAGAAGAGTTATATCTCCCATTATTGCACATCTACCCATCCCACAACTTTCAAGGGATGAGTCAAACATCTTGCAGTCCATAAACCTGGCGTTGGTGCCAGTAGCCTCTCCGCTTATTGCAGGACCTTCAAAGTACGTGTATGCTATGCTCTGTCCATTTAGATCTATAGATGACTCAGGGCCATAGAAGGAGAACTCATCTGCAGAGTCATCAAGAGTAATGCTTGTTGCACCTGCCAGGTTAAATGAGTGCAGGTCAATATTGTCTGATATAGACATAGCATCTGCCCAAGTAGTAACAGGATTATCAGCCACACCATTTATAAATGTAGTGGTACCGCTTGTACCATTCGTAGCATCTATCCATATCCTTCCTAAAGCATATCCTACGCTTCTATTAACTACAGCATAGCTTACATATATCTGGTCAACATAAAGTGCCGCTGCGGCATCCAGAGATGCATTGTAGAATCTCACTCTGACCTTTCCCTCATTAGCGCCGGTTCCGACATGACTTGTAAATAGAGTGAAGGTATCGCTTCTATCAGCTGTGTTTATAACCCCAGCTATAGTACCTATCTGGGTCCATGATGCCCCTGTCCAGTTGTATGCATATACAGTTATACTATTTCCAGCTGGTGGTGATTCTTGCAACCTCCCGGTCCACGTCACTGATGTGGGAACACCATCACCCCCGACAGTAAACTCATAGTATAGTTCTATAGTGGTTGGACTAGCACCCGGAGTATCTATTCTGTGATATGTTCCGTCAAGGGCCGCCGTAGATGTATAACTATTTGTCTCAGTCCCAGTGGTGACTACAGCACTAGTGGCTGAAGTATTTATTGCAGCCCCTGTAATAGCTAAAGCATCAAGCTGGGACTGTTTTGCTGGGGCGTTTGGATCAGTATATCCAGTACCATCGTACGTATCTTCGAAGTTTGTTACTGGGGTTACATTGTTGTTTATCCTGACAAGATTAACATCTATGGGCTCTACTAACTCGTCTATAATATAGCCGGCAGTCCCTTCAGTTTCGTACTGACTCATATCCTGGTTGAATATGTTATAGGGAAGCAAGTGATTATCTAAAGTATCCACTGACCCAGAGTTTGTTAATGTTCCAATACCACCAACGTGAACTATTCCTCCAGAACAGGTGACATCCAGGTATGTATCACCTCCTGTTCCTGTTCTATACAATCTCTTACCTGTGGACAGCCCGCTTATCTGTACGTTCCCCTCTATTCCGGCCATCGTGAGAAGACTAGCACCATTGACATCTATGGTAACATCATCTACTCCAGACATGAGACCACCAAGGAACCCTACTACTTCTCCGTCAGCTAAGCTGTAATCTCCCTGCATAGCACAATCAAGAAAGTATCCATCCAGATCGGTTATACTCCACATGTTACAGTTTATGGCATTTATCTTTCCATTACATACTCCACTAAGAGTACACATTTCAAACATGGTTTCATCAACGTCCTGCCCATTCAAGTTGACAATACACTCGTTAGCTCCAGCCATTCCTATGAACTTCCATGCTGCGTATTCCTGATCTAGAGATATTGCCCCCTTAAATGTAATTGATGACAGCCCCCATGTGTCAGCTATAGTTCTTGCATCTGAAATATTACTGACTGGCTGGAATGGTGTACCGGTTGGATAGGTGGTACCGGCTGTCCCACTATCAGCATCCAACCATACATTTGAGTTGAACGCAGTCATAGCAATTGTGTGACCGGCCGTACCAGCTGTGGTGTACTGAGATATACTCTCATTATATACAGAGTATGGTACTAGATAATTATAGTTTATAAACCCAGCACCGCTATTGTCTGTGAGTATTCCATTACCTACAAAGAATCCTATTCCTGCCAGTACAGAAGATTCTAGGGTAAACATACCATCTCCTATTACGGAGATTATCCCCCCAAGCATGTTCCTGAAGGAAAGATTGCCGTTGAATCTTCCCATACCCACAAGTTGTGCGCCGTTCTGACAGTCAATAACTGAATCAAGACCACCAGCCATACAATCTGTACTATACACACTTGTGGCAGTAGGATCCAAGGTACAGGTACCTGCGAAGTTACTGTTAACGAACGCCCCATTCAAGTTCTCTACTTCATCCAACCAGCATAAATCTGTTCGTATTGTACCGTTGCAGGTACCCTGCAGAGTACTGTTCTCAAAGAAACAATTCTCCACCGGTTGACCATTAAGATCTATAACGCTTGAGTTTATATTTGTTGCCGTGAAACTATATCCTGAGAAATCTCCTGACAGTGTAATTTCTCCATACACTGAGAACTTCTCTATGTCATTTGCCTCCGCTATGGTTTTCGCGTCAGCCAGAGTCCTAGTAGGTTTGAACGGGGTACCTATTGGAAAAGCTGTTCCAACTTCTCCACTTATTGTATCAATGTATACGCATTCTCCAAATGCCCCCAACCTTTGTATCTGTCCTGCTGATCCTTCAACAACATACTGGCTTAGGTCCTCATCAAATACAGCATAAGGTAGCATTTTATCAGTTAGGGACGTTACACCAGTATACCCTTTTGTAACAGTGCCTATTCCACCAAAGTAGAATATCCCAGCGGTTATAGAATCTGCCATAGTTATGATAGATCTACCAGTAATGGCACAGTATGATGTGGGATTTGTCATGTTTGCAAGTACAATTACTCCATCAAATTCCCCAAAACCAATACTCCCTGTTCCATTGAAGTCTATAGTTATTGGAGAGATACCTTGGGATGATGAGTCCCTCAGCATTATTGACTCGCCATCTGCAATACTGAAGGATCCCTCTATAGAGCAGTCATATCCATTTATGGAAGCATCTGTAATATTTGTCAACCAGCAGTCATTAGCAGTGAACCTATATCCCCCACAGTCTCCACTAATAGTAAAGTTATGGAATGTACAGTTCTCTATGTCAGTACCAGCAAGAGTCAAAGCGGATGTAGTATGGTTATCCGTCTCAAACACATATCCGGGACAATCTCCGCTCATAGTGAGATCCCCTAGTATATGTATTCTGTTTGACTTTATTCTTTCTGCAATAGTTATAGCATCATTCAAGTTATCAACTGGGTCATAGGACGTACCAATGGGGTATCCTGTACCAGGAGAACCATTCTCTGTATCTATTGTAATCTTACCATTGTATACAGATCTTGACTCGTTCCATTCGAATTCTCCAGGGACTGGAGTATTTATAGTTCCTGTAAATAGATATGCATAAGAATGCTGGCCAGACTCCGGCTTATTTACAAGGTCAACTGTGTATCTATACAAACCTGTTGCATCTATCTCGGTAGCGGAATCATTATTGAGGGCTACAGGGCTCCCATCAGATTTGTCATACAGGGTTACAGTTACAGTATCCCCTGTCTCTAGGGATTCAAGTAATATAGCATCATCTGCTAGGTCAAAGTTATAGGCCATTCTAATCTCCCACTAATTTCCGCTTGACATTCTTCAGGGTCAAGTTCCATTCTATCTGTTCCTCTACCGTATCTACAACAATCTTCTCATCTGCCCATCCTATCTTTGTTATAAGAAATGTGAACGGTTCATATGTAGTAGTTGCCCCAGCATTAGGCTTATATTTCCTGGTTATTATCTGTTGGTCTATATCTCCACTAGAGTCAGTCAGCTCATCGAATACTGGAGAGTCGACTAAAATATCTTGGTCCTGACTCCAACACCTTATTCTCACATCCTCAAGGGCAGTACCTTCCTCATTTGTTATATTAATATCAACAGTATATTGTTCATAATAGAATGTAGTTGCCCAAAATCCTGACCATACGCTCAAATTGACAGCGCCAGGATTAATTATGTATTTATTACCACCATCCACAAAAGAGAATGCTTCAGCAGGAGCAGATAGTAAAGACAGGTCATAGATTTCTGGATTAGCCTGACCGCTGTTCAGAAAGTATAACCCGTAACTCTGACCTCCAGCACGAATCTGATCGAATAAGATTGCTGCCGAAGCTGGATTTATACTTCCTAAACTGGCAAGAACATCTCTCCAATGTAACGTATTCCCTGAAGGTGCCCCGAAAGAGAACTGATTTACCATAGTAGTTTCATAAGTATCATCTGGTCTTTTAATGGGAGTAACTGTTAGCCTTTCAACACTCAAGTTATCGTATCCAGTAATCTTCGATAGTTGAGTTGAAAATGCTGTCATATGACCGTAAATAGTAGGGCAAATACACATACTATCAAATAATTGTCCCATGCACCGAATAGTAGAACCTTCGGCTATAAACTCCGGTCTTGCTATTTGTCCTCGCCCTGACATGAACATGGACTCATAAGTAGCGGTTCCACAGACAAACAATGATCCTTCACAAATCATTGTTTCATTCTTAGTAATACAAACAGTTCTTGCAGTCTGCTCAACATCGCCAAGATATATTTGACAATCGAAATAATACCTGCCATTAACAAGGCTCGAATATCCCCATCCATTTGCCTGGTCTGCATCATATATAGCCTTAAACAAGGCATCATCCACATTATAAATGCTTGTTGTAGCTGTATGAGTAGATATTGTACTGCCAGCATATCCTCTTAAACAATACAGGAAGTTATTTGTTGCATCGAGATACAGTACCAGCATGTATTCGGAATCAATCTTTATAACACCGCCAAGTTCAAAATCAGCATCCGCATCAGTTACTTCAAGACCAAGCATATATACTATTGTACCATTAGTATGCTCAGCTTTCTCTGTACCCCACCATCCTCGACTTGTTGTAAGAGTATTACCTGCCTTATTTGTAACCTGCATTATTTCATCATCAATAAGAATCCATTGCCCTTTCTTTATATTCGTGGCATTTACGACATCAATCGCTGTCTCAGTTGCATCAACAAACTCATTTAAAGTTGTTCCGCTTAATACTGCTCCATAATCTCCTGTAGCACCCATTCCTGTTACAAGATCTGAAGTTGAATCTGTTTCACTTGATCCATTTACCCATATTGTATTTATATCAGAACTATCTGACTCTCCACCTGAATCAAGAGTAGCCTGTCCTCCGCTGCTAAAATCAACAATCTCGCCTGTTGGAGTAAAAGTACCAGAAAGGACAACAAACCAAATACCGTTTAAATCTCCAAGAAACCCGACTTGCCCTTGTAAAACCTGCCCCTTAGCTCCTGAAGTCCTGCCTGTTATTAAGTCACCGACATTCCAATCTCCTGATACGCTCCCAACATCCCATTTCTTATGGGTGTTTGGTGTATTGGTTATTGTATAACCAGCAGAGTACACAGGTAACCCCATACTTTTAGCTCCACCAGTTGCCCATCCTTTACTTGCAGTAATCATTAGTCTTTAGTCACCTTATACTCTGTGCATTCCACTCCGCTAAAAGTGGCTTCTATGGTATATGTAGCAATTGCATTTGTATCATTGTCTGCATCAGTTGCAGTTGGATATATTTTCACTTTTGCATCAGTCATGTTCCCGCCCGAATCATAAGTTTGATCATATATCCTGAAGTTCTCCTGAGCAAGACCAAGCGCACGAACAACGTTAGTATGAACAGTTGAAATATCTGCATCGAAGACCTGATGGTTATTCCCCTTCCCTTCTGGAAAGTGCGTGGCATGAATAATCATCAAAAACCAGAGTCCATTCGCATTAGGAGTATAACTTGCCCTATAATCACCATTGCCAAGCTCTGTTATAGAAACTGTAATTGACCCGCTGACTTCAGTACCTGAAGGATTATATAGTCTTATTGTAAAGTCTCCGGCGACAAGCCCAGTTACCGCAACATCACTTGAATCGACTACCCTGAAATCATCATATATCGTTGAATCTTTTACTCCGGTTATTGACCCCATTACTACCTCTCAATTACTTTCGGTTCAGACTCCATCACAGAAATATTCTGTAACTCTGCCTTCCTTTTCTCCAAAAGTTCTATCTTTTTATCTATTACTTCGATATCTTCTATATCACTGAAATCCTCTTCTGGTTCTATTGAAAAGAAAGACCTTGCTTCTTCTTCGCTATCAAAATATGTCCAACCATCTACAGGATATTTATACTTGTCCTTCTCTTTAATATTCAGAGTGTACTCGCTGCTAAACACTTCATTCGGAGCATGTAATAATTTATCGTTCTCTAATTTGTAGAATCCGCTCATTAGTAAACTCCGGTCCAGCCCTTGTTTGTAAGAGCCTTTTTATCATCAGCAGTCAAGTCCGCAGTTCCCCAATTTCCTGTCAGGGTCAGAGTTGCCGATCCCCTTCCTGCAAATGTCGGATGTGCCGCTCCCTGATCTGCCAATTTATCTGCATTGCCAGTTACTCCTATAATCTCCCCAAGAGTGAATGTTCCTGTTCTTGTCTTTACGGTATATGTAAAATCCGTCAGCTTTGCCACTACTACACATGATTCTCCACTGGTTTGCCCTGTTATGACATCATCAACTTCCCAATCTGTTGCGGGAGCGACGTCTATTGTAATGGTTTCTTCAAAATCACAGCATCCTGTTATGACATCATTCAGTTCAGCTCTTGCCATCTGGCAATTCAAGTAAGAACAATCTACACTAAGAGTTTCTTCTGCGAATGCTCCTTGTTTGAGGGAAGAACAATTTTGAAATATATTTGCAAAATTTGTTCCTGAACTGACATCAAGTTCTGGAATAACCTGAAGAGTCCAGCAAATATAAAACATCTTAGTAAAATTAGTTCCTGAACTAACGTCAAGTTCTGGAATAACCTGAAGAGCATGCGATCTTTCAAACATGCTTGTAAAATTAGTTCCTGATCCCGTATCAGGAAGTGTAACTTCTTGTAAAGAAGTACAATAATAGAACATGCTTGTAAAATCAGTCCCTGATCCTGTATCAGTAAGTGTGACTTCTTGTAAAGAAGTACAATAATAGAACATGCTTGTAAAATCAGTCCCTGATCCTGTATCAGGCAGCGTAACTTCTTGCAAAGAAGTACACTGGTAAAACATATTTGCAAAATTAGTTCCTAAGGGCGTATTCAATTCAGGAACGCTTCTCAGCGAGTGGCATTGATAAAACATATTTGTAAAATTAGTTCCTAAGCTAACATCAAGTTCTGGAATTGTTGGTAAAGAGAAACACTGGTAAAACATATATGAAAAGTCAGTCCCTGATCCTGTATCAGATAAAGAAATAGATTGTAAAGTATAACTCTTATAAAACATATATGAGAAATCTGTTATTATACAAGTGCCAACAAAAGCAAATATTTCTAACATACCTGAATTAGAAGAATTGCCTTGGTAAAATTTACAATTTGTAATGTTTGATCCTGCGACTGCTATATCAAGCCAGCAATTTCTATAAGTTTGATTATCGCTACTATGTCGCTCATCAAAATTGATCTGCGTAAGATTACTCCCGCCCTGTGGAGTAATAGTAATTATTGCCTGTCTATATCCCCTACTGCATTCAGTTTCTGCTCCCAGGTCGGCATAGTCATAATTGTGCTCCGCAGTCACACTATCTGCAACGTTCTCAGGTGCGGAACCATCCCCCCAATCTACGGTATATGCACCTCTGCATTTTATCGCACAGAAATTGGTGTCTGTATCATAGACTGCATACAATCCGACTACTTTCTCTTCGCCGTCAGTAGGATGAGTTAAATCGAGCCAGTCCGAGGGTCTTTCATAGGCTTCAGAACCACCAACTATTTTAGGTTTTACGCATTCTAACATTATATCTCTATACCCCCGACAGGAATTTCCTCAATTTTGACTTTTGCTATCCTGCTTTTGATATCATCTATAAAATAAGGCATTAAACACCCCTATGGAAGCGGAACTTCATCTATAGTATCTTCATCCTCATCTTCAAGGTCTGAAACGTCAGTCTGAGGAACCATATCTGGAAAGTTCTTCTTTATCTCTTTCTCCCATTTCTTGATCTCTTTCTTTGCTTCTTTGTAATTATCCTTACCACCCATTGCCTCGTATATTATCTCATCATAAGGTTTCTTCGGCTTCTTCAGTTGAAAGGCGACAAACTGATCCATATATGCTTGAGCAATTACTTCATCGGTAGGATCTGCACAGACAAAGTCATTTATATTAAATACATAGTCATCTAGAAACATGGTGTTTCCCCAGTTGCTCTGTTACCCAATCTTCCGCGTCTTTGATCTTACTGAAGAAGAGCATTTCCTTCCCAGCCTTGTTTGCCAGTTTTGTAAGAGGGTGGTTCTTAGTATGTTTGTCAGATTTCAATACGAACGCGGTCTTGTCTGGCAACCCTCCAGATACCAATGATCTCAATATGTCCAGCATTTCTCTAGAGGTAGTCCCGGTTATATCTACTACTGCCCTTTCATTTCTGCACGTATGTGAGAACGTTCTCAAGCCTTCCTTGGTCTTATCCCTATCAACCTTCCTCTTACCTCTGGACATATCTACGTGCATATAGTCCTTTCCGTTCTCGGTTTTCACTTTTATGTCTTTCTCTTTATCATTCATATCTCCTCCATTCTACCACGGTAAACCATCTGTAACCATGTGGTATTCTAGCCAGTTATAGTATTTGAGGTTCACAGTGTAAAAGGAACCAGTTTCTATCATATACGGTTCCCCTGTTTCTTCCGTAAACATTGTTCTCAATGTCTCGTGTTTCTTCTCTAGTGATAATTCTCTGGTACCCTCCAGCTTTATCAGTTGCTCATCTATTGGGAGTGGTTTATTGTTACTCATCTTTCTCCTCCAGCTTTGCCACAGATTCTGGGCTTAGTTCCCCAAGTTTGAAATCATATATATCGTTATACAGCTCGCAGAACAGAAGTGCTATTCTAGATCTCAATAACTTCCTCAGTTTCCTCCTCTCGCTTATAGATTTTCCCCTTGCGTTCTCCTTGTGTTCTTCTATGAATTGCTCGCGTACTCTGATGAATTCCTCTGCGTATTCCTCTGATAGTAAGTTCTTACCCGCCCATGTCCATGGGTAGAAATAGTAAGTCTTGACAAATTCCCTAGTTATTTCTCTTTCTTCCCCGGTTCGTACTCTGAACTCATCTATTCTGTTCTGACAGGCCGTGAATTGTGCTAGTTGTGTCAAGCTTATGGTCCTCATTATTCTTCTATGTTCCTTATAAAGTCCTCTTCTATTCTCTCTTCGGCTATTCTTTTTAGCATGTCGAGTATTGTAAGATCATATTCTTCGTCGGTCATTGGTTGATCTAATATATCCCCCAGTCTTTCCACTGCCATATTTATAAGAGTATTGGATATCAGCTGATTATACTCAGCTACCTCCTGGTCTACTTCTGGTTCGTCATCTGGTATTTTAACGAGTTGTTCATCTACTATCTCAAACCCTTCTGGGATGGTTCTATACCCCTCGTTGATCCTTTGGACTATTGGTTTTACACTCTTGCCATCAAGCTCGTTCACGTTTAGCCCCGGGTATCCTTCGAATCCATCTGGGACCTTTATTATATTATCGTAATCCTTTACCTGTGTGCTGGATTGTACACCAACTTCGCCGTCAGAAGTATGATACACCTCTATGATAATGTCATCTTTCACAACACAATACCAGTTTGCCATATCTATGCTGTCCTCTTCCAAATTCTGACTAATCTATTCATAGGTCTTGTCTCATATCCTGTTCTCGGTGTTCCGTGCGAGCCATCTGTCTCTGCATCATCGGCTGTTACTGCGGTAGCTCTGTTTCCTGTCGTATTAGCTAGACCGGTTCCACCATAGACATTAGATCCAGCTGCTGCATGCTTACTACCATCATTGTATAGGAAGTTTGTGCCGGCAGCTACTGGGTGATTATGAGTTGGATTTGTAGTAGCGTGGTGGTGGGCCATGAATGAATCTGTTTGTCTTCCATCTGTTCTATTTGTTGTCTCAGTTTCTCCGGATATTGGAGTTCCTTCTGTTCTGAAGAAACTTCCCTCTGTTTCCCATTGCTTTGCCCATGTTCCTCCAAATAACACGGCTGGTGATTTAGCATCTGGGAATGCATCTGCTGTTGTGTTTGTATTGGCATCGGGGTACTGAACGTAGAAACTTCCTACTGGGTATACTATGTTTACAACATCTGATACTATACTGGACCATTCCGGGCATTTCCCGGGCCCGTTAGACTTCAAATAATATCCATCGTTTCCTGGAGCTATAGATACTAAATTGGCTTCTCCTGATCTAGTAAGAATTCCCCCATCTTCTTCGAATTCGTCCTTTCTGACCAGCTCTAGCAGCTCCGATTGCAATGTGGTATTTTTCACGAATCCTTCGGATATTAAACCACTTAGGACCCGGCTATATCCCTCTTCGAAGTCAACTGTAAGAGTATCGTTTACTGTAATCAGGTATATGTTATCGTATAGGAGGCCGGTTATTCCTCCTGAGTCGTACAAAGGAGTACCAAGAGAAAGCTCACCAGATAACATGAATTTAGTCCAATCGTCTGAGCCCTGCCCATGTTTTATCCATAGTCCCGCTGGAGTTGTTTGGACCAATAATGACCCAGTAGGGGCCTGTACATCTGATGGGGCTGTTGCTATGGCGCCAACCCCTACGCTTTCACTCAGAGTGATATTCTCTGGCATATGATTGGACAGTGCAAATTCACCATAGGTTTCTGTCTCTGATGCCAGCAGGCGTAAAGCCTCATAATATCCAGGACCAAGTTTCACTATGAGCTCCTATGACGTAAAAGTCCGCTAGCCGTCCAATTCACTGTAAAACTGCTACTGAGGGACCTTCTGTCTGTTTCAAAGTCTATGGCAGCTATTAGTCTGTTGGAATTGGATGAGTTATATATGACTGCCCACCTTGCAGTTATGCTACTGGCTGGCCATGTTACTGGGGATACTCTTAGCGTTCCATCCACGACAGTTTTACCTGTTATTCCTTTACCCCCGGCTGTATAACCGGTCCCGCTTACCTCGTATGTATCGTCGAAAACAGTATCTGATGTGTCCGGCGAATACGAGGAAGTCATAAGAGCACACATGAGATCGTCCTCTAATACCTTAGTATCTCCAGACAATGAATCATGTAGATATGAATCGAACACAATCGAAGCCATAGTTAACCTACTTGTGTGCCTTTTCGTGTACTTTGTAGGTTATCCCGTCCTTGTTGTATCCGTTCCTGGATGGGCAAGCTGCCCGGGTTACCGCAGGGGGTTTCCTGAAAACTGTCTCCATTACTCCTGAACAGGTTATGTCTGGGTTACAGCACCCCTGAGGTAAGTGATCCATTGGTAACACCATTTCTTTCTCGAACCCACAAATATTACACTTCTTGTCGTATGTTGGCATAGTAAAATATCCTCCGATTTACATAGTCCTCTTTGGTGGCTATTTTACCATGTTAAAAGGTTATGGGGCAACTTCTGGAAGGAAAAGAAGAGGGGTTACCCCCTCTTTATTGTGCAGTTTGGATGTTTATGGCGCTTACTCAGTAGCAGCAGCGATCAGAGCCATGATCTCTTTGTAGACACTGTTGGGAATGCTCATCCTTTCAAAGCTTTCGCCTTTTCCGGGTATGGGCATGCCATTGCCGTCTTTGTCAGAGACCCACTCAGATACAACAGCTCTGTGACCATTCAGCCTTGCAGGCTGGCCGGCGAGCAGTTCACCTGAATCTCTCAGTTTCTTAACCGGAGTTTGGAAGGTGATACCTGCCTTCTTGAGGGTTATGCGGGCATTAGCAACCAGATGAGATCCTTTGGTAGGATCAGCCTGTTTACTGTTCGGGAAGATCGCGATTTGATAATCTTCAGCGTCGATTATCTTGTATCCCTTTCCCTCACCTGTGGTGGCCTCGCGTATCTCAAATGTGAGCTTTTCCTCAGTCGGCTTGTTAACTTTCACAGAAACTTCCATGGTGCATCCTCCTTAACGAGATTTGACCCATTCTGGGCCCAGAACCTGCATCCGTAATGGATGCATATTCTTCATTTATAGAGAAAAAGAGGGGCGCTAGGCCCCTTAGTATGTGAGTAGGGAATGTTTGAGGGCGAGAGGAGGGTCCCCCGCCCCGTCTTTCGACGGTATTATCTCAACAACCTCGAGTAGGTTGTTTTAAGTCATTTATAAAGAAAGCCTTGTTATTCTTTAGGTGATGGAGTCTTTCGTTTTAGCGGTGTGACGTTGTCGGGTAGAATCTCGTCGACTACCTCATCGTTTTCGGTTATCTCCACTTTTCCCATACCGAAGCTGATATTGTCAGAGTCACCATCCCCTGACGGTTTCTGCTTTATAGATCCATCTACTATTCCCTGTACTATCCTGGATGGTTGTGTAATTCGTGCATGGGCATCAACTTTAAGGCCAGGTGCCTGGGGAGTATCTGCCCCACATGGTCCTAGCTGTACCGGTAGTCCCATAAGGAACTTTATCTGGCCTATTAGTCTACCAGATTCTGCCTTAAGCACTAACTGTGAAGGATTACAGTCCTGCTGGCTGAGCCTGATGTTCAGGTCTTCCAGCAGAACTGCCATAGATTCAAGTATTGTTCTCTCAAACTGGGCTCTCAAGAAGTCGAGTGTTTCCATAATCCTATTCTCCGTCCTCCGAAGTATATTATGCCAACGGATATGATAACCGGGGTAGGCAGTAGTAGGATTCCTCCTACAACCGCCATCCTTTTCCAGTTCTTCTTATCTCGCCACCATTTCATACATTATACCTTTTATAGTGCTGATTCTGCAAGGAGCTTACCTTCATCGTCAACCCCTTTCTTGCTTACCCAGACACCATCAACTACAAGGTACCATTCGTTGGTTGAGTCATCAATGAGCCAATACACTTCGTGATCCTGTGCCAGCTTGGCAAACTTGGTAAGAGATTTTGTCCTTCTGTCGATCTTCTTCAAATTCTGGCCCAGAACTTTGAACTTGATACCCCTCCAGCTGAACTCCGCATTTACAATCTCGGATCTGTTCTCGCTGGCGACCTCTTTTGGTGAAGTAACAAATACCTCATTTGCGAGAGGAATGATTTCCTCTTTTAACTCTGCTTTGTTCATGGTCTTCCTCCATATTAATATTCGTTTGTATGGAAAAGAGCATGATTCATGTGATTTGGATTTCTGTCGGTAGGTTTTATTCTTTTGGTTGGTTGACAGTACTTTCCTCTATGTCCTCTTCTCTCTCCGCCATTATTTCCACCATCATGAATGATGCCAGGTCTGCCTTTTCCCTCTCCTCCTTCATCCTTTTATCGTTCCACTTCGTAGCTGCAGCAATTGCCATATCTGTATCTATGAACGAGGAAAGAAGGTCTGTCACCGGAAGTTCTATGAACCCCCTGTAGATTGCTTCCATTGCAGTAAGAGCTATTGCTGGGGCCTGGCCTTTCTTTATTGAAAATACAAGGCTATTCATAAGGTGCTGGTCGTGCATGTCTTTTACAAATAGGCTTTCACCATCTTGTGTTCTCCACCTTACGCTTTTCCAGTCAGGTCCTCTCTTATCGATAATCCTCCTAATGTATTGTAGTTCGGTACCAGAAACTAACTGCTCGTACCTTACATTAGGCATGTCTTTTCTCCTTACTACTCGTGGTCAAAAGTTTGATCACTAGTGCTGTTACTAGACGTGGAATATATTATATTACCACTGTCTATTTGGTCATATGGCCCGTGTGGAGCTATGACTGGGTATTCTATTACAGAACCAGGGTAACTTATTGCGGGTGCACCAGAGTCATCAAAGGTAGTCCTATCCCATGTCTGTGTTCCTACGCTGGTTGTACCATTTACAAGCAGATCAACCATTTTCTCGAGCTTGTCAAGTTTGTCCATAACATCTTTTAACCTCAGAATGTCAAATGGACTGGTTTCCATCACAGCAGCTGGACTATGTCCTACTTGTTTGAATGCCTTTGCCAGATCTTTCAGATCTGCCTTTGGGTTTCCAGATAGATGTCGGTAAAGGTCTAATACTGCTTTTTCGTTCATGTTACTCCCTCCCGGGTATAATATGAAATTATACCCTCCTGGGGATTTATATGCAAGCAATATTTTGGTGGGTTGTTTATGTGGCAAGACCTCTAATAGCATCGAACACGTTTACGGATTCGAAATCTTTCTCTCCTCTCAGGAACGATACAGCTTTCTCGGCACGTGATGCTGCGTATATTATCAGGTTCTCATTTTCCTCCATAGCATTGCACCATCCGTTTATGACATGTAGAGCTGTATCCCCAATCCTATCTTCCCATGTCATATTATACGCTTTGAGAATCATGGCACTTCCTATTTCGGATATGAGTCTTTCCATCCCGAACCTATTTGTATCCTCAGGGTCCCTTCCCTTTATCCTATCTTTCCCTGACGTCCAACGTACTAATGCACTGGTGAGATCATAATAGTACTCGTTCACATCATCGAAGTCCTCTTTTGGGGGAGTAAAGATAGTATCTGTCTCTGGGTCGTACTTTGCTACAGTAAGGTTGTCTCTAACCTGGAAGTTTGCACCAGATCTAAATACAAATTCATCTATGGGGATATCGGGAGTCATATCAAGAGGAGAAATATCCTGATCGAAATCTATTATATTATCTATTCCAATCACGTTATAGAATCTCAGGACTGGTATTTTCTGTACTTCTGGTTTACCGTTCACTATATTCCCGGTTTCCTTCTCATATATCTTCCAGAAAGTTATTATAGGTTTATTGCATCCGGCGTCGTATACCTTCCCCAGGGACTTTATCTCCTTTCTTGTTAGATAAAACCTGTTGTCATCTCCAGACAAAAGCAGCTGGTTCAGAACACTATACGGTTTTCTTCTGTTAAAGTTGCACTTATCTAATCCAAACCTCTTTGACTTCCATACTAGAGTCTGTTCATTCCTCATTATCTCTATTATGGATCTTGTTACTATTTCACTTACAGACATGTTAACCTCCCGTTAACAGAACTCCTCTCCTATCATATGAGTAAATTGTATTGGACATCCGGCTAGAATTTCCTCAAACTTCTTTACAGAGAGTCGTCTTCCATACTCATCTCTGATTGGGCGCCATCTCCATTTTGATATATCCAATATGATCTGCTTATCTACTGCCCATGTGAATGAACAGCATAGTCTTATTCCATGCATATCGTTAGCTAAAAGTACTGTTTCTCCGAGCACGGGCTTGTGGCATATTGGACATTCGTCCCACCACTCTACGTTTGCACCATGGTGTACCTTTTCCTGGCCCTCTTTACATAGAGTAATCTTGCAATCCCAGCAATATGGACCAGCCCCTGACCTCTTTCCTATGTGTGTTCCATCGTACGTATAGAAATTAGTTCCCATACTATTACTCCTATGTTATTATTCTCATTATGCTGAAGCGTGAAAGGGAGAGACAAATCTATTATTATGGTAATCTTCGTGAATGTGTCTAACATCGCGCCACAAGAACTGATCTTCTATGGCATTAGGATTACGTTTTCTGATGTACCATATATGACCTATATTAACTAATACCCTCTTCAGCGTCTTTACTCCCTTGGAATCCGTTTCTTCCACTGCTATAACTATATCAGGAGTTGGTACATCAACAACACCAATATCACATACTATCCCCTCTATGGATGTAATCTGTTCATTATCCCTGCCATATCCATTTGGTATTATCCTCACAATAGCTTCCTCTTCAATGCATTTGGCTAGCATGTCTACATGATGTCTATACTTCAATAGAAACATCATACCACATGTATCTGCTATCTGTTTGTATATCATGCACGTTTCTCCTGCTACCAGGAAATATGGAACCCCATGATTCCAGCTATTATGAGTATCCATCCTATTAGGAGAGCGGTATCTGAGTGAAATATGAGCAGTATTGCTATTCCTATGCACGTGAATAATCCGCCAGGTATATACACTTTCATGTCCCCTCCTTTATCAGGCCCACGGGTCTGCCTCTTTCCTTCTCTTGCTGCCCGGGAATAGATCTATCATGCTGAGAACCTTCTCATGCATCACATCAAAAAGATGGTCATAATGCCTATCCTGGAAAGTCTCCATGCTTGTCATAAGTCCTTTGTCTGTCCATACACATCGCTTAGGGGTGGCCGGCACTACGGGCATTTCCACGCCCATATTGGACCCCACACTCTGGAATTCTTCTTTCTGCTTCTCAGCTTCATCTAGATCTTTCCAGTATTGTTTCCATTTCTTCTTCCATGATATTTCTATAAACTCATGATGGGGTAGGAGCTTCACATAATACCCACCGTCCTTATCACTTATATAGAACTCCATTCTCCTTGTGTCTGTAAACCCAAGAGCTATAAGATCTGTCAGGGGGAGATCTTCTATTCCCGCTCCTCCCAGTTTTCGCATAAGATCGCTGGGGTGAGGAAGTTTCACCTCTTCTGGTTCTTGCCCCAGTATGGGCAAGCTTTCTTCATTTATCATGTTATAATTCCTTAGTAGAAAGAGTGTATCCCATGAGAGAAGGCACGAAGCGGTTCTCCCATGAGAATAGCGAACATATTCTAAATGGAGGTACCCTATGGGCTTAACCAGTCTATCGATCAGGCTATTATCATAGGTGTCGATTATGTATATTTAGGAGATACCGCTGCCTTTACCCGCACGGTATCCGGTAAACCGCATTGATTGTTGGATCTAGCCTTTTCTGCCTGTCCCTGCCCCGCGGCCCCCGCCGCGACCGTAACCCGGGCCACCCCTGGAGCATCCCCCTGTATTTCTTCCGAGGCCACGTCCTGCTCCTCTTCCGATGCCTCTCCCAGTTCCTCTCCTGGTGCTGCCCTGTCTCCTTGGTCTTGGTGTGGTTGGCCTAGTTGCCATTTTGCAACTCCTATATTGATGATTGGCAGGGGTGGGACTTGAACCCACGACCTCAAGATCATGAATCTTGCGTTCTAACCAGCTGAACTACCCTGCTCTATATCATCTTCAACAGTTTCCAGACTGTTGCTGATGTTATCTATTATTATATCATGCACTACCATATTTACAAGCAAACATAATCCAAACACAATGCCCATAGCTATGGACAGCGTTTCTATACCACAATTATACAGCAAAATATATATAGCTATTTTACTCATATGATCAAGCAGTGATCCTACAGACGGCTCCAAATGATACCATATGGCCACAAGTCCCGGGTATTCTGCTGCATGTTCTATTTTACCACTAGCCACAGGTAAAGCTTCCCTTGCCATTACGTATGTTGCAAACACTATGATTATTAACGATACTACCTGTGCCGTTGCTACTATTGGTACAGCTATATGCGGTATTAGCCCTGATGGGATAAGTGACAATAATACTATTTCTAGCACTCTTAGGAATAGCCCGTACACTGGAGTAAGGCCCACTACTGCTCTAGTTGATAGTTCATAGTGGTACTTATCAGCTATTCTGACTAGGAAATCATCAGCTTCAGTGTCTAGCCTGTGAATCAGGAACTTTAATACTCGCATTCTTTGCTTTCTCCATATATGTAGTAGTTTCCCTGTGTCTTATTATCATATCTATATTCCGTAAAGCGGTTTCTACATACACTAATGACACAAATACATTTACGATGTACATCAAAAGAAGGATGGTGCTTTCTACTGGGTACCCACACTCATGGAGCAGTATTATAGTTGCTAAGCCCATGAACAGTCTTACTACTCTCGGAACTGACACAGCCAATCTGCGTAGTGCAATAAACATATTTCCACATCTAGTAGGATTGCTAATCGTATCTTCCACCAGGTCTGGAACATTTCTATACATAAATACAAGTGCAGTATATTCCATGGTAGTAGCAACTAATACTATCCATAGCATAGTATGTATTACACTAGCTATCCAGTCAGGGTACCCCATAAACAGAACTCCAAGGAGGAGGAACACAGCAATTGCCGGTTCAGCCAGCATAAGGAGTCTTACAATAATCCCTCGTCTTATAACTATCTGAGCTCTATTATTCAGGATGTTGTCTCTATTTAGCCTTCCTAATGCAACTATCACATCTGACTTAGTATGTAGCATTACTACCTCACATGAATAGGACTACTGCCATAAGGGCCAGTCCTCCTATAATTATAACAGCATGCTCTATGTATCTGTTTCTATACATTGGACAGTCTCCATACCGGTTCATATAGAAGTTATTACTGACGTCGTATGTAGAATTATCTGTACCAAGAACACAGCTTTTAGTGCAATGTTTACATTTTCCCATCTTCGCTCGTCTCCTCAGATATTATGTCTGATACCTTCAACTCGCCAGTTTTATCAACAGTCATCACTCTTACTGGTCCTCCTATTTGTCCCAGTACGATAACGTCAGTACCATCTTTATCTGTAACTCCCATCTTGTCCAGCTCTTTTTCAACTGTATACATCCTGGGGGTTATCACTCGTTTCACGACCATCCAGTTCTTTACTGGCCCCCATATGAATCTTTTCACCAGGGTATCAATAACTAGAGGTATCCATACGCCTTTATATACCCCCAATATAATGCATGCTATCAGTACCATATCTGGAGCATATATTACGAGACTGGGTTTGTCCTCGTTGTTCATTACATCAGTATGATGGTAGGCGCTCATTAGAAGTGATAGGACACTCAACGTGCCCAGTATCACTATTATATAGATATTGTACACTAATCCTCCTCGTAGTTCTTAAGCTGAACATATTCAGATGCATCGTTGTTCCAGACGTATACTGTACAACCGTAAGATCTCTTAAGAATCCATCCTATTTCCATACTATACCTTGTAGCTATAGTGTCATCCAGGTATATTGTTCTATGCATTATCATGGGGCCTATCTGATTTATGCTCTCCTTCAGAGCCTGAACAAGTTCTCCTACATTGTAATCCAACTTCTCCATTCTGAGACCGACGGTGAGATCCCCATCTTCGTTTCTTTCAAGGCTTATGAAGAACATGTTACTTTGCCTCCTTCAAGTGTGAGATAAAGAACCCGGTTAGCTTCATACATATTCTAGCTGCCGCCTTCTCTTTGCTCTCATCTGTGAACACGAGCTTATGCGAAGTGTAACCGTCCTGCATTCCCTCAATCTCATAATACAATTCATCGATTGCATCGTCTATATCAAGTAGGAAATCTTGCATATCGGCCTCCGTAAAAGAGAGCAGGTGGGTGTTCCTGCTCTCTGACTGAACGAATGGTGTTACGCTCGGTCTTATAGTGTAATCCAAGGGTATAGGAACACCCTGGGGATATTATAGCACGGAGGCTATAGGTAAGCAAAACAACTATCGGATTTCTAGTTCTCGCATGTTGTCTGCCTTTTGTTTGTTTCTATTGTATGGAATGGCTTTCCAAAGTGGGCATTGAGATCCTGAATCGCTCGAAGTTCTCCCATCTTTGGCCAAGCAAATACCTCCTCCTAGTGGATCATTCTTCCATTTTAACCAATTCTGGCATCCTCCACATCTCTTCATAGGTATGCCTCCTAGTTTGTTTATATGGAAATGATCATTGGTTTCTCATCTTCCAAATTCTTGCCTCTTCTATTGACCAGGCTCTTTAACCTATCTGCAAATTCCTGGTCAACGTGGAATATGAACTTGTCTGGATCTACTTCGGTCTTATGATATGTGAACATATATGCTCTAAATGTGAACCCTCGCAGAGCCAGTACTTCTCCAGTTCTATACATATCACAAGGATCTTCCACTTCTAGCAAATCCTCATTGTATAGTGATTTCTGTTGGTCTATAACTACTAAGAAGACGTACTCATCTTTGCTTTCCCTCATTTTGTGATGTTCGCTACACACCATCCAGACAGGAATGTCAGGTCTACTAACATTTCCAACTAATTCCTTACCACATACTGCGCATACAGTCCCGTCAAGTTTCAAGTATCCCTCTTTGGCCATTCTCAATTCCTCCCTACTTTAACTTTCATATGATGTACACATCCTCCATGTGTTTATTCCTAGTATTGTTTGGGTAGTTATTCTCCCCCAAACTTCATCAGGATAAACCCGGCTACTGCTGTAAAGTATCCTATAAACTGCAGGTAGTTGAACCTGGAAGCATCCTTACTAAAGAATAGAAGGGCAACCAGAAACCCACCAGACATACATAGATCATATATAACGGCATCAGCAGTCATAGACTTAGTAAACTTTGACACTACTGCCCAACCAGGGAATAGTCCTGAAACTACTATTAACCAGAACCATGTACCAGACTCTGAGTTCTGGTTCTTTACGGACAACCATGCATAAAGCATATAGAATGCGATTACAATAGGGACCCATATAAAGTATGCCAAATGCTATTCTCCTATGACCGGGGATTCCTGTTGGACAATTGAAATCTATCTGATACATCGCCCAGACAGTATTCGCTATCCCCTAATGACTTAGCCCTCTCTACCTCAGTTCTTGTTGCACGTCTGTATGGTGCCCCATCGATATCTTCACTGGTTACTATCGCTTTCCAGAACCGAGATGGGATAAACGCATTTCCCCAATAGTATAGTTTCATAGGGCACCCCATTATCTAGAACTGTCTAGTACAGAATTCATCAGCCGAGTGCGGCCCGCCAGTCTTCTCTTCCTTTTCACTATTTATGGCTGCTTTCTTTGATAACTTTACTCTGTACTCTTCCAGGTTTATAGTATCCTTGGTCATTTCGTTCCTCTCTATCACCTCATATCTATTACATCCTGTAAGGTACTGGGTTATGCGGACTACTATTCCTTTCTTCTTGGATATAACATCCTTTATTTCATCTCCAAGTTCTACTACAAATGGATCAGGATCCTTGGTTGGTTTTATCTTCTCTTTCTTCACAAGTTTTAGTAGTGGGCCATCTATCCACTTCCACTTAAGAGAATCTCCTTCTAGTGAGGTAGTATCCTGTACAGCATAGGTACTTACCGCCTCTAGTCCTACAGTTCTGGCTCTTATTATGCCAGTAAATCCCGTGATACTGTCTTTTACCTGGTCCCCTAGACCAAACTCAAACTCTTGTTCCATGGTACGTCCTCCTAATATTTATTGTTAGCCCTACCTAACTTTTCGCGCGAATTCTGAAAAGTGCTTGACACGTCTGTTTTCACTCATATATAGACCTAGGTACGGGCCTATGAGATTCGGCCTCCAGCCGAATCGGCCCTTGCCCTTAAAACGTGAAGGGGAAAGTCTAGGTATAAATACCTATATATAACAGTGAGAAATGTTTGTCAAGTATTATCCAGGTCGGCTCGGTTTTAGCCTCGCCTCCTAGTAAAGATGAGGGCTCTGGGCCCTCTGTAATGATTACACATCGAGTATCTGTGCCATCAGCATATCTTTCCTGCAGTCAACGCATACTGTAACAGGTACTTTCACCTTGTTGAATCTTACCTGTTCCGCAGGAGTGAGTATCTTCGAAGTGCTTCCGAATACACTCTCCATGTTCCCGGTATTCTTCTCAGTTATTTTAGCTCCGCATACTTTACACTTCATTGTTCCTCCGAACAACATCCGTGTTTGTTTTTGCGCTTCCATGACTATATGTATGGAAAGCCTTGTTCTTACTTGAATAGGGCTTCCTCCTGGGTTTCATCATGGGCGGGGATGTACATTATCCCAAACTTGTTCTGGAACCTTTTCAGTTGTTCCTTTGCCTCACGTAGTTCATTGAAACAATCCTTGCAAAGAACAGTAAATGACTCGTCGCTATGACCAGTATAAGTGGAATTGGAACAGCCATCGTTGTCGCATTCTATACACAGTGTTGGCTCGGATGCTTCTAGTTCTATACTCATATGTTTCCTCCAATGTTGTATAATGCAGAATCTGTAGAGGAGGACTTTCTCTTCTCCTTATCATGATCGCTACACGATTCGAATCAGATTCAGATCTAGGGTTCTTTCTAATCGGCTTCCGATTAGACAGTTTTGGCAACGCAGCATCTGCGTTTTATAAACATTCTGCATTGTGTATTGTTGGAACCTGTTTTCCTGCATTATAACCAAGGAAGAGGGCGAATTTCGGAAATTCGTAGTTAAACGAATTATAATTTGACGGCACCGTAGCGGTTCCATGATGCGTTCCAACAAACTAGAATCCAGTAGTATCTACTGACTGCAGGCAGCCAGGCCCCAGGATCCACTGGAGATTCGTCCGGATGGCCCGTCAGGATCATAGATCCTTGTTTCATATGAGTACCGTAACAGTACTGTATACCATTCTAGTTTGTATCATCAAGTGAAGATTCATAGTTTTCCAGAAGAAGCCTCAATATGGGCTCTAGTTTCTTATCCTTCTGTTGTAGTGTGAATACCAGTATTCTACATTTGCCCAACTCGTTCTTCAGCTCGCTCTTCTCATCACTCAGTTGATCTATTATCTTCTCTTTGTCACATATCTCAACATGACATATGGTAGTAGCATAATATAGAGATCCCAACTCATAGCCGGCACTGATGGCACCACTAACCACTATGACTATTGAAGATATTATTCCCCATATAGCTCTGATACTGAGCTTTGATAGCAGACTGCGTATAGGTTCATTCTCTTTCATTCCACTATTATACTACAAAAGATGGAGAGGAAACTACTCTTCCTCTCCGTCTACTATCCTAAGAACATGATCGTCTTCTTTTACAATTACTTCGTCCAGTGAAAACTTAGGGTCATTTGACCTTCTCGCAAACCCAAGACAGTCACAACATCTCATTATGCCTCTCTCGTCCATATAAATGTCCACATCAGGATGGAGTTGTTTACACTGGGGGCATTCGATCATAACCATGACAGTACCTCCATAATATATTATTCATATATATGGAAAACTAGGTGAGATCGCCCTGTGCTGTTTTCATGTTCTTGCGGGCCTTCTTCTGGGTTTTCTCGAGGCGCTTATGAACAGCAACATCAAGTCTGTAGGCTTGCTTATCTGTCTTATATATTGTTCGATTTAAATCCCTGGCTTCAGTTTCCATCGCCCTATGGAACTTTTGCAATGCCTTCTCCAGTGCAATTCTTTGCCCTTCACTTTCACTGAATGAATCGCCCGCGTCAAAGTTACACTTAGCGATACCTATATGTTCTCCGTAGCTGGATGAATCTTCATCTACGAACACTTTCAGGACACATTTTACTACCTTCTCGTTGTATGACCTGAACGATGCCACACCTGTAAAGGGGGCCATCTTTACTTTTATGCTCCTTTCCATTACCATATCTCCTTCATGTCTTTGATCTTTGTTTCTAGCTTCCTGTTTATTTCCAGAGCGAGTTCATGGTCGGCGTCAGCATTGTCATGATCCAGTACAAATGCGATTACATCCGGGCTATTACTATATACGGCCACTATGTTTCCGCCCCTTACTTCTACTACTACCTCTTTCATATGTATACTCCTACGTGAAAAGAGCTATTATTGCAGTCATCCCAGATGCTGAGGTAATAATAAGATTATTAGTACCTGAGTCTGATCCACCGAATGTAATAACTAATGTCACAGCTGCCCATATTCCGGCTATTGCGATACCTTTTCCAATAGTCATCCTTGGCCTCCTATAGTAGATAGTCCATTTATCCTTTTATAACTGCTATTGGTTTTAACTTCGTTATAATCTCAACCAAATCGCTTTGTTCTTCCCATCCATATTCCACTCTCATTTGGTTTCTCCTTCAACTATTTCGCAAGCTCTTTCCCAGTTTTCCTTGAAGAATCCTGATATAGTTTCACGGCAGGTTATACACACTACTAATCCCGAGATAACCAAGATAATACATAGGCCTATAATAGTATATTGGCTAGTAGTTGGTACATATGCTGACAAACCAAGGAACAATCTCCATGTATAGGGTATGATGTGATAAAATATCATACCCAAGCATGTAGATATGAATACAGAGAACACAAATGCAACCGCAAACAGCCCGCCGGCCATAAGTATTCCAGCAGCTATCCCTGTCAGCTTGACCAGGTCCATTAGCTTAAGTCCCAAGAACACAAATACCTTCGCTATTGATTTAAACACTGTACTTTCTCCCTGTGGATGAGGCCTAGGCCCCATCCTTATCGCATTTATCCCAGTCTTCCTTCATTTCCCGGGCCTTCTTCTTTATATACCTGAAGATGACCTTCCTCGTTAAAAGATGCGCGCACTTAACTACTATAAGTGCTATTACGAACATTAAGAATATTTGCCATAGTGTCATTGGTTTCTCCTCCTTATCACTTGACTTAGATTCCTTTGGTACTTCTTTAATTATAATCTTCTCTACTACTTTTACTTCCTCTTCTGGGGGCGTATCTTCTCTATACACAATTTTGTCAATATAGCCGTCATCAAACAACAGGAAGCTAACACCTAGATGTTCATCGTGTGACCAGTTACCATATGTGAGATAGTGTCTAGATACCCAGCCCACGCCTTCAGCGGTCTGGGATCTAGTCTGTATCTGCAGTGTAGCAGATTCAGCGTAATTGTGTATTAAGTTGTATTCTGAAGTATTGTTGCCGAGCAGAGTCCCATTAAGATAGAAATCATACTCATCATAGTACTTAAAAACCAGCTCGCCTAATGGATGAGAACCTATAGGCGCACAACAAGACATAAGTCCAACAAGTATGAGCGGTATACAACCCAGTATAACAGTCTTGAACCTTTTCATTACATTACTCCTTTCTTAAGATACCCCCAAGGGAGGATACTCCTACTGTAGTTGGTTCTGTATTACGCCATTCTGCTTCCAGATTTACACCAACATCCTGACCACATTCGGGACATGTGAGAATGTCAATGTCATCCAAATACTCGTTGCAAAGCTGAACCCACCTCTTCATATTGAGCCCGTTAGTATACTCAGTTTTAGGGTAGTCTGCACAATACAGCTTACCATTCTTTCGCTTCTTGATAATGAATATAATTCCCTCAAGTATGCGTTCACCGAACAGATATCCATCTAATCTTAGATTGTCTACCTCTTTACCACATTCTTCACACTTGAACATTGGTTACCTCCTTAAGGGGTTATCTTCCTTCTAAACAGGATATGAAGCTCTTTTATACTTCCTTTCTTTACAGTACTCTCTGTGCTCACCTCATTCTTACTGGAGCTTATGATTAATACATCCTCTTCCCACAGGGGTGTGTCATCTATGTCTATATCAACATCAGATAGCTCAATCTTTTCTCCCTCCCATGTAACTATAGATACATCTACGTGGCCATAATCATGGTCACAAGAACATCCAAGCCACATTGTTGCCAGTAGTATTACGCATAGTTTTCTCATTTCTTTATCTCCTTGCCTTGTCAGATGTACCTATCTGTTTATAATTATTATACCTTTCTGTTGCACTTATTCCTCGCCTATTGTTAAATATCCTTCTGTACCAATAGTTAACATCTTTTATGTGTCCACTAAAATCAGGTTGTTCTAATAAATATTCTACTTTGCATAAATGTAATAGTCTTTTATCTATCATGTTTATCCCTCCGTATGATATTGAGCCGTCCTTCACACAACATCACATATTGACTTCGGGCTTCGCCACATCGTTAGTCGACATTGCCGCACTTTTTAGTTATGTTTGCAGCTAATTGATCTATATAGATTATTATTTTATTTCTCATTTCCTCCTGAGTATCCGCACGATACCTGTATTCGAGATAATCTTCTATCTGATTTATGGTATTCTGGTAACTGCGGCAACGGTCGTCTAGCACGGCATTTGAGTTCGCTTCGCACATTGCCTCATCCGGCTGTTTTTCCATGCATTCAGGACACTCAACATATGCATTGTCTTTTGTGGTATCATTTAATTTATCTTTATATTTGCCTCTTAATCCTTTAATAAATTCTTTCCTCATTTTATTCTCATCCTCTGATTCTAAAAAGTACTCGTGCTTACACTTTTTACTCATAACACTTTCCCCATGTCCTTTCCTCTAATATTCGGGATAGAAGGATTCGAACCTTCGGACTCCTGGTCCCAAACCAGGCGTGGTGACCGCTCCACTATATCCCGTTATCCCCGCTACTAGCATATCTTGACCAGACATTAACATTATGTGGTCCAAAACATGCTACTATGTTCCTGGCTGGGGTGTGTATAAATCCTTTCTCTGAGTTCCCTTTATCATCCATTACATGTAACAATATTCTGACGGTATTGTTCTTGTCTATGCTCTGTATTTTACCTTCCACCCAGTGGGTTTTATGCAGCTTCTTTCCAGTGGTTGCTACTATTGGCGTGACCGCTTTATCAAAAGATATGGTAACTGCTTTATCCTTGTATTTTAACCAGCTATAGGCTCTCATAGTATCAAACAAGCTAGGGGGCTCGCTAATGCACTTTGGACTGGGAGATTTCATCTTCCTTTTCCTCTTCCTCATCCTTGTCTTCCTTCATTAGTTCTTCTAGTGTAATCCCCTTGGCACTCATTATAAGCTCGTTCAGCTTCATTCTGGCAAATGCATTATCTCCAGCTTCATCCTTCATCCTCCTTGCTATATCACGCAGCCTTTCCATAGGCATCTCACTGGCTATCTCTGTTGCTCTGCTCTCTAGCATACTCATAATGGACATGGGGCCACTGCTCGGTATGTTCTCTCTTAGGTCTGACAAGAGCTCCATTCCATTTGCCAGCTTTCTGTATTGGTCTACGAACATTAGGGCGAATACTCTTATCCGGTTAGGGTCCTCGGTTATCATTTTCTCTATGGCCTCTACTCTTTCCGACTGAGTTTCAGCGTTTGTCATCATGTTGGATATTACCTCGGCCCCTTTCTCGGCTATTTCCTGGGTGATACCACAGGCCTCAAACATTGACTCAGCATCATGGTTATAGTCTTTCATATCTTCCTCCTTGGGTCTATATAAATACTAGATCATTTGGGTTTGTTGCTACCCCTGTGTAGTTCATAAACTCTTTCCAGTTGTTATCACAATGGAATACAACAAACACATACTTATCATTCCATGACTTTATTACGCCAACATCTACGCCATTCACATTCTTTGTTCCTTCTCTGAGTGCATCCAGTATGTTGACATGGTTAGCATGGTATAATACTGTCCTGCCTATGTCCCTATCTGTCAATGAATTTATCTCTATCATATAAGTGCTCCATTATTGTCAGTAGCAGCTGGTTCAAATGTATAAAGGATGTCTTCTTCTCTTATCGTAGTTTCCAGAACATCAGCTATGTTATTCTTCAGAAACGAGAGTGAGCATACCTTTTCCTTTATTGTTTTTGGAAGGAACATATCAAGGCACAGGGCGCTTCTAACAGCTCTGATCAAATGTATCTTGTCTATCCCCGTGAGGCTCCTGTTGGATCTCCAATTCCTCTTTGACCATTCCATAATGGCCCTTTCCCATTTCGCTATGTCCTTCGGGTACTTTCTAAACGATAACTGTCTTACCCCAAATACAGTCTTATGTACTGTAATCGCATATATATTATTAAGAAGACTAATAAATATTGCTCTTCCTCCAAGTTGTAATCCGGGTTGTGATCCAGATTGTTTATGTAGCTTGATCATCTCAATTCTCCAGGTTGTGAAAACTACTCTTCATGTACCATGAAGCATTCTACCTCTAATGCTTCGTCCTCGTTCAAAACATCCAGATATTGATCCGGATATGGTACCAGATTTATATCTTCTATATTATGCTCAGGTACATCGAAGACTATTGATGGGTATACTGTACCCAGATTTGCAATCATAGTTACAGTTTCCCTTTCCGGAGATATTCTCTTCAACAAGACAGATAGTCTACGATATCCTCTGTTGTACGGGCCCATTCTAAAAGGACTAAACTCTATTGGCATATAGAACCTAACGTTGCATATCTTGCCAACAAGATTGGTGAACCTTCCCATTCGGATAACCTTTGTTATGTCGTGACACATTAACTATTTCCTGCGAAATCCTTTATCTTAACGATCTTTATAAACCCCGTATGGTATAACTCTTTTAGGGTGTCCATATGTATGCCTTTACAGCTATAATGGTCTGGTTTACCACTCTCATCTATCAACTTCATTATATTAGTCATAGAGGTATGTTCTACAGCCTGGTAGAGTGCGGCTTTGGCATGGTGTTCCTTTCCCCATGAATGTTTGCCCTTCAGTGTCTTGACTCTCTTACCGTCTACCACAATACAGTATCCATCTTCATCGTCCATGACTTTGGTACTACTTTCTATGGCTTTCACAACGGCGGCTCTGAAGCTCTTCTTCCTTATTTCTTCTGTGATATTAACCTTATCATTACTCATCTTTGCTTATTCTCCATTAACAATTGAGATTTCCGCCTCCCTCGCGTGACCTTCTCTGATCTCACGAATTATGTCTTTTACTGTGGTTGTGTTAAAGTCTACTACTGGATCTACTACTGGATTGTGGGTAATCCTTCTTATATACGTTGCTGGGATTCCCAAAAGAAGTACAATACCTTCAAAATATCCTGCTACATTAATTGTCCTAAGGTCTTCTGATATTTCCAGAACTACCACATTCAAGGTGTCATATTGTCCAAACTCTTTGTATCCTGCTACCGTTATCATTACGTTCAAGTATATACGAGTGAAGCTATTAAGGTAGGGTTTAAAACCTTCAGCACGTAGTATATCTAATATATCCACACTTTGTTTCATAGCAGGGACACCTCAGCTTTCTCGAAGGCTTCGCTCTTGAACATATCAATAAGACGTTTGCTGTGCATATCACCAAGGCTAAGAGGCTCCACTCTCCTTACAAATCTTATAGGAATATCAGACAGAATGTTACAAGAATACCCAAAGTCGTATATTAGCCTAACATGTGAACAATCTTCTGATATTCCTAGTATTACCCCTACAAGCTCAAGTCCCCGCCATACCTCTTTGTCAGCAACTACATTAGCCAGTTTAATGAAACAAATACAGCACAGTCTATTACTAAGCTCGGTAAACTGTGCCGCACGTATTACATCAGTGATGTTCATGGTGCCTATTTCATTATCTTCATAAGGTTATCTTTTCCCATTCTCCTCAGGGCACGCTCCAGAAACTCTTGACTGTTGCAACGTATCTCTTGGGACGGTGGAGAATACCGACTGGAGAAAGTTACGGTGGCTAAGCTGTTAGTCTGGGTATCATAACAGATACCATACCTGCAACTTCTCCTGGGCTCTAGCTCGTCTAGTTCTTCTGCGAGGTCTCTAAGGCTTTGCGCTATTATAAGAGCTTCTACATACTCTTCAGCTTCTTCCTCTGTCTTGAAGTAGTTTCCTATAGAGAATCTGAAATTATCTTCTCCACTTCTGGCATCTACAGTTTCCTCAATGGCTCCGTCATTTCCGACAAAGTGGTATGTGTCAAACCGTTTGCGCTTGCTGGTGCTCCGATGTTCTCCTCTCTCAAGCTTATCGATGTCCTCGCTCAGCTCTCTCACTTGCCTCTGATACATCAAAACACTATCTTCTAGAACTAGAAGCCTGTTGTCAATCTCCGATAGAGCATCTTTGATTTCCCTATTTGAAAGACTCTTAGATATTGGTGCTTTAGATTTAGTGGGCATTATGTTCCTCCTTTTCTTCACAGATATTGTGCGTATATCTCTTGTCATAGTTTGCTGTTGCTATTTCCAGAATTTCCCTGTTTATAGCTTTACCATGTTTATGAAACTCGAATGGTATATCACCAAACATATGAGATCCAAAACTACTAGAGAAGAATTTCATCATATAGTTTTCTAGAATCCTGTTGTCTATTGATTGTACCAGTTCTACTAACAACGAAATGCCGTGTTTCCCTACAACCCGAGCTAGTGTTTCCACATCTTCCCTATTAGCAGCTCCACAAATTGTATGTATTGTAGGGCCCATGTGGCCCGTGTTTGCATATATCATGCATACATTCAGCATCCTATAACAGTTTTCACCAAACTTCTCTGCTTGATATGTTCTCAGTCTCTCGCCATATGTTCCTCTTCTGTAGAATACGTATCTATCTACGTCACCATCTAACATACCAAAGAACTTTAATGCTACCATGGTAGTCATCCACATGTTGATGTAATCTTCTTCCTTGCTTATGTATTTAAGCAGCTTCTTTGAAATCCATGGTATTTCATCTCCTGCTAGATCTGTTCTCTCGAAGAGTTCCAACATGGTTACCTCACTTTTGCCTCCGAATAGTTCCTCTACTCTTCTTCTTGGGTAGCCAGAACATGGCTTCCATGACATTATTAAACCTGGGGTCAGGGTTATCATATGATATTCCTCCTTTATTGTAATTTGTAGGTATAGAAACGAATAAACTATTCGAACGAACACTTAACCATAGTTGGTTTTGTACCGGACTTAGGTTGCGAATGAGTCCATGTATACATTGAGGGTACAGTATGTATCTCTCCTATCTTATCAAAGGGTATCCACATTCTTACTCGTGGGTATCCATACATGAAGGAGGAGTACTCGAATAATAGTTCATAATTATCATTTGTTCTTATCACTATTCCGTCTAGCTTGGAGGATCTGTATATTTGACTCTTTTGGTCCTTCTCCTGGAGGATATTAACCTTTATCGCCCCGGCTATATGAATAACCACATGCTGGCCTATCTTATCTTCTATGGATACTCGCCTCAGTTCGTTGAATATGTTAGCCACAGTGTGTCTCCTTCTCATGCCGTAACGTAATATGTTGTTGTTTCATAGGACGCATACACTCCTCCAACATGGGCGGACATTTTGGAGTTGGTCCTAGGGTTGTCGTATAACATCTCCCAGGTTTCGCTACATCTTATCCTTCTTATACCGTAAATGAGATCTGCTGTTGTAGTATTTCTACCTGGAAAACCACTGCTGTGTGGCTGGATGAATATCTCAAACCCACTGTTGTATGCCAACTCGCGGATAGAGCTGATGTATACCCTAAATAAGTAATCTTGAATGAGCGATACATCTATATCTACAGGTCTTTTAGTAGATATAAGATTGCATAATCTTAAGGCCTGGCAGAAACCTATTTCATCCACAAGGGCTTGCGGTAGCAAGCTGTGATTTGTCATGTCATTCCTCCTGCACAAACTTATCTAGGGATTTGGCGTTTACTCCAACAATTACATCCCATTCTGCGACGGTTGGCTTTACCATGTGCCTTGGTACTATACTGCTTATAGCATCAAAAGGAATTACAGCTCTCAAATCAATACTACTAGAAATGATTTGGTCTGGGCCAACCCTTGAATCAACAGTGAAACTATTATTGTCTACATATGTTACAATCCCATCCATGCATTCCACATATATGTTGGCTCTACTGTCAGGAATTAGATCATTATCATTTGCTGGTACCAGTACACATCTTTTCCCAATGTACTGTTCCAGTGACTTTCTTCTAAGTACATTAAACACAGTGGGAGATCTTTTTGACATGTCAACCAAGCTCCATTACCTTAGCTTTCTTCTTAGTTCTGTAATAGTCAAGCACAAATTCTATATTCTTACCTATAGACCATTTACCCATAGGGGCGCTCTCTACAACTATTCCGTTCTCTTCTCTCAGACCGAAGACCCCATAAGGTAACTCTATTCTGTACCACATTTTATACCTTCCTAAACTTTATCCACTCTTTCCCATTCCATATCACATTATCATCCAATAAAGTTTCAGAGCTGCATTCCAATACATTGGCTAGATCTTCTTCATTGGGAGTATGTCTTCTCAGAATATCCTCATTTGTAACAGGGCTTACTGAGCGTATTTTGTCCACTGGTAGTGGTGCCAAAAAGGCAGTTCTTGTATCTATTAGTTTACCTTTTGGAGTTTCTCTCTTCCAGTGCATCACAAATAGTATACGGAGTTCTTCTCTATTTATGTCTAGTTGTTTGATAATAGCATAAAGGGAATACTTCGATTCTCTTAGTGATATTAGACTAAGCATGTTCTTCATAGGGATATACCCAACCATTCTCAGGCAACTCATTGCGTTTATGTTACTATCCATCATACTCCTCATTACATAGTATTCTGAGCCTGCACGGAGATATGCGTCTTATGGTTATTGTGTTGTTTATACCCATATAGTCGAAGGCATTTTCTGTTTCTACTATCCTGAAGCATTCCCCTATATGATCCTTTGAAAGTGTTCGCAGGAAGACAGCTGAGAACCTTTTTCCATCTATGACATATGTATCAGTCTCTGGTTCGTAAACCATGGTATCTTGTACTGATAGTAATGTTAACCATGGGAATAACAGCCAACGTAACCACGATGGTACTCTTTCTCCCTCTTTTCGTTTGAGTATCTTCCTGAAAATGACCCTGGCTACAGTCCTCTTGTACTTCAGGTACTTATTGATAAGCTTGCTAATCATGGGATTAACCTGCCTTCTTCTTTCTTAACGGTTTTCCTTTGACCTTGGCCACTTCCGCAGATAGTTTGTCCAAAATGGATACCGCCGCTTTGGAAACACGTGATAGTTTATCCTTCAGCAGTTGGATGTCATACTCTATCGATTCAAAGAACTCAGTTCTAAGGTCTTCATCGCTTATAACATCGGTATATTTCATATAGCCACGACCAGATGTTCTGTTTCCTGGAGTGGATACATATTCTCTTACCTCTATTGGCTTTGCTTGTTTTCCTCCAGGTATGACAACTATTTTCATTTCCCTTATGAGTTCTGACGCTACTCCTAGATTGTACTTCTCTGCCGCTTTCTTCGTATCCCATTCAAACGCATGATACTTATGTGTATACGACTTAGGGTTCTTGGCCAGTTTGTAAACCATATACTGATCCAGGTAACCGTCGTTATTGTCGCAAAGTTCCTTCAGTTCCTTTCTTATCTGGGACCTCACGTTAGGACCACGCTTCTTTCTAGTTGCTTTCTCGTTCTTCATGTTGTTCCTCCTGTTATATATTATATATGTTAAAAGAGAGGCCGAAGCCTCTCATAACTTTGATGCAGACGAGTTGAATTGTGATGACTTGAACTGCTTCAAATCGTGACGCGAGGACCCGGCAACTATTATTCATAGTTCATATATATGGAAACTACTTATCAGATATCTTAAATCTGCCATTCATTCCACCCTTTCCAGATTTAGCTTCAGCTCTTCCAACGCCCAAACCAACTTCAAGGCCGGCTCTGTGCATCAGTTCTGTCAGTGTTTTTACCGATATTGTATCGGCATCATACTCTACCCTTGCCTTGATGCTCCATGTTTCCCACATTGTGCATATTGACGCCACAGATTTACCTTGGTCAGTTCTCACTACCCTGGGTAAGCATACTGGTGTTCCAACTACCTCTATAACCGGTGTTCCACATCTCCTATCAACCCCATCAGCCAGAGAGAATACCGTTTGTTTCATCTGGTTCATGGTGAGATCCGTATTCCTTGCTGCAGAGATTAGAGCAGACCTTATGGATAATGCACTTATTCCTATCTTGCCTTTTCCAAAGGTGTACCTGCTTTCTAAGTATAAGTACTCAAGATCAGGTTTCTCCTCCGCACCTCTCCTTGCTCGCTTCCCCGGTTCCTTGTCGAATAGGGACTTTATAATTCTGTCCCTCGATTCCCCTGACATTCTGTGACATATCAGTGGAGAAATACCCTTAAGATGAAATACAACTATCTTGTGGTTGGGCATCACAGATAGTACTTGTTCCTTACTTTTCTTTGATGGTGCCATGAGTGTCCTCCTTTCTATATTTTCAGGAATATGGAAACTACAGATTGGGACATTGGGTTCCAGACCTTGGAAAGAAAGGGGACCTAGTCCCCCTTGGTGTTGTCTTTCCTGACCTGACATAGCAAGTATCTCTTTGCTATTGCCATGTTCATTTGATAACGGATGGCCCATGATTGAATATCCATAGCCGGCCGTTCAATTGATTTCTCATAATCAACTAGATCCGTTCCAAACATGGTCAGTGATTTAATGATATCTACTCTACCTGTCTTTGACATAATCTATTCTCCGGCTTCTGCCTCCTTTAGCGCGCAGTTGATGCACACCATGCGGCCGTCCCTATGCCTCTGAATCCTGAGGCTCTTTGGGGTGTTACTCCAGTATTCTCCACATACATCGCATTTCTCCATATCTGTAGCCCCAAGTTCGCCTTCCCTTTGATTCATGGCATCTGGGTCAGTTTTCTGGCAGCCACAGTTTTCGCATACCATGTACTCGTCTTCCAGCAACCACCCACAACGACACTCCCACATAGGTATCAGGCATTCAGCATAACCAGTTTCCGCTTTTGACTGCCTCTCTTTCTTCCATTTGGAACACACTTCAAGAGCATCTTCCAAGTCGTAGAATTCTCCCTTGTGCCATATATTAGAGGTAATGCCGTCTTTGTGATAGCCTATTGATACTACTTTGTACTTCATTTAGGAACCTCCTTACTGTTCAAATGGGTTGTACTGCAGCAAACACCAATCTAGCCGTAGTTCTCTTCTCTTTCGCTTCTTCTTCTTCCATGGGAGCTTCTTTGATTCTTCCCATTCTCTGAAGATGCGTTCTTTCATAGATGCTTTGGCTTCTGCAAGGTCACATAGAGTTTGCGACATTATTTGCAAATAAGTTCTCCTCATAGTTTCTATTCCTCCTTTATATAGTCTATTCTATGGAATTGCTCCACCTATAGTCCTTGTGGCATTGGCATCCAGCCAGCAACATCTTCGCATGCTATATATGCTGGAATGAATCCATCATCAAAGTATAATGCGTTCTTAAGCTGATCTCTATAGCATGTGCCACCAAATTCCTGGTCATCTTTGGACAGATAACCAACGGTGACCCGGTTGCGTGTCCTATTGGGATAGACCAGTGACAGTATAATTGTCTTACCCTCTATAGGGTCCCTATCCGTAATCCAGTCATTCATGTCATGACCTCCTCTCTTTCATTTCGAGCCTCTCGAGTCTCTCGTTCTCAAGCATATCCACCATTCTTCTATAGGCCTCATCTAGCATCTCTATGTGATCCATCGGGTAGCCGGTCCAAGTCATCATCTCTGCTACTATTTGACCAAACCATTTTACCAAACCGCCCATACTTGAGAGATCGCGCCCGGCCATGTCTAGTGGGCTACCTTGCACTTTTGTGCTGTTGACAACCCCGATTAGATCCTCGAGGAAGCTAGCCTTGTTAGCTAATTCCCTAATGACATTACTCATGTCCTCGATCAGTTCGTCTTTTATTACCATTGTTCGTCCTCCTTACTATTATATGTTACTATTAGCATAGAAGATAATAGTGTTAGGTTTATCCAAGGATTCTGCCAGATCTAGTGAGTGCTTTGTTCCTCTGCTTTCTCCATCCCAGAATGCCAGAACCATGTCACAATGATCCACTATGAGCTTATTCCTCTTGTATCCCGCTGATTTGCCGTACTTGTTCCACTCAGCTCTGAATACTGTCAAGGGTATATTGTTCTCATTCGCATATCTTGCTCCCAGGGAATCAGCTCCCCTGGCACCGCCAGATACTATTTCCTCTATTTCGTGACCGTTTCTTATGAGCTCTTCAACACTCTGCTTGAGTAATTCATAGTCGTCGAATTCTCTTGATCCTATTATTGCTAGTATCATGTTACATCCTCCTTAAGTTATATTCATATATATAGAAAGGCGAATCTTAAGCCATGTGTTCCAGAGTACCAGTAAAAGAAGCGGGCGTTAGCCCGCGGTTGTTTCTCACTATGATGACCTATTGCTACTCGGGGTAGCTGTTGTCGCCCTCGGCTTCAGCTTCCTCGGGTTGCTCTTTATTAGCTTCAGCAACAGAGCCACTTACCTTCTCAAGATACTCCTTTGCAGGTATTGTGACTTCATAGGTCGGAAGTATGATGGTCGTCCTCATGATGTCTTCACCGGTTGACTTGTTCTTATAGTCACCCTTACGCTCTCTGAACTCACATTTCTTGAGAACTTCCTCATCAAATAAGCCCATCTTCTTTAGCTGAACGAATTGGCCTCTAGTAATCGTACATTGCATGACGATACCCTCCTGTTTGTGATTCGCGAATCAAGAATGATTCACGCGAGATATTTCTATCTCATATGTATGGAAAGGAAAGGGCCTTTCGGCCCTTAGGGATCATAGCGTTTATCAAACAAGGGATGACCCCTTATCAATCATCATACTAGGAGATACCATAAATATGGAAAAAGAGAGCTGGCCTGCTCTCTTAATCCGTGCGTGTTATAGTATTGGCTTTGTTCCTGCGGTCAGCCTACCCAGCAGTTGAGCAGTTACAGGAACTATAAGTGCTCACCACCGGCTCCTCTGGATCCGCGAAATCCTTCGGGATAACACACCTCTGTATTATACCACGAGTAAGGAATCGAAGAAACTATCCTCCGGCTCCATGCTTACAAAGACAGTCCTTAGACACACACTTACCTGTGTGATCAACCTGACATGGGCCGCAGCCTTCACATATAACTACGGCATACATGCCTTTCCTGGTATCCTCTTCTGATGATAAACCGGATAGATCGCCTAGATCTTCACCAAAGTGATCTATACTGCACTGCTTACAGAAATCAGCCATAGCTATTCCTCCTGTATTATAGTCACAGTTATGGAAAAGATGAGAGCCAGAGGCTCTCTTATCCGAGATGTATGGGTCTGTTCTTCATATAGATATAGGCAACAAGTCCAGCTACGGCTACACATCCGAATCCTGTGAGGAACAGGTACAGAATAGTAAGCCATATGCTTCCAGTTCCTATCAAGAACAGAACTATTGAGCCTGTAGCCATGGCCCCTACTATCCATAGTTTCTTATCGTAGATATTCGGGTTGTTTCTCTTTACATTCACTGAGAATGCCCACCAGCTTACTACGATAGAAGCCACATAAACCAGAACGGCTAGAAATGTAATCATGATAACACCTCCTCCATCTATTCTATCAGTAAGGAAAGAAGGGGACTACTCGTCCCCGAAGATGTTGTCCTGGCATTTCTGGCACAACCCTGATATTTCGTACTCTTTCCGAGATAGATCATCTCTGAAGCTATTCGGATTAGGGAGTACTACTTGATGGCAAATAGGACATCTACGTGACTCTATGTCCTTCTTTGCCTCAGGGAATACCTTGAATACGGGTTTGTTAAGATCTGGTTTATTCATGTCTAAACAGCCTCCAGACTAACCATATTATGAATATTACTATCAACAATTCCATGACTGGCCTCCTTATCATAAGTATGAAATTTATCCCCCTTTCCTGTATCCGGGGTACCATTGTCCCTTCAGACTCGCGCCCCTCTTGAGGAAGCTTAATAATAACAGAGCGCACCATTCCAGACATCTGCGAGCGAACGGCGCCAGCCGGCCGGAGATGCACAGCTATGCCTGTCATTCTACCGTGCGTCATTCAAGAGATGGAATTAAGCCTCGCGAGGGACTAAAGAGAAATACTCTGACGGCTACTCGTCAATAGTCTAATAAGGGATTATCGCCCGGGAAAATAGCCCTGTAACCCAGTACATTTCCCTATGGCTCCGGCTATTGCTCGGTCACTCTCCCCCTCAAGGGGGCCGGACGCCTCTTACAATCCTATTTCTCAGCTGTTTTCATGTACATCCCTCTCCTGTACATGAATGCTGTCGACACTTCCATAAATCCTCCGGGGAAAGGGTAATCACCCCCAGATATCCAGTATAAATACTGATATATCCAGGGACGGGGGAGGAAATCCCCCGGACCCCCTCTATTCCTAGCCAATCAAGATCCTGAACCGGTAAAATATATAGATCGGGTATGAGCCGATCCATATATCTGTCACAGAAGCGTCAGCCACACCCCTGCCGGTCGGCCCCACCAATGGCTGAAATGGGAAGGCCCCATTTGTATGGAAAAGAAGAGGCCGTAGCCTCTATTCATTGCTAGTTGATATGACTATTCGCCCTTCATCATCAAACTCGTTGTTGTGTTCGTATGGGTTATACCCCATCCTCTTTAAATCATGTAAGGCGGCACGGCAGGATTTTATCTCGCCGTTGCAACTAAAGACGATAAGTATGGTGATATGGTCACCAGTATGCTCGTCCACCGCGCAGAGGTCAACGTTAGTATGGACGGACTTCTCCAGCACTATACACCAGTGCTTGTTTTCTTTATGTTTTCCTTCAAACATTCTCATCTCTATTTCCTCCTTGTTTTATCATAGCCAATTTGGGGGGTCTACCAAAGCAGAACACCCCCAAAGTAAGCTATTATGATCAACGTCCTCATAAATATAGAAAAGAAGAGGCCGTAGCCTCTATACTCGCCAGGTTCTTATATCATTGACGGCCTTACTAATATCAACGTGTTGAGCCAGAATATCTCGGGCTACGTCTATCTTTCCCTGTCTGTAGGCCTCGTACCATATGGCCTGAGTAAGCTCAGATATTGCTTTTATATCCTCATCTTTTACATCCTTTCCCATATGTACTACCTTATCCAGGAACTGGAAAGCGCATCTGTGGATTTGAACTCGGTGCAGCTCACTATCCTCTGAAAACGTTACTTCACATAGAACTAAAGAATCGTCCATGTATATTACCTCCTTTAATGTAGTTGACTTATGATCAATGTCCTCGTAAATATGGAAAAGAGGGCTATTAACCCTCAGTGTGAGCATGGTGCCCCTGTAGCAAGGCGCGCCTCAGCGTCAGCGGGGTTCTCACCCGCATTTACATGGACAAACTCTATTTCTATTTGGTCCTTCACACGAGTTATCCACTCCTGGTACTCTTTTGTGGCCGGTTTCTTAGCCTTCCAAGAGCCATTCGCCCAAGCAGATACACCTTCGTAGTAGTGTTTAATGACTACTTTCTCGTACCCCTTGGAATGAGCATATCTGACAGCCTCTATGGCTGCCTTGATTTCGCCCCCTACGTTCCTCATAGAGACAATATCGTCCCTAACTAAGGCGCCATGGGCTTTATACCCATCAGAAGCCACTATCCCCCAACCCACAAGGGTTGGATTATTAATAGTAAACGAGCCGTCAGTATAAACCTCTATAGTTCTCACAACATCACCTCCAATACAGATATATAACAAATCTCATATATATAGAAACACGCTATATTACCTCTTTTATTACCTTTACATACTGAGATATTACCCTCACTACATACATCTCATTGCCCTTACATACAATATGGGGGTGCGTCCCTCTATACAGTACTCCCCTTCTATGCCATTACAATACCTATACCGGGTACAATACAATACAATACTAGATACAATACCAGGTACATGAACTTGACAGGGCTAGGACGCTCATTATTTATATACTGAGCTATTATTTGTGACCTGACTTATGCAGGTCATTATATGGGTTTAAGACCCATATTATTGGCAAAACTGTCAGATTCTTGACAGTAATTTGCTTATGGGTTCCCCTCCCTAAAGGGCACCCTCCCCATGTGTTCCTTATGTGTTTTTATGTTAAAAGGGGGCCTAGTGGCCCCAGATCTTATGGTCTTGATACTTCCATATAGGCAGTGATATGCTATATACTAGGGCGCCTAGCACCGCAGTATTTCTACAGTAGTACCAGAGACACTTCAATATGGCCGGATAGCCGTAATAATACGCTACCAGGGTCCATATTCCGAATATGAAGGAACAGGTATATGCCAGCATAGCTAGCGTTTCACTTTCCCTCCATGTTGCCATTCCTATCAGGAATAGCACCGCAGTTATAATATGTAACCCATACGCTACAGATAGGACACTTCCGTATTCTGTAGACTGACTCAGTATGGGCCTTCCCTCTATAATGAACCAATCCACGATTACCTCCAGTAAGTATGATTATATTGTACTTTCTTGCTGTTATGGGCTGTCACAGCAAGGAGACGAGGGGGTAGCCTAAGTACATAGGCATCCAGATTCCGAGTCAGGTACTGGCTAAACGACAGTCCTGATTCTCACCCATGGGTATGGAAACGTAAAGGGGAGGGCCTTAGCCCTCTATTCTAATGTGGTTACGATCTCTTTTACCAACTCCATTCCCTCTTTCCCATACTCTATGAGTTTAGGGAGTTCATCTCCGGAGATCTCATATTTGAGATCTACTTTGGCGCCTGACAGGCTGAACTTCTCGTCCGGGACTTCAAGGGACTTTACTTCGAATGTCATTTGCATGATCATGATATATACTCCTGTTAGTATGATTTGGGACTCTATATCCCACTATTATGGAAAGATGAGGGCCTATTAAGCCCTCTATGTTTACTCGGTTTTAACCCTCTCTGACGGTAGCTGTCTGCCGGGACAATTTCTCCATCTTTACGAGGGCTTTCTGCTCTTTCCTGTATGCGTTTACAGCATTAAGCAGGTGCTGCCTGCAGACGTGGCAGGACATGATATGATCGATTGTTTCGATGTTATCATGAATGAGCTTCTCGCTCTTCTCTGCATTGTTACAGGTATTATGTTCGACCCACTTCTTCTCCAGTTTGTGAGAAGTGTTTGCGAGTCCTGTTACGGCGTTAGTTACTATGTTCTTAAACATAGTGGTACCTCCTTAGGTAATATTCATGAGTATGGAAAAGAGAGGCGAGCCGGTGCAATATCCTGCGTGCCCTCGTTAACTTTCAGATGTTTCGGGAGTAACCCTATCAACTGTTGGTATGGAGTGACGCATTCCCTTTCCCCGTTGGGACACCGTGATCCTCTCATTTATATGGAAAGAGAAGGGGCTATGCCCCTAGGATTGACATTCCTGTGTATTTCCCTTTCTCCAGGGTTTCTACCACCGCTTTCTTTATAAGATCAGTAGGCCTGCCAAGGATAACACCCAGAAACAGAACGAAGTCTGCCTCTTTCTTGTTTACCTCTGGGGCACCAGATTCTCTGATCTTCCGCTTCCAAATTGACATTGATATCATCTCAGTACCTCCTCAATATTGATATGAATCCCGGCTTCCTCAAAACGTCTTACTGTCTCGAGGTTATCTATGAACCCGGGTAACTCTCTCTTTACCTGCTGTAGCATGCGGGTGAGCTTTTGCCTCGCTACAACATTCCTACGAATCTTATCAATATCAGAGTCATTAAGGCCCTGTATAAAGCGTATAGCTTTAATCATATCTATTTTCATGATATTGCCTCCTTTGCACCGCCCACTATTCTAGAGGTGGGACAATGCATATATATGGAAAAGGAAGGCCGTGCACAGCCTCCCATACGGGATACATGGATTACAGTTGGGCTAGGCACCTCGTCATTTCAGACTGTCTATTTACGCTCAGAGTGGACCATCTCTTCATCACGCACGTGACCGTCTTCTTGGTACCATTCCCACGCTTATCTCCAGGGGATCCAGACCTGAAGATTATAGCTTCACCCAAGGACTTATCCGATTGTATGAAGCAGGTAGGGCGCCCCCTGAACGAATCCAGAGAACGCCCTTTCAGTGGGTTTCACAGAAGAATACAACGGGGTATTAGGAAGGATTAAATATAATACCGCTAGTATGGAACCCCAAACAGAACCCCGGTAATATAGTAATAACCCCCTATAAAGGGAAGGGTAGCCTCTTACCGCCGTTAATCCTCCCTGTAATGCGCATGGTAACGACCTTAAGTTGTTACATTATGTGAGCAGGGTAGGTCTGAACCTACCACTCACCATAAGGCCTGCTCTACTTGGCTACTTTATGCAGTAATTTGCCAAGCTCTGAAGCACTGATATTAGTGCCACCTCTCTTGATCTCATTTAACAACAGCCAGAAGGATGTATCTCTCATACCTCTGGACTTCTGCCATTTTCTGAGTTCAGTAAGTCTGTCATTAAGTACCTTTGGATTCAACATATTACACCTCCTTTTCTGCCCAATAGATGACTTTTCCTACCATTGGTTTAAGTGTAATGTGCACCTTACACCCACCACATGTACCCGTGTACATGTTTTGAGATGGGTGTTTCTTAAGCACGTACAGACCCTTGCGAGTCTTCATTTTAACAGACTCGCCACCTGCTACATTCGTAACTACTACAGTAAGCTTTTCATTTCTGTAATAGTACACCTGTCCTTCAAGAGAGCAGTTGTTTGATGTAACCGGTTCGCCATGCTCCTCAATGCCTGTTACAATGTACTTCTTGAGACTGATTTGTTGTACCTGTTTCATAAGGTACCTCCTGGTTTAATTATTTCCCCTATTACGCTACGGGGATATGCCCCCTGAGATCGCGAGTCCCAGGGGGCAACGAGATTATTAGCCAAGTAACCTCTCCGCATAGAGGCATGCCATACCATTCATACCTCTTACGTTGGAAACCTCCTTTCTCTCTACGAGTGCTTGCACGAACACCGCATATAGAACGATAGCCCTTTCGATCTTAGATACATCGAGTGTATCTATTATCTCTGGGTTATCATGGAGTTGTTTCCTGGTAGTTCCGACAATCTTCTCAAGAAGAGTATCCACAACTACCATGTGGACATGAGCCATAGGCTTATGAGCTAACGCCCACATCTGCAGCATGACCTCTCTTTCTTCGGCGGAGATCAAAGGCTTAGCCGCTTTAATGTTGTCAGCACGAAACTCGCCAGCAACATCAAAGATCTTGTCGGTATCAAGCTCTACTCTATACACCTGACGTATAGCCTGAGCGAAGGATTCTGCAGTTCCTTCTCTCCAGCCGACAAGTTTACCACTGATGACAGTAGCGGTAGGGGACTCCCTGTCACCAATGAGAAGTTTACCAAGAACTGTGTCACACAGTTCATAGGCTTCATTGACCCCAACAGATAGGCCAACATACTTCTTAATCCCTTGGACACTGTCCTGGATAGACTGTGCCAGAGGTAGAAGATCACTCATAGCAGATTCTAAAGCATCTGACCGGAAATCATAGACAGTAGCCAGACATTTCATGTAAGCCGCTACAAGTATAGCTGTTCTCTCTTGACACCACCTGCCATGCATACAGGCTGTCCAGGGAGTAAGCTCACCTTCAGCAGGTACCGATGATTTATCTATCATTCCGAAATCATCAGTAGCCCGCACCATGCTTCTATACCCCGGGAGGAATAGAGCATGATCATCACAGTCAGACTGCCAACCAACTGTGGCTTCCAAACACACTACAGCCACGACTCCATCTACATCATCCAAGGTATGCTCAGATAGACGTAGATCTAAGAAGGAGCCCTTTGTAGTATTTGGATACCTGACCCCAGCAACAAAGTCAGATATTTCTCCAGTCCGAATAGTAAACTGAGTAAATCCAGACTGAAGTGCATCCCGCATTTCACGAGATGGTACAAACTCCCCAGGAAGAAGCTTGTGAACGTGACCACCATCCACAACCACATGAGTCCTGTGTATTATTGCTGCATATACAGAACTCGGGGCATTGGCACTCATAAGAGCCTTAGACCTCTTATTAAGTCCCATTATGACTCCCGGATCGTTTGCAGGAAGATATCCAAGAACATACTTAGACAGATAGCTATCTATAAGTACATCCTCTTCATCATTGGATAGACCCATATCCAAGTGACGATACATGGATCCCCTGAGATCATTCAGAGCTGCAGTCTTACCAAATGCCTCTTTACGGAGAAGAGCCATGATATCTTTCCGTGTGACCTTATCCCACTGTCCAAGAACCATATAGAACAGGTTCAGGCGATAAGCCTCCTTCTGTTCATGGTTCTCAATCTTGGACAGCCCGATAGTCATGTCGAGAACTACGGAGTCTTTCCCGGCATAATCTACCTTTATCCATTTGATAGCCGAGTCATAACACCAACCATCAAACTCCTCTGGAATAGGCTTTCCATCTGGTCCTATAGAAGCCTGTGCTGGGGAGTGGAGCAGCCTCCCCTTCACTATTCCAGTCTTTCCATCCATAGGAACAAGACCTCTTACAAGACCAAAGTCCCCGGATTGTAGGATACTTGCTCTGCGGACTAAGATCACACCATCCGCATCCAGAGTATTACCTACTTCAGAAAGCTCCTCTGGGAATACCTTTATCTTGAGCTGATCAGGCATTCCGAGGATCTCAGACCAACCGTCTTTACCCGCCCTTATGCGAAGGACGTTGACCTCTTGATCTGATACGTTGCCACACGCTTCACGGATAACGTCAGCAAACATGTCCCTATTCACCGAAACTATTCCATTCAGAATGGTTTCAGCTCTCCTGGAGGATATCCAGGAAGGATGTGCCGGGAATGCTACACCCTTAACACCTGTCATCTTGAGGGCATACTCAAAGAGTCTACCTCTCAGAAAGGTGCTACATGAAATCAGGTTGAGATTAAAGCGCTCCTTTCCCTTCTGATTCCGGTTCCTTTTAGCTATCTGTTGACCGTTGTACTTTAAGCCAGCACAATAGCTACGGCCTGCACGAGATCTCCGCATATCCCTTGCGAGCTCGACACCGAGGACTTCTGCCAGTGCTGCAGCTGTAAATGTCTTAGTAACATCTACAGCCACCTGACGAAGCTCTCTTTTCCTGAAGGCCTTAAATGCCTTAAAGACATAAGACCCAGGGAGGACGATCTGATTCTTTATATACGGTGATACAAAGAACCTGTCCCCGTTCCAAACAAGCGTCTTTCCAGGCAATGGCCTGAAGTCAGCTTGCTCAGATGCCCGGAGAGATGACCCTCCGAGTAACAACTTAAGTAACCCATGATTATCCATAGGGTACCTCCTGTATTTATTGTATGCCTCTGTGAGACACCCTCATAGTATTGAACTCAATAGTTCAATACCCAGAGGCTGCCTCATAAACACATACTACAGGGTATAACAAGTTGTTTGGCACAGTCACGATGTGAAGACTCACAACTGTGCATGCGTCGGTGTCGATATACCATAATGACACCTCCTATTGTTAATGCACTGTACCGATCTCAGCTACGGTATGCGTCCGCCCGGGAGTCGAACCCGGGTAAGCGCCATTCGGACTTACTTCCACTCAGACAGGGGTGGCCCCTCCAGAGCGAGGTGTTCCCCCATCATATCTCTGGCATCATCCAGCAACTGATCAAGATCAATCACTGGTTTGCCTACTTCCGCCTTAAGCTCGGTAGGAATATCAGCTACAGCCATGATGTGATTCCATGACTGTAAGAACTGTTCTGCCTCCTTCTTACTTAAGGCCTTCCCACTATACGCTTCAATAAGCAGCATAGTGTCCTTCACTGCAGTGGTTACCTGCTCCATCCTTCTCTTCATCCTTCTTGTGACTTCTTGTAACTCTATTGCCTTTGACATAGAGTACCTCCTGTGATATGTTTCGGATCCCGCTACAGATCCTCATCAGTGGGCTTAAGCTACCCATACATAGGGACAGTTTTACATCATGTCCCAGGATGTAATGCTTAACGATATTGAGATAGATCTATACCTTTAACATTAAACCTACCAAATACTGCTTCACGCTCAGCATTAACAGCCTTAAGCTTTCTTAAAGCCATCTGCACCTTTGCAGCGTGATACGGGTGAGCCTTGCAGAATTCAGCTATCTGCTCTGGGCTCATTTCGAGTAAAGTTTTAACTAGTTCGACCATAATGGACCTCCTATAGTAGTGTTTCGGCTCTTGCTTAGGGAGCCATCTTCAGTGGGCTTAAAGCTACCCAGACACCGGGTAGTTTTACATCATACCCAGGATGCTTGAGCTTACTTCTGTGTAGATACGCACTGGCCAGTAACTTTGTTGCAGACTACTTTGCCTTTGAAAGCATCACTAATCTGCTTGTCCTGCCTTGCTGCCAAAACTACAAACAGAGCCAAGAAAGCTACTGTAGCTACACCAACCATAAACTCTCCAAACTTCTCTTTTCTTGTATTCATACTGATTCTCCTAGTTGCGGACTATACCCATTGATTCTGCAGGGGATTTAACTGCAGATCTCATACACTGTTATCCAGGTGGTATGAGTTACCTGTACGGCTCCATTGACTGATCCCAATGGCGCGCTATACTTGTCTACTCGTCCAATACGGTGTATAGCAACCTCTTGGCGCGAGGGTAGAAGTACCCGGGGGCTCGAACCAAGCAGATCCGATCCTCTCTAATACTCACCTGGTCCCGTTATACCCAAAACCGGGTTTGGCCCCCTATAGGGATTTTTGTCTTGACTCCTGGATATGGTTCTTGTAATCTTATGGGTGATAACCCTACGAACTTTTCTGGAACCCTGTAGATGGTATAAAGAGATCCTATGATTTTTGATACAGGTGGGGATTATGATAAAGAGTAAGATAGTATCCTTTGATTCTTTTACTTTGGGGGCAATCCGGGCCAGTCGCTTTGAATGGGACCGTGGTGACTCGATAGTTACTATGGCAATATCCAGGAATCTTAATCCCAAACCAAATATGATGGTAATACCCCTGGATGTTTCTATAGTAAAGGGAAATACCTTAGAACCCAGCCCTAATGCCAACATGGGTTACGGGAGTAAAGTAATAGGTAACGGGTATGTCTATACAATATATCCACAACCCGATTATATTGATGTATGGAACGAGATAGATATGAAGGACAGAACGAACCTCGTGACCGGTCTTACTGAAAGAATAATAGTACCCCGATCTACTAAAGAACATAAGAAAGCCCAGTTTCACGCCCTGGATATTGATATAAGAGATGAGGTAATGATGCGTCTTAAATATAAAGCCGGCCGTATACAAGTATTATGCCCGGGCAATAATCAACTGTTAGTAAGCAGGGACGGAGGGATGTTCATGTCAGCCATTCATATATACAATAATATCGGACAGATTAACTCTTTAGTGGGTAAGCTAATATCTTCATGGGATTATCCAGAAGATCACGTTAGCCGCCGGGCCTGGTATTTGTGGCACAGCCGATGGTGTAGATCATGGGAAAAGTAAAGTACAACATAATAAGCAGAACGGCTATAATAATGGAAGCCCTGCTGTTACCTAGAGAAGATCCCGAGCACTGTGGGGTGCAAGTATATCCCTCCCTGGGTGGTGGGTTTATTAGCAGCTGTTCTCCAAAATACATAAAGGAAATCGTAAAAGATTACAAGCGGATGCTTCTCACTGTAGATATACGATTAAGGGAGAACAAGAATGGTGATTATCAGAGTAATTATAGTCACTATACTACAGAGGAAACCCATATAGGCATAGTAACCCGAATGACTGGTGACTCATATATTTACCGTGTAAGGCCCTTTGATGAATATCTCGCGATGTGGAATGAAATGACCTATACGGGAAAGAAATCCCTTCTGAGTGAGGTGAGTGAGTATATATCTATATTATCAAGCAAAAGAAATGCGTTTCCGGCATTCGCTATAATGGAGCTATACCTGGGTCGGGAAGTAACACATATTCTGAGATATAGGGCCTCTACTATAAGTATACTGGCGCCAACTCCTAGGTGCCCGTTCATAAGCCTTGACGGGAAACCTTTCGTACCCTGGTTCCGTATATATAATGATATTCAGCCCTTATTCGAGCTCATAAATAGCTTGCTTCCGAAAGAACCGGGCTTGTTCTCTAATCCTGGTAAAGAACATTACGTATTCTGGGCGGCCTGGAAAGAACTAATGGAGAAAACAGCATGGTAGTAACAGTTGAAAGAACACAGATAATAGAAGTATTAGCTAATGTATCTGTACCTGCATCCCATGATGAGAACTGCCGTGTGGTTTATATACCTTATAACCAACAGAGCGAACCCATTCGTAAAGTAGTAAGCATTATTGTAGGGGTATCTACTATTCCTCATAGTTCCTGGAAAGATGAATGGGGCTTCAGATATCGGCATACTCAGGAAGATCCAGGACCCGTTCCCTTCTATACCTATATGATGCGCACCCGGGAGGATTATGAGCTGTGGTTAGCTTCAGATCGCGTAACCCGTAAAGACTTTATGCGCTCCATGGATAATTACGTTCACGCCCACCGGGAACACGTTGACAGAGAGTTTTACATACCCGTGCTTAACATAGACCTGGAAGACGACATCATGACTCGCCTAAAAGTAGGGGCCCGTATATTAAAGATAGCGGCCCCCGTATACCCTACATCCAATGTTACAATGTTAAGCCGGAATAACGGCCCCTACGGTTTCTTACCAATTGAGTCCGCCACTATTCCACTCCACCTGGTCATCTTCAAAGCCATAGGATATGCCAGGAGATCTGACTACACGTCTCCGTGGAGAACTTGGAGAAATTCCAAGATGGCTCAGTATAATCTGGAAGGAGCGGTAAAGGCCAGAGGGGGTACCGTATGAAAGTATCATTTCACATGGCAGAAAGTGTAAGATTCAGGGCCTGTGTAAATACAGCAAAACACCTTACCGGTAGAAGAACTATCAACATATTCCATAGGGTAGTAGGATCTGAACCGTACCAAATAGATGCTTATAATAATCATTCAGCAACTACCGTGGAAAAGTACAAGGATATAATTGTAGAGTACCACGCTAATCTCATAGACTTATCCAGCAGATGTCAGATACTTGAAGATATCCATGGTGACCCCGCTACTCATAAAACTGAAGAGGACGCTCTCAGGCAGTTCGAAAACAGCCTGGTTGCCAATATAAGGATAGTAACAGACAACGACAAGAATATCCACATGTTCCCTATAATGGAGATAGACATAAGCAACGATGTTATGTTCAGATTAAAGACAGGCTGCCGTACTATAAGAATGCTGTGCCCTAACAATTACAGTGGGGGAATGATAAGCCGGGACGGTGGCCTATTTGAAAGATTCATGGGAAATGTTTCTACTTCACATATCAAACCCATCTCAGCCGCAGATTGTTCTATTAAACTAAGTTACCATATAGGAGAAATAGTCCATAGGGCTATAAAGTATACGATAACCGAGGGTATTAGGGCCCCCAGCTGGCCGTCGTGGGATAACTGGCGGGATACCTACGAATTCGTCAAAGGGGAACAAATAAATGTAGGGGTGCTTAAGATATGAGAGTATCATTCTATCAGACAGAGCACATTGAAATATTAGCCGGTGTACAACGTCATGGATTGAACAATCAAACTCTAATACTCCCTAAAACAGTACGGTTATATGGTTTTGACCAGACAGACAATACCATTACTCTCCTAGTAACATACTACGCTGGCGATAAAAACACTATCTCGCAAACCAGGATCAGGATGGTGGAAGGATATGAAAAGGAATCACCGTTGTTTTATGACGCTTCCGAGGAGAGGCAGGCCTTACGTCGGTTCTGGCATCAGGTATCTGAGACCATTAAGCCTATGTGGAATAGCGATAAAAATCGATATGAAGTTACTATAATGGAAATAGACCTTAGGGATGATGTTATGGCTATGGTAAAAACCGGATGTAAACACCTCAGGATGGTATGCCCGGGATCATACTCCCGGGGGCTTATAGTAAGCGAGGACGGGGGTCCTTTTCTTAATAGGCTGCCCCCTGGGTTTTATTATCCCAACTATAGGTGGGGTGTTAGCCATCCCATGGTAGAGTGCCATAGGGACAAAGACATAGTAGAGGTTTTGTATAAGTCCGTGCGTGATTACCTGCCAGATGAGATTGAGATGGTATATTGGCAATGTTGGCTGGATTGGAAGAGTAGCTATGAAGAAGAGTTGGGCATGTTGGAGAATCCTATCCCCTTATAATGGAGGCAAATAATGTCACGTGATCTTGAGTACGATAGAGACAGTTACGGTGACCCCTTCAATGCGTTCAGAGGAGATACTAAGATGTCCGCTTACCTGGATGTAGATTCTGGTATGTTTGATAATGTAATGGATAGGTTGTATATAGGGAGGGCTCGACATATCAAAGTAAGCTTGAGCCTTGTAATGTATTATACTGATAGTGTTTCCACGGCCATGTGTGATCTCAGCATTTCCAGGGCCCTAGAGATATATAATATAGAGATAGGAAAACAAGAGATAGGAAAACGTAGATATGGGAATAGTAGACTTATATGGTATAACACTGAGTATAAGCCCCCGGTTAAAGGTTCATTTGCCTACAAATGTCTGGAAGCCGCAGCAAGAATAATAAAGGACCAATCATTGAGTAATGACACTATATTGGACATTGTATACGGTGGAAATAGTGTTATAAGAGTAAAATAGGAGAAAACAATGGACGATAATAAAGAACAGAACGAGCTCAAACATCTTGCTCACAATTATACCCCTTATCACGGCTCCGGGGGTACTACCACCCAGGTTTCCTCTGATGATGATAAAGAGACCACAGCCAATATGGTACTGGTTAATCTCATGAAAAGAAAGAACGACCTGATAAGGAGCGAGATTCTAAGAACCATATACGAGGGAACCGGAGATGGTGATGATTATGTAGTAAGGGGAACCAAAGCAAGGAAGTTACTCGATAGTATATCGTATTCTAATGGTGAATGTTATCTGATGCGAGAGGTCTACGCCACGGACGAAGATTATGAAGAGATTATGTTATGGCCCGAAGAGGAAGCTTTGAAAATAGCATATGAGATCTTACACTGGCTTACATTACATACCCCAGATTCCAAGGCTAAATATGAGAAGGAAAATCCTGGGTGTAATATTGCACATGGTGAAATGGCCAGTGGGATCACCCAGAGTACATGTCCATTCTGTGTACGAGAAACACTACACAAGCAAATTTCCTGTGTGATGTGTGGTTATGGTAAGAGAAATGGAATATGCGTACGTCAGTACTCACGTATACGGTTCCTTTCTACCATAATAAATATTAACGATGCTATAACTACGGAATCATATATAGCGATACGGGATGAAATGGAGAGGGATCTTTCTGTGATTTATGCCACCCGATTCCCAGAACACCGTGATCGTATTTGCAAGCCTAGATACCGACCGCTAGAAGCAAAGGATCTTGATAGCGTCATGGGAAAAGTAATAGAACGCACATTGTCTTCTGGGTATACTGTAATGCATACCCTGTCGAGTGCTGTAGTGGATAAAGATGGAAAGCTGTTAAGCATTGCCAGTATAAGCATGAAAGACCTGGAAACAGAGGGATGGGTGTTCAGGGATACTCATGAACCTGTAGCCGTGAAAATTATCACCGGAGAGAAGTAGGTTGACATGGAGATATTGTTCATAATTCTTGTTATTATTTCAGCGGGATACATGTTTGTTTGCGTAACAAATAATAGACCGCCTACAAAACTCATTTATGCTATCATATCAACAGCGGTTCTCGTAGTGTCTATACTGTCAATATTATACATTGCTGTGAACCGTTATGATGGAATAAGTATATCAGAAATATCTGTAGATCATATATCAGAGGGGGATATGACAATAACGTTTGAGAAACCAACACTGTGTCGATTTACAGTAGAAGTATATAAGTCTTGGTCTTTTGTGGAGGACAGGATAATATCCATCCATGTGATTGGAGACAAGGAGGTAAGAAAATGACAATACTATCTGACTTTATAGAAACAAGGGGGCTGTATAGTGATATCAGGAATACAAGCGGAGATATAGCCGTAGAGTATAAGAAAGACTTTCGTGGTATAGGTAGAATGTTCCTCAGAAGAGTAGCAGAAAGACTGGATCTGGTAGAATATAGAATATCCTACAATGCTGCAGGTATTGCCTGTTCTGGTGATCACATTCTAATGGGTATGAAAGGAGAGAAGGGCATATATGTTTCCTTCAACACAGACGGGATGAAGGAAATACTGTACCGAAGTATAACAGACATGCAGGACTTCACAGGTGGCCAGAATAACTACGTGCCCATTGTAGCTGACTATGATGAGATTGTAAGTAAACTGGAGAAATTGCTTGAATGATACCCATATTTTACGATAGTATGAACATTTCCTACAGTACTCCATATGATAACGTTCCGGACGAAGTCAGTTCAGATTCCGGTGTTACTACCAAAATGCTAAGGAATATCCATAGGATAATTCCTGGGGAAATCAGGGTAAATGAAGGAGCTAGTCGGGATATTACAGTCAGCTACAATTACTCTGTAGGAGTATGTGTTACTACTCCTATGGATGTAATGTTCAGAAACCATATTGGTATAATTCGCAATAACAGTTACCTAATGTGGATGACGGCCGACCAGGAAATACATGGTGATATATCTGGAAACCTAACATATAGTCTAGCGGAAGGAGCACAGTGGCAGTTCCTGCAGTTGTGCAATATAGATAACAAGATAGATATGTTGAAAGTAATGTATAATCCCATGGCCGCGAGTGATCCCGTTTCAGCAAGAATGCATACACAAAGACATTGTCTATCTGATAGTTTCCGCCAGTTTGTGCATAATAATGGTTATGGTATTAGTGATTCATTATTAAAGGCAGCAGCTACTGTGGAAAGTATCCTGGCCCCGTTTGCAATACGGTCATACAATAAAGAAGAAGGGGAGACAGGTACGGTAACGACTTTGCAAGAGTTTAGTGAGCTGCTTGATCTGAAATATGGCGTATTGAAAAGGTGTTTATCTGGTTTATCCTGTGGAGTAAACGCTCTCAGGGCCAAAGATGATATGAAAGAATGGAAGAAGGAAGCCGATAGCTTGGCTGAGTACTATGGGAGAAAGATGTGATGAATACGGATGTATTACCATACATTGCAGTAGTAGATGATTTAGTCCTGCATAAACGTGTCTTGGCTAGCCCTGTAGGCGCTCTTATTGCGCATAAAGAGTTCAAGTCGGTTTTATATGAGTGCCGTGACAGTATAGACACCAGAGCACGTACCTTATTATCAGAAGAGTTTGCCCCATGTGACGTGTCGTTTGGAGAACCTGAAGCGAATATTCTGCGTGATCATCTTATTTCCAAGATATATAAGTTGTTTATTCCAAGCATGGAGTGTGCAAAAGCAAGGGGGCTGTTGACAGAAAACTATGAGATAAGTATAGATTATCACAGGTTCCGGAACGGAGATATAACAGATAATAAGAAAGTGATGAGACATCTCAATGAAGATATGAAAAACACATGGGTTAAAGATATCCTTGAAAATGAGTACTGTATCGTAGATCTCATTACTGTGTCAATACATAAAGAAGGAGAGTTACATAATGCCTAAAGATCATGAGAAAACCGAAAGCACGATGGAGAGATACCATCATCTTACAGAGAGTATAGGGCAGTGGCGGAGAGCCATGGATCTATTACACTCAGAATTATGCAATCTTATAACTGATCAATTGAGAGTCCTGAAGATGCCGGCCATAAAGATAGATCTTACTATAATAGAAAAGACGGAAAGTGAGCCGGAACCGGATGACCTCCTGTCTGTAGTAAATCTGGACAGGCTGGTAACAAGTGGACTTGATACCAAGGAGATAGAGGTTTCATTAGAGTGGAAATATGGTGATGATGATTGTGATGAAGACCGATACAGTATAAGACTAGAGGAATTAACCATAGACGAGTTGCATAAGCTATCTACACAGATTATACTTGGAGAGAAGGCACCATATCATAGTAACAATGATGATGAAGGTCTGGAATATACTGAACAATAGTAGGATGCATTAAATGGAGGTGAGACTATGATGGATATATGTTACTTTATGGCAAACAATATAGAGGGCCTGGGTGAGGTTCATAAGTTCCCTCTCTACGCATCACCAGAAGGATATGTATTTGAATGCCAGGGTTGGGCTACTCAAGATGTAATAGACAACAACGTAGACGACCCCGTAATGACAGAGTGGTATATCTTTGCGGAGACATATAAGGAAGGAGAGGTAGAGTATTATGGTGCTATATCATCTCCCGAGGGAATAAAACTATGTCATTTCAAGCATTCAGATCTCAAGAAGATCCCACATATTCTGATAGAGAGGGACGTGAGGATACTGAATGATATTCAGCCCCCGGAAACATGGAGAAAGCTAGGCTAGCCGTATATTTTGCCGTTTACTATAGCTTTACCATATCTGAATAATACAGGTTGATAGAGAAAGTTATTCCCGACTTTAGGAAGATAAAAGATTCCAGCCGATGCCGACCAGTTGCTTGTAACAGGATGTTTCATATAGTTATCTTTATGATCGATATCCTCAAAGGTGCCCAGTTGTATCGCGAATAGTTCCCCTCTCATGTGTTTATGTATTTCCACACCGGTAACATGTGTATGATACCGTACTACGGAGATCCCATTAGTTTGTACTAACTTTCTGACACGATTTGAGGGACAATCGCCACTTCCGTTCTTATCATCACCATGCATAAAGAATATAGTGTTCTTCCATACATATTCCTTCATGGCTTCCCATCCTAGTTCTTCCAATTTCAGCAACTTGGCACCGTCGGTAGCGTCAAGATCTTCCAGCCATAGTTCTCCCTTCTTCTTACTCTCTAACCTTCTCCAAAAGTGGTTATCCTTGAGAAGTATCTTCCTCGCTGCCGGCGCCGCGGCGTTCACTTGAGTCATCCAGTTAAATGCTAGATCCAGTTCATATTGTAGTCCTGTTAGCTGGTAAGAGTTCTTTGGGTACATTGACAGACAATCGGCACATATTATATCTCCCCCATCCAAGATAGTATCAGGCTCTATATCTTGTATAATTTCCAAGAGAAGATTACATGCTTTCTTATCATGTCTTGGTATATGAATATCTCCGTATGTAAACAGTATCCTGTAATCATCTCTTATAGATTTTGCCATTACGTTACTCTCCTATGATATATTAGTTACATGCGTTATATAGTCTGTTCAATGTAGATGATCCTGTTGTGTAGAAATGTCCCCCTCTACGTTGCTGATTGAACATGAACTCCCTTGATATTAGTTCTAGTTTCTCATCATGCCCACTCGGTCTTTGTGTCCTTGTTGAAGCAGGAACCGGCATTATTGTAGGAGTTGGTAGAAGAGAAGAAGGGGATACAGCCTTTGTTCTTGATCCTACTAGGAACATACCCCCCGCTTCTGTTAATCTGTCTGCTGCTGATCTTGTGCTTACTGTGAATTCTTCTGGGCTCAGTGTTGGTGAAACCATTTCGTCGAAAACTATTCCAGGGTATCTATCGGAGAGTCTTGTAGTATTGTTCTTTATCTCTTCATAATAAACATCGTTGACCTTTGCTCTCCGATCAAATGACCTGCTTACCCTGGGATCCTTTCTCGTGTTGAATCCCATCTCCATCTTTGTTCTGACCTGTGATGGCCTCTCTCTGGTCTTTGGGATTACTGGCACTATGGAAGTAGCGTCCAACAGATCTCCAGCTTTCTTCCCTACAGTTGACTGGGTGATACTCGACAGTTTCTCTCTTGCAGTATCCATAGTAGACTTTAGATCTGACTCGGCCAGTTGACTTTCCTGGGCATACTTCCCCACTTTGGCTTTCTCTGATCTTAATGTTGTAGCCAACTTCCCTTTTGATGCATTATACAGCTCGGCAGATTTGGATTGTATTTCTCTGGCAGCTGACTCCACGTGTTTTATGGCCTTTGCCATTGGGGCGGTGCCCATTACTTCCGATGTCTTCTTAGCTATGTCTTCAGCTAGGCCTGTAACGGTTTGCCATAAATCGCTTCTTAAGAATACATTTCTGGCAGTGTTTATAAGACCCTTCCATTCCTTTAATACTTCCTCTGCTGGTAAGCTTCTCAGACCTTTGAATATTGCGTGTGCCTTTTCTATTGGAGAACCCATAGGACTATGCGCTTTGTAACCCATCCTCAGTTGTGACTCTGGCTCAATAGAAGGGGACGAACTACTCCACTGTACTTTCTTTAATCTCTTAAACCTCTCCTGTCTTTCTCTTATGCTCCTTCTTATGTCCTTGTCACTTTTGATATGTGGTAATATGCCGAACGTAGCAATGCCTGCTATCCCACCAGCTACTATATATCTTGGGTTCTGTATAGCAAGGTCTGCTCCTTTTATGAGTTTCTTAACCTGTTCTGACACACCTACGCCAGTGCTTTTCAGTATATTATTGAATTCCCCTCTGCTCTGGTTGGCGCTGCGACCTATCGCAACAGAATACATGTCTTTGAAATAGCTTCGGAATGCCTTAATGTGGCGGTTTACTGTTTCTCCTCTTCCCAGTACTTTCCTCCACCTGGAACCAAAGTCACTGTACATTAATCTTCGTGATACCGTATATATGGAGGCGTGTGAACCGTCATCTACTCTGTCCCGGTTGTGAGTAAGATAGAACTTCAGTTTCTCATACTTATTCTGGATTGCGGTCCTTACATTGTTTGCTCCAGCTATATATGATAGTAGTCCTGCTATCATAAGGGTACCAACTGGAAACCTTGGAGCCCCTCTCCTAGCCTTCCCAACAATGGTGCCAAACGAGTTGTTCTTTGCCACCTGGGCCAGGAACATATCAGGACTGGACTCTAGAAGATTTCTATCCGTTAGTGCTCCTGTTATGGCTTTAAGAGGTAGGTCTTTTGTGTTTATGCCCATCCGTATAAGCTTATCATTGGATGTATTCAGGAGATGGCGGGTAAACTCGGTGTTTAGAGAATCTTGTACAGCTACTCCTACGTTTCTATCTATAGTTTTACTATATTGTCTTAAAGCAAATTGGAAGTCGGATTCAAGTGTGGGATGGTTCTTTCCATACTTGCCCAGTGAGTAACCTAGTTCTGATAACCTTTTCTCTGTATTAGTCATCATCAGTTTGTCAAGATGAGCAGCCAGTTCTCTATCTTTGAAAACGTTATCCAAGACCGTTTCAGTAGCAAAGTCTTTCCCTATATCGAAAGACTTGGCCAGGTTCTCTATATATGTAGTAGAGTATGCCTGTATGTTCCTCCTTACCTGTGGACTCATCCACCTAGCGGTTGCTTCTGGATCTAATATGTTGAACATTAGCTTGGACCTAGCTGCAGCTGCACTTGCTTTTAGCCGGTCTTGGAAAAGACCTCTTCTATGGTACTTAAGGGCCTCTATGTCATTTGACAGAACGTTGGCATCGCTCTCTGCAGTAAGTCTTATTACATCGGGGCTGAGGTCGAACTCCTCACTAAGTTCCCGCATACGGGTCTTGGTGAATTCCTCTTTCCTCCAGTTCCGTGACCTCTGGTATGTCTTCGAACTTTCCGCTATCTTCTGCTGGTCATCTACGTTCTTCAGCATATGAAGCTCAGAATCAAGGAACCTTTCACCGTTCGAGGTACGCCTTGCTTCTTCAACAAATGTCTTGAACCGGCACTGATATCTCATCGGGCAGCTTGCGCAAGCGTAGGGATTACATGCCCCTTTCTCCATCTTTAGTAGGGCTTTCAGAGAACTTGCTTTCTTATCTCTAGTAAGGAGGGTAGTCCCCTCTCTCATTGTTGATGTTGTTCGTGATACTGCGTCTGCTACCTGTGACCGCAGTAGTGCATAATCTTCCTGCCTGCTGAATATAGTTGAGACTTTCTTACGCCTTGGTGCGTCTACACCGTTATCTTGATATATATCGTAAGTAAATTTGATAGTGTTTATATCGGGTCGGTTGTCGAATATAGAAAGAGCATATACCCTGGGTTGTATCTGTTCTTTCGGGTCTTTCAAGACGGACAACAGGTCACTGCCTATATCGGCGCCCCTAGCCCGGGCATACTTGTAGTCTACTATCTCAGCTACGTCAGAATTGTCATAATGAAGTAATAGGTCTGTTATACCTGCTGCTTGTTCTTTGAGAGGGAGTGTCATTGTACGAACTGGTAACTCTGTAAGCAGCGATAGTCTACCCCCTGATCTTAGGAACCGTTTACCATAGTCCCTTACCATCTTCTTGACAGCTCGACTTGGTTCTGCTAAAGCTGCTTCGCCCAAAGGAAGATGTTGTCTCAGAGCTTCCTGAGAATATGCTGTGGCTTCATCAAGTAACCTTTTTACATTGCTAGCACCAGGGAAAGTCTTGTCACTCTCTGCTGTTCTCTTTAAGAATCCTAGTCCGTCTTCTATGGCTTTATGAACTGCTACCCCGTATGCATCAGCTGTGGATTTAACGTACGCATCATATGTTGATGTTCCGAGACGTTGCATCATTGCCCTAGCTGGACAAAGGTTCATTGACGTCACAAATGACGGGGATATATCTCTGCTTGTACTTTTAGGAAAGGATTCCCAGGGGGTCTTTAGGGTTGTGTTTTCGTGAAATAAATCTGCCATGCTAGTACCCGTATGTTAAATTTCATCGTCACTACCATTATCCTCCACTATCTCGGCATCTACAACGGTGCGATTTTCCACTCCGGATACTACTTTCTCCAGCCTATCTACAAGAGCTGCCGTTCTGGCCAAAGCGTCTTGGCCAGCTTTCTTCTTATACTTTTCAGCCATTTCAGGAGTAGCAAGAAGTTGACGGTATATCTGGTCCCTCTGTCTCCTTACCCTCTCCTTTATACGTATAGAAATGGCCTCCTCCTCCTTGTAGTACACCTCTCCAGTTTCTTCATTTACTACCGTAGGTACCTGGGTTGAAAACCCTTCAGCTGCAAGAGTACCATCAGCCCTCATGGATAATAGGTCGGCCTCTATTAGACCCATGATAAGGTTGTGTGGTATTATATCCTCTTTAAGCCTTTCAGGTTCTGTTCCTAGTCTTTCAGATACTGAGTCTACATATTCATCATACAACATTGTAACCATCTTTGATTCTATAGGGCATCTTTCTCCCACTGGGGCCCGGCCTATGATATCATATGGGCAGTTGTCTTTGTTGGAACATTTAGGACCACATACTTGTATTATAGCATTAGCAAGAGTATTTCTTGGGGATGTTATAGCCTTGCTTAGTTTCTTCAGGACAGACAGGGTCCACTTATTATCCCTGAAGAATTCCTCTCCGTATATACTTATTATATTATCCTTCATATATGCGGGGATCTTATAGTGGGGAACAACTCTGTTTGGATCCTTTACACGATACACAGGTTCATCTGATTCCAGCTCGACAGTGATTATTTCCTCTGTTATGTCGGCATCTCTTATACTGGGAACCTGAGAATCTTCGTGCTCTAGATTCTCATTTGTTCTCCGCTGTCTCTTGGTTTTAGTAGGTTGATCTGGCATTTGCCTCTTTGCGTGAGATCTCGTTGGCTTCTTTATTGAACCAGCCTATTGGGTCTTTTCCTATTTCCCGATTGATGGTTTCCCTCAGTTCTATTTGGTCCAATGATGGTGACATGGATGGTTCCTTCTCCAGTGCGCCAGTCATCAGCTTCCTGAAGGTATCTCTGTGTATGAACACAGACTTTAGCTCCCCTTTAGGTGAGAGAAAAGATATAGTTGCGGCATCCTTGACATTACTGAAGTCTACCATTCTTAGAGTTAAATCCTTATTAGCCATGCAATCCTCCAAGTCATTGTGCAATATAATGTGGACATTTTAGCATATTGGTCATAAATATACCACTATTTCATCAATGTCAAGCATTTATTCCAGTTCTATATGAATATTTGAGCATAAAACGTTATAAATGTGTTGACTAATAGGGACCTACCTGGTAGGCTATATTAAATGAGACATATAGGTGGGGATATATGGCACTTCTTCATAAACCAGAAGGTTCCAAAGAAGAAAGACTAGAAGAAGCAGAACGTAAACACGGAAAGACAATGCATACCCTTATGAGCTATGGATGGAGTAATAAATCTATAGCGGCATATCTAGGGCTGGACGAGTGGACTGTGAGAAGGTTTCGCTGGAGGCATGATTTATCTAGAGAGTATAGACCTGATGGTATTCCGGTTTCCCAGTCTAGTGGTACATAGGGGCTTCATTCCCCATCAGATATCTGGCATTCATATGGGCATTTTGTATGGCTGCCACCGCCCTCTGTCTTTCGGTAGCCAATCTGGCATTGCTCAATACATCCATTTCATTACCAAACTCTGTGCGGAATAATCCTTTTACTGTTGGTGCTAATCTGGTTATGAGTTCTTCACTCTTTCGGATACCCCATACTGCGGCTTTGAGACCTTGGGGTATAAGGAAAGCAGCCATTGCACCGGCCTTAAGGCGTTTGGCCATAGCTACTCTTCCAGCATAGTTATCTCCGACGTCTTTTGCAAAGTTCTGCAGAAGTTTGTAGTCTTGTACTGAAGCTAGTCCTGTTTCCTGAGCTGCTCTCAATGTTGCCTCAGTAGCAGTACCATACGCTCTACCATAAAGCGCTTTGTTGTGTTTTAGTACAGCTCTAGTAGATACTAGCCTCCGTTGTGCCATATCGTTTCCGGTTAATCTTATAGCATCTTTTCCAAAGAGCATTCTCTTTCTAGCAGCAAGCCTTTCTTTAGATAGGATATGCCTGCCCTCAACCGGTTTACCTGGCTCTATTCCCCTAACTATATCAGCTATAGAGGTGCGCTTGAATTCTTTCACACTTCGATCATAGAATTCTCTCAGTTCTCTAGTAGTCCTGGGCCTTTCTCCTCCCCAGGCTGTTCTCCTTGCCTTTATATCTGGCCATATCTCACTAGGCATAGGTCTAGTTTCAGTAGGGAAAGGACCGCCAGTAATATCCACTATCTCCCTTGTTATCTTCTTGGCAAGCTCGTCATTCTCAGTAAGAGCATTGTACACATCAGAAGATATGTGGCCGCTATCTAGGAGGCGCTGAAGACCTCTGTTTATATTCTTGGGTGAGACATAGAACTTATCAAGGCTACCATACTTCCATATACCCATGGCTCTGAGGTATTCTACTTCCCCCTCTTTTGTATATATGTGCTTCCATGGTTTTATAGGAGTTACATGTCTATTAGGTGCCTTCAGGGTTTCCCGGAACTTCTGCAGGCTCTTGAAAACGTTGTCCCTTGTTCCCTTTGTGAAAGAGTCTTTTATTGCTTTTGCACTACGGGCTATGTCCTTGGTTTTCCCAAATGTGAATGCTTCCCCTCGATATAGACGAGTAGCAGTTGTCTGTATACCATATAATGCTTTACCTAGGAGACCATCAACTGTGGTGGCGCGATATCCATGCACCATGGATCTCCGCTGGTATCTCCTGTTTATCTCAAAAGGAGATTTCGACATATGGTATGTAGATCTTATAGTATTGGCGTAAAGGCTAAGCTTCAAAGGAAGCATTGCCACGGATGCGAAGTCAGGAAGTATCTCATGATAGTCAGGCATACGGAATGGGTCAGTCCTGACTTCTCCCATACTGTTTGCTATTCCTACTAGGTTCTCGCTACTGAGAGGATTGAGTGGCATAAATTGTTACCTTCTCCTGAAGTTGAACTTCAAACCATCTATGCCGGCCTGGTTTCTATTTGTTCTTATTCCGAATCTTCCAGACTCCATGGGGAATGCACTTCCTGGATAAAGTCCCTTCATCATATTCTCTCTCCAGCTATTAGCTCCTCTTATCATAGCGCCACCTGCTACTGTAGCTCCAAGAGTGTATAACGCCCCACGGGATACAGTTGATCCAGCTATTGACCCCATTGTGCGCCTTGTTCCCTTGAATATTCCCCTGATAATATCAGACATTCTTTCTCTCCAGTGGTATATTATGCGATAATATTCTACAATATATACCTGTAATATACCATAAGAGGTCTAAATGGGAAGACGCTTCACAGAGAACCAGCTTGCTGCGTTAAAGAAAGAAGTAACCGATCCCGAGGAACTACAGCTTTTATTACTCGCGGATGATCCTGTATTGTGGGGAGAAACATACCTATATGATCCAGACACAGGAGAAGATAAGTTTGAATGTAAAGAACAGTTCCTAGATCTTTTAAGGTGTCCTAGGCTTAATAGGGCTGCCCGGGTTGGCCGGCAACAGGGCAAAACTGTTCATCTCTGTGTTGACATTCTATACAAATGTGCCACAACCCAGAGGAATGTTATCCTTGTCTTTATCCCATCAAAGAAACATATGAACCGGATGCTTGAGATTGTCAGTAACCTACTTCGGACATCAGAATTAAAGGGTTCATATAAGATGGGGAAGAAGATAAAAGCCAGGGACTCTCTGGAGCCCGAATATGATTATGAGATAAGATGTAGCACTGGGTCGGTTGCAAGGTTCTTCTTTATGGATCAGAAACCAGATAAGGCGCGTGGACAGGCTGCAGATAGCATATACATAGATGAGGCAGAGTATCTTCCTGAGAAAGCATGGCCAGTTATAAATGGTATCATAAAGGGTGATCCTAACATTCCTATATGGGCATCATCAACTCCTTCCGGTCTAGAGGACACATGGTTCAGAAACTTCTGTGACAGGTGTAGTGACCCAAAGAACATAAACGGAGAGGAATTTCACCTCCCGTCGAATAAGGAGAAGAACTGGCCAGAAATAGAGAAGAGATTGAGAGATCTCATATTTGACGAAGTAACTTGGAAACTAGAGGTCTTGGCGGAATGGGCGGAGGCAAGAGGAGCAGTATATAAGAAGGACATAATAGATAGATCCATAGAAAGGGCTACAATAGGGGGGATATACCCTACCATGGAGGATCTGAGATCAACACTAGAGTATCAGCAAGGACGCAAGTTCATAGGCGTTGATTGGAACAACCCCCAAAATGGTGTCAGAATAATAGAACTTACCGAAATGTATGATATGCTATGGCTCACTCGTCATGAAACGATAGCATACGAGAAATATACCCAACTATCATCTGTGGATACCCTACTAGCCTTGGAAGATGAAAACAAGTACACTGTAATATCAGTAGATATGGGATATGGTGAAACTCAGATAGAACTTCTCACAAAGGGATTGTCTGACAGGCGGCTGGATCCGGCAAAGCTGCTAAATGTAGTTGACTCAGCAAAGAAGGAAACTGTTAATATCGTATATACTTCTCCTGAAGGAGGAAGACGCAGAGAGACAATTTCAGTGAGGGTAAAGACTAAGCTAGTTGGTCTAGTAAGCAAGTACTTGGAGACCAAGCTAGTTATCCCAAAGGAAGAGGACGAGTATAGGGAAGGGCTTGTTAAGGAAGTAAGGAACTTCAAGAGAAAGGAATCACTGCGAGAAGGAGGGTTCGTATACTCTGATAAAACCCATTCACTGTCTGCCCTTCAGATGTGTCTTCATGGGTATGATAAGGTTGATTCCAACATAGTAAGCGATAATACTATAGGTAGAGTAGCTACTGGTGACTTGGTAGAAATGGTAAAAGCAGCTAGGCCTGAAAGGTCAAATACATACGCTATAGCAGCAGGAAATCTGAACTATCGAGGAAATAGAGGAGGGAGAACAGCAGGGTTAAGTTATGGCAGACAAAGACGAACTGTTTTATAAACCAGATATACAAGAGCCTATAAGAGAAAGAGACCAGGCTCCAGACAAGGTAGTAGAGGAAAGGATATATAAGTCCCAGTTACAGGAAGAACTGGGCATACGCCCAGAAGATATACCAGACCCGTTAGCATCCTATGAAAGCAAATTCGAGGAGTATAGAAAAGTAGCCCTGGAGATAAAGGAAAGGGCTACATTCCTCCTGGACAAGACTATAGAAGACCTAGATCTCTATGTCGGAGATGCTCCAGTACATATCTTGGAGCTTATAACAGACCTTACTGATATAAGTTTTGTAGATGAAAACAACAATCTTAAACCCCCTACTGACCCTGTCTATACGTTACCAGTAGAAGTAGCGAAGTGCATCTTCAGAGTAGCTGGAAAGTATGAGCCGAAGGGTAGAGAAAAGGATCTACTAGCGTCGGCTAAAAGCTTCGACAGTAAATCCTTTACCGATACTGTAAAGAAGAAGATGGAGAGTAGGAGTTATACACAGTCAATTATGTATGGACTTCAGCTTCTCCTTACTGTTCTGAAACTGTCCCACGTTATAGCTGTGCACTATTCTGTAGGCTATCTGTGTGGTTTCTTCAAGGGGAAGATAAAGATAAAGATACGCTTTAAGATTCCCAAACCTGTAAATAAGAGAATTACCGTATTCAATAAGTGTGTAGGAGATTGGATTTCTAACGAAGTAATAGCTCCAGTAGAGAGAAAACTCCTTACGGTAGTTGGATATAGTTGCAAGACGAAACAGAAACCAATAAAGAGATGTGACTCTGAGAGTTGGAGAAAGATTGATTTCACAGAAGTAAACTGTTGTGAAATGTCACCTATAAACTTCGGTGGGACATCAAACCCAGATAAATTCATACAAACGAGCTGCTGGAAGAGAATAGTAAGATCCGAACTAGATCCTAACTATACCGCAAAGAGAACTATATGCAGTTATGCAACAGCTAAGCAGATAGATTGGACAAGTGAAGGATCTTCCTCCAGGTCTTCTGGTACAACTGGTATATCGGGCCCGGGGTCGTGGGAAGACGAAGTGTCAGAGTATGAGGCCCAGGCTGCAAACATAGTAGGAGCTTATATAGAGACTAGGCCATCCTCATCCGGGAACATGGATCCTCAAAACATACCTACGTTATCAAAATCAATTGAAACGGCAGATGCCGGCGTGGTAATGACTGATAGTGTTCTCAGTTCTATAAAGAACAACAGGAGATATGAGAGAACAGGATACAGCGAGGAACCGTGGGATTGTTTTGGCATGGAAGATTCTGATCAAAGGACCCCGGAAGAGCGAATGATGGCTGCCATAAACGATGCAGCAGGTAAGTGGCTTCCGAAAAGTGGGGTTCCCATAGAGGGTAAATCCTATTTCCAGTTTCTAGAGTCTATAGACTCAGTACTATCTACTATATTGATGTACGCTGATAAGATAGTATCTGCTGTTGCAAATTTGTCGAAATGGGGGTCATCTAAGCAACTATGCTGTTTCGTGTACCTTCTCACAGCGTTTGCTACAATATGGCATTCTCTCGTGAAAAGAGGAACATTTTGTCCTGATATGGCCTATGCTGATGCCTTCAGAAATGAACTGAGGTGGGCATATAACCTTAGAAATAACAAGGATATGCAAGAGCTTACAAAGCTGCTTCAGGTTATAAAGAATATAGTAGATATATTCATAAACAAGATGAAGCGCCAAATAATGATCTCTGGGTTCGTTCTTCCACTTGGTGAGATGTGGCAAATGATCAAAGTGGTAGTATCAAATGGTCTGTCAGAGTTCCTTGATATACTATTTGGGCCCCTTGATGAAGTGCTGGCCGGCATGCAGACTATTCCTGAAGTAAGACATATGATGAATAATAACTGCTTTGGTTTTGGGGACTTCCTAAAATTCCTGCTATGTTTACTGGGCAACCTTAAATGGGGAATAATAAACAACATAATGAGTGTTCTTGACTTTACTCTTCCTGACATTGTTCTGCTGCAGGACATTATGTTGTCCAGAATGAGGTTAAAATCTCTTGAATCCCTATCCAAGTTGCTCGGAAACGTTATAGCGCTTATACTAGGGTTGAAAGACTGCTATGATCCTAATGAGTTGCCTTCTCAGATAGTACAAGAAGAGCTTAATAATGAGTACAGTAACGCGGAAAGTCTGGCCCAGCTCATGGGTCTAGAGGGACTCGAAAAGTTAGACGAATATAGTACTCCTATACTATCTGATTCTGCTCTTTTCACTCCGGACGAGCAAGATGCCATTGATAATAAACAAGGTGGGATAGCTCGCCAGTTTGGAGACTTTGGGCACGCTGCCAAAGAAATAGCAGACAATGTCATGTCTGGCAAAGATCTCTCTGTACAGAGATTCATAGACCCAGAAACAGGGGAGATTGTTTCCTTCGGATCGTTTGTAACGATGATGGAAGATATGAGTGGGGTAACTGTAAGCGAAATCCAGGAGTCTATGCTGCATATATTTGATATACTCAGAGGATATGGTGACGAAGATGTTTGATAGTATGTCCAGGAAAAGAACAGAGAGGAAGTTCAACAAGCTATATGATAAAGCTATTTCGGAGAAGCAAAGAGATATCACACCTAAGCTATTTGAGGAACATTCAAATGGGGTGGGTGATGATTTCCATGTAGTAGTAGGAAAGAGTTTATTCTCTAAGGATCGACCTTCTACTAGGAAAGTATCCAAGTATCTTACGGAAAGAAGAAGATCGCAATCTGTGAGTTTGCTTAACAGTACTATCATGAGATCCCCATACCTATACGAAAGGATAGATACCTTCTATGATAGGGAATCCTACTTCTCGAGATCTCTCATTAGACAAGTAGAAACAATGATGAGGAATGGATATGAGTTCACATCAGAAGATCCCAGGAAACTAGCTACTACCAAACAGGAATTTACCAGGATACAGATGGATAGTGGGATGCCTCTAAACCAGTTCCTATTCACAATGGGCATGAACCTGCTGAAATACGGCATAGCCATAGTTCATAAGGTAAGAGAGAGGGTAAAAGACCCAGTAGCGGTAGATGACAAGAGGAAAAGTAGAGTTACTAGATTGAGATTCGTAAAACCCCACACAGCAAATTTCTATGTGAACAATAAAGGAAAGATAATAGGGGTATGGGATGGGAACTCAAATTATATATCTCAGGCGATACAGGGATATCTGGCTAATAATAAGCAGCAGAAGTTCAACGGTATATTAGCAGAAGATCTATTCATAGCCTACATGAGTGACCCCGGGGATGATATATTCCCAGAACCTCCCTGTTTTCAAATGCTGGATGATGTTCTTACTCTCAGATCTATAGAAGAAACTGTAGAACTACTATGTTTTCAATATGGATCCCCGCTGCTTCATGCCAAGGTAGGTAATGATGACTATCTTCCAACACCAGATGAGATAGATATTGTAAATGACCAACTTGTAAATGTAGCTCCGAATGGAATGATTACTACGGACCATAGGGTGAAAATAGACGTTGTCAACATCCAGGATGGAATAGCAAATCTCATACCGTTCTTGGAACACTTCAAGAATAGGGTACTAATGGGGTCAGGCAGTTCTCCCATATCTATAGGAGAAGGTGATACTGCTAACAGGAACACTGCTGAGAGTATAGATGATGCTCTCGCTGACCACTGTACCTATGTAGCTAACGCAATATGCGATCCAATCAACCATAATCTCATACCAGATCTACTGGTAAGATCGGAAACACCATGGTCTGAAACAGACCTTTTCGATGTGAACGGAGAGCTAAACGTACGTCTAGAGTTCAATGAAACAAGGTTAGAAAAGCAAATAGCCAGGGACAATAATGTCATAAACCTATGGGAGGGTAATCTATTAAGATTCCCAGAGGCAAGACGTATCCTGAAGAAGGGCCCGCTAAGGCGTGGTGAAGAGAAGGAATTATATGTTAATATGGTTCAAATACCACTGAAGGAAGCGGGAGTTAAAGATCCTTTTGCTGATACTTCAGTGAAGAATAAGACTACATCCCAGAACCAGCCTACTAACCAGTATGGTACAAAGGCCGGCCCGGGATCTAGAAAAGACTAATTACAGCAGGTGCCGTTATGGCAAAACTCACTACAAAGAAGAGGAAAAGACTACCAGATTCAGCATTCTGCGGCCCAAATCGCTCGTTCCCGGCTCATGATTGCAGCCATGTAAAGGCTGGCCTATCACTGTTGGGAAGGTATAAGGGCCCCGGGAGTAAGGCAAGCATACGAGCATGCCTTTACAGAAAGGCGAAGAAGATGAACTGCTTCAAGTCTGATTCAATAGCTATGGCAGAAACTAGTGTCCTCATAGAGCTTGTAAAGATGTATGAGGATGATGCAATAGGATTTGCTGACATAGCATCCTTGGTATCGGAAATGTGCAATGGTAAAGTACTACCTAAAGATATGTCCAACATATTGGTTATGATGGAGAAGGGATATGTCGAAAGGGGTTTTTCCTTATTGAATAAGCTTTTGGCGGGATAATAGGCTTCTGCAGTAATCCCGTTGTACACTATCACATAGATAGTATAAAATATAACTTTACTAATGAGGTATTATTATGCGCCTGAGTATATTCAATTATGGTTTGGATCCTAACGCTACAGTCCCAAGGGCGGCCAAAGCCGAGGATGACAAACTAGTATCCCTGGCTGAAGAAGTCATAGAGAAACATAACTTTGGTAAAGGTGCTGTAGTAGTATCAGAAGCATTTCATACCGGATTACCTAACTTCAACAAGAGAATTTACATGGAGAAGGGTATGAAAGAGGCAGTAAGCACCTTTTATACTCCCCATATCACTCCATTTCTCATGCATCATGAGATGGGAGGTGGTAGTTTTCTTTCTGATGGTAATCCTACTCTGATATCTGTAGGTTCAAACTTGTTTGCGGCTTACTATAGGAAGAAAACCGAGACGGCCACTGGACTAGCTTCTGGGTATGGAAAGGTAGCCACCTTTGTACCAGAAACTTCCAAAGTTGGCGAACAGAGTGCTATAGACGCACTACAATCTCGGAGACTTCTCACTGTTTCTATAGGTGCAAAAGTAAACGACAGTGATTATAGATGTTCCATATGTGGCCTATCCAGGTATGATAGCGAGTGTGCTCATACACTTGGAGAAGAGTACGATAGTGAGATATGCTACGCGGAAGTGTATAACCCGTTGTTTAGAGAGTACTCTGTCGTGTATAATCCATCTGACATCAACGCTATTATACGAAGAGTTGATGTTATGGAAGGCGAAGATAAGAATGATCAGAGGCAAGAAATAGACCAGAATCCTGCTATGGGATATATAAATATCTACGATAGTGTAGGAAAGAGGTTTTACCCATCTGCTTCTACAAGTACAAAAGAAGGTGGTGATACGATGAGTGATACTAAACCCACGGCATCCGAGATTGATAAGCTTTTGGTACAATATCAAGAGACAATAAAGGCAAAGGATGCTATTATAGCAGACAAGGACCTTGTTATTTCCGCTCTAGCAAGGGCTTTAAGTGACAAACTGAGTGCGGAAGTTTCTATTCCCGATGAAGACATAATTCCTGAATCAGATGACACTGATGAAACGGATCCCGGGGATGAAGAGGAAACTACCGATGATGGTGAGCCTGAAGGAGACGAGACTCCTGAAGAGGAGCCAGCAGACGAGGAACCAGCGGGGGAAAGTGACGATCCTCCTGAAGGAGAAACCGATTCTGATGGTAGTGATACAGATGAGACTGGTAATAGAGCCGATGGCTCTCCAGATAACGGCCAGCCTGGTGAGAGCTCAAGTGCGGGTGTAGCTACTGATACGGCTGAAGAGTCGGATCAGGCCGGACAAACTCAAGAGGCAGCTCCTCAATCAGAAACACCTGATGAGGGCGACGGCAGTACAGATACTAAGGCACCTAGTGTCAAGAGTGTCAGGGAAATGCTGTTAAGTGGGCGCTTTTCGAGGCAACTTCCACCGACCAGCAGACCCAAGGGACTCCCTAGGAGACCCATAACGGTTGCCAAAGCAGCCGAATAAACCAATAAAGTCGAGGTGAAGACATGAGTTCAGATCTCTTCTACAATCCGACTGGTAGCGACTTTACCGGCAAGCTTCCTATGAAGACTGTCAGTAAGCTTGCATACCTTGACAGTATTGAAGACCTTTACAGATACAATGGAGAAGTATCAGTAGGTGCATATTATCCTGTTAGGGTTCTCCCCTCGGTGTCTATTGATTTAGATGCTGAGTGGCCGGTAGTTATGCCTGCGGGAACAATCGTAAGCGTTGTTCCTATAAAGGATGCTCTAGGTTATACAGCGGATGATAATGAGTCTGGTATTCGTCAGAGCGGCACAGTTTATGTATCCATAAGTGCAATCGACAGCACAGCTTTGGAAAAGAATATTAATTTCCTCTATACCAAAGAAGTGGCTGGGTTGCTGGTGCCAGCAAATGGCGGAACTCAGACGAACGACGCATACACTGACGATTGCGGGACATATGGTATTCTCACAATGTCTGGGACTGTTGCTGAAGCTGGTGATACGTTCACCAGAGCGGCAAACTATCCAATAGGCATTGTCAACAACTCAGTGTACGCAGACATGAGGTACAGGTACCTCAACTATGACGCTAGGCAAGGAAGTAACAGTCAGGCTGTTGCTCTGGACGGCGTTATCACAATTCCATATATCACAATATATGGTGCTGGTGTTACAGACACAGTTCTCGCGGCCGTAAGAACAGCTGTTGATGCAAAACATCAATATGCATGGTTCACTGGTGCAGATGCTGACACTGTAAATGCCTACATCAAACCTGGTTGCTTCTTGATGCCAGACATCAAGGGTAAGTTCACCAACTATGATTCGGTTGATGAACACCAGAAGTTTGCAAAGATAATCGAGACCAAACACAGGGTCCCATGGGCTCTTGATGAGTTGATAGACTCGATTCCTAATTCTGGCATGAAGGGTACAGATACTGGCGGTCTTAAAGCCAGGATGTATCATTTCATCAAACAGATCCTGACTCAAACAGCAGTCAAGGGTGCCACTTATGCGGCTGTAAAGGCCAACCAAAAGAGCATTCTCCATACTGCTGTACTAACTGACACCGCCAACGTCACGATTGCCATAGGCATGATGGATGTTGCGTTCGGTAGCTTGAAATAAGAGAGATAAGGGGGTAATCATACAATGAGAAACGTAAAGGCTAACAGCCCATTGCGCCACGTCGAATCCTATGATCCGAACAAATCTCTCGAGAGAGCGGAAGCCAGTCTTGAAAAGGAAGGGTATTGTGTTAAAGACGAAAACGGCGAATACACCGACGAGTTCGTCCGCAGCGTTACAGAACGTGACGCAGCTGACATAAACGAGATCCTTAACGCTTTCGCTACAGGCAAGCTAGCCGGAGAGAATGTGACGCTCAAAGAGATCATGACCTCTGTGGATTTCCCGCAGCTGTTCTATGCAGCTACAGAAATCCTTATGAAGAGCAGGATAGTCCCGGATAGACTTATATCCAGGAACCTTTTCGAAACAATTCCCTACGCAGGTAACGCGATCAACGTAACGATCAGGACCCTGGGTGGAGTAGAAGTTGAGGAAGTTCCGGAAGGATCTAAGTATCCCGAAACCTCTAGTGCTGTTTCTGACCAGGCATTCAGGATCTACCTGGAAATCAAGAAATATGGTGCTAAGGTAGCAGGAACAAGGGAACTCCTTGAGTCTGACAACTGGGGAATATTCGCCTACACAGTGAAATCCCTGGCAGATGAGCTCCTTAACAAGAAAGAGGCCCTCTGTGTTAAGATGCTGAATGAAATGGCAGGGCATACCCTTAAAGACAATGCAGACGCTGCAAATGTCCAGCTGGGTTCCTGTACAGGCCGCGGCATTGACGGTGCCCAAAATGGCGCCCTCGGTTTAGATGACATCATGGAAATCCTGGCATGGATGGAAATGAGGGGGTATATGATAGACACTATCATGATACACCCATTCGCATGGGCTCTATGGGCTCGTGATACCGAGATCAGGGAAGTCATGATGGGTAATGGTGTAACCTACATTCCTCAGGGTGGACCAGCTCCTGGCTGGGATCCAATGCCATGGGGTTCGCTAGGTCAGCCATGGAGTAAGTACGGTGGAGCTGGAACACAGTCCCTTACGCCTGCAGCAGCTAATGCAGCCGGCGCTTCGAGCTGGAACGCTCCTGATTCACTGTATGGCAAGCTCGGTATAGGCACAGGTTATGCATGGCCTAACCTGACTCCTTTCGGAGCTACATACTACACTACTCCAAAACACGTTGATCGTCCTTTCAAGATCCTTGTTACTCCTCTGGTGCCTTACTACCAGATATCAGGAGGAAGCAAGGCCGGTAAATATGCGTGCAATATCGTGTTTGCTGACTCGAGAAAGTGCGGTCTTATACTGCAGAAAGAGAATCCAACCATGGAACAGTGGGCAGATATAGAGAGAGAAATCAACTATATCAAGATCCGCGAGAGATATGGTATGGCCCTCCAGGAGCAGGGTAGAGCCGTAGCGGTTGCAAGGAATGTTGTTATTGACAGGACCTATGCTTTTGACAATGTCAACAGCCAGACTCTGTCAGCACTAACGACAACCACCAACCTGGTGTAAGATAATAAAGATCAGAAGATCTTGATTATAACGGAAGCCGACCCCTTAATTGGGGCCGGCTTTCTTGTATCTAATACGGTATTTATGGTAGAATATCTCAGACTAACACACTATAGGAGGACTTGAAACATGGGAACAGGTAATCAACAAGCTTTAAAGCCGGCTATACCAGCCGAGGAAGTAACCCCAGATGTAGTAAGAGATGGAGTTACTATAGCTCTGGGAAACAGGGATGTCTTTTGGAAAACTGACTCAGGTAGCGTGTCCCTGAACGCATTCACCGGTGACATATCTACCAAGGTTGCTGGAAGAGGCCTGTCTGATATGGATGTTATGGCTATAGTTAATGGTGTAAGATCTGGGAGAATAATGATAGTAGACAAATTGATAAAGGGCGATCCAGTGGATACTACTCTTTTAACGTCTGAATATGCTCCCGGGGCCCGTAAACTGTTAGATTATAACGATGGAGAATTCAGGGAAGCAGTAGAAAGCAATTTCTCTATCAAACTTCTAAAAACAGCTCTATCACTTGAGAAGAGTGGAGCAAATCGGAAGGAAAGGATAAAACTACTGGGCGATAAGTTGCTCGAGATTATGGAAAGCAGATAATGGCAATAACCGTTGTAAGCACCACTCCGGCCTCAGGGTCAACAGAACAGTATATTGATTACAGTATCTTTGTACAGTTTAGTGCTGAAATAGAGTCGTCATATCTAGACAGTACGTATTTCAAGATATATCGTACAAACGAGTCCCACACATCGTTCTATGAGCTAGTTGCAGTTACCGTGTCTAAAGATGGGGCCGTTGTAGAAATAGACCCTATGTCGAACCTGAGACCGTCAGAGTACTACACTCTGATTATAGTTGGGGGCACAGCGGGAATACAGTCTATAACTGGGGATACTCTGGGCTCTAACTCTGTTATCTACTGGAAAACAGCAGCTACGATATCCCCGGTTACTAGTACACCCGGGGTAATACCCGATGTAGTACTATATCAAGATGGGGATCGTACTGACGACGAATATGAGCCTTCTTCTGATGCATTCTCAGCTACCGGTTCCGGCGCCGCGATTTCTCTGGTATCTACTTTCCCTACCAATAAGAGTGTTGGAGTTACTACTCTAGATAATCTGATATTCCTGTATAACGACGATATAGCTTCGGATTTAACTGTACCAGTCAACATTCTGAAAGGCAGATATAATGATCTACCTGTTGATATGGATCCGTTTGGGGATAGAAGTATTACAATAACTGGAGTAGTTTCGTACGATAACCAGGTTGTTTTCTCCATGTCCGGGATTGTTGATAGTGAGAACAAAGAGTACACTTTTACAATGGCTCCCGGTGTAATACGAGGAGAAACACGTGAAGGGGTGGATTCTAGAACTCATGAAATAAAGCTCATGGGCCCACTAGATCCTGTTTATGCTACTCCTGACCAAATATCCACCAGGGTTACGGGTTGGGACGCAGAGGTAGACACATCATTCACAGACTATGACCTATGGAAACTTATCCTTGAAGCATCAACCTGGGTTAGGGATGTCTACGGTGCTACTATGACTGAAGACAATATGATCCAGGTGAACAAGCTTACCATTTGTCTGGTTCTTCTAGAAATGTTCATACGTGGATTCATCTTATCTGGAGGAGTCAGAGCCAGAACTCTTCTAGCTATCAGAGTGGATTATGAGCAAACGGATTGGAATACGGTAGTAGATGAGCTAGAGAAATGTATAAGAGATTCTATGCCTGATGATGTTGCATCTGCCGGTGGAGTAGCTATAGGGATTAAATCCGGTGCCGGATTAAACAGTATAGCTGGCTTTAACACCAAGAGATATGGGATATACCGATAATGCCTAGATGGATTAACATGAGGAGGCACGCCCGGGCCCTCACCAGAGGGGATCGTATAACTGTTTCCCAGGGTAAGTGGATAGTTCTCAGACTCATGAGAATTGGCCATTATTCAGAATACTGGAATAATGATAGGCAAGAAGCTATCGGTGGGCCAAAATGGCTATACGATGATATTGTCTTGAGGGCAATTTCCAGGCCCGGTTCAGTACAGGCAGCGCTCCCGGGAATATCCCAGACAGCAGAAAACGTCATAGGGACTGCAGGTATAGAAGATGTCTCCCAGATGATATACGCTATAGAGATAACAGAGGATCTAGTAAGATATCCTATGGAGGGAGACAGAATATATGAAATAACTGATTTTGCCAGCAGAACTAAACCTATTCCGCCACTGACTGCCACCAGTATGTACGAGGTACTCAATATGATACCGGATATAGGAGACCATGGTAGAGTAGAAATCCTGTATCTTCATACCATAAGGAGAGCAGGGGAGTCATAGAAATGGCTATTAACTATTATGGAATTCCACAGAATCCTGCTTTTGATATGGATTCTTACCTAGAATTAAGGGACAAAGTAGAGGCATATAGACACCATATATGGACTTCTGATATCCTGGACCATCTAAGACTCCCAGGGCAAACAAGTATATGGGATCTTCTGATATATGTGGGAAAATGCCTAGAAGAATGGTTGGAAAACGTAGGCTATTCTGGTGAAAACATACTGTATTCGCCAGCCTATCCTGATATCATATATTCATTGCATGGGAGTTCTACTGCTACACAGGACTCTCCGCATAGAAAGGTTCAGCCCATCATAAGCTACATGGTGGAAAGAAGAGAGCCGGATTCCCAAGGTAAAAGCCCCTTCTCAGGAAAGGGTAAAATGTGGAAATTCAGGAACTGCGGAGAGTATAAGAGCCCTACAGGTGAAACTTATAGGGTAAGATACAAGTCCTGGGAAAGTCAAGTGAACTTTTCCTGTATACATAGGTCTGGGACAGAAGCGGAGGCATTGTGTATCGGATTTGAACAGTTTATGGATCTGAACGAGAAGCACTTCCTGGAGGCTGGTATGAATAGAATGGTAGCCATGGGAAGATCTCCAGAACCAAACGTAGTTCTGCAGAATGCTGGAGTTCATTATCGTGAAACAAAGTTCTGGTTTAGAACACAGGAGTTCCAATTCGCTGGACCGTTTGCTAATATTACTGACGTCGATCTTGACGTCTCAGTTCAGACTTAAGGGTCTGGACTATCTTCTCTGGGAGGTAAAATATGAGCCTTGAAGAATACAACGGTGTACGCTCAACGATCATAGATCAGAAGACTAACCCTCCTGTTGGTAATGTATCCAGACAAAGTACATTCATCTTCGGGACGGCCAAGTCAGGCCCAAGACATACCCCTACTAGAGTAACCACAGATAGTGTCAGAAGTATATTCGGGGAGGTTCCCATAGACTCCAGTTTTGATACTTCTCTTGTACGTGGTTACTATGAGTACATACAGTCATGTAAGGGCACTCCTGATGTTTCTTTGATCAGAGTTGGTACCACATCACCGGCCAGAATAGACCTATACGAGAATGTAACTACCCTATCTGGGGAGTTAAGCTATACTCTAGACGGAAGTACTCCATCTAAATCCATGTATATTCAAGCTTTGACCGAAGGGTCAGAGATGAATGCTACAACTGTGGAAGTCACAGAGGATGATACAACTGGATTACCTTCGTATATGGAAATAGAACTTCCGGACGGGACTGTAGCTGGCTATAATCTTTCTCCATCTTCCAGTGCGGCTGGAGTGGTTACACGTGTTTCAGAACTATGCGCGTATATAAACTCCAATTCCTCATTGAATGAGTACATAGTAGCAGGGTTCACTGCTCTAGAAGAGACAATTGAACTCACTATTACAGCCGTTAGTGGAGAATTAACAAGAACATATGAGATAGAGCCCGATGCCCCGGCTGTTAACGAGTCATGGGGAGATAAACTCATAGCTGTAAAAGAAGCATATCAATCACAAACTATTTCAGGAGAAGTAGATGCTGGCGATATGACTGCAGAATTACCTGTTATTCCTGTAAAGAGTATGAACGAAGGAGTTCCGACAATAACGGACTTTATAAGGTTCTCTACTCTTGAAACCGTTGTAACAGTAACGCCTGATCTTGTGGGTCAAACAAACTATGAGGCAGATCTGTACTGTGCATCAGTTACTGGATGGGATAATAGCTACGACATTTCAGGAAACTCTGAGCATGGATGGAGCTTTAAGCTCTATGTTAAACGTTCAGGTTCCACTTCCAACACAGAACTTACCGTAGATACAGATTATACTATCGACTCTACGAATGGGGCGGTAACTATAATAGCTGCTCTTCAGGTAGGGGATGTGTATTATGCGACTTACCGGTATGAGGTTTCTTACTCTGAGGCCAAGAGGCGGTCAGAGTTAACTAGTGGATCGGCTAGGAGCTACTTCATTACTGGAGATGAGATCATATTTGGTGCGGCTCAGCCGGCCGATATGTTGGTATACTATACTACCAACGTATATATGGATTCATCTGATATAACTATCAACAGCTTTCTTGACCCTGTTATCACGTTCAACAATGCTGATAATCTGCCGGAAGAAGGTGGTACGGTATACCTCACTATACAGTATGAGCCAGAACTACCGGCGGCCAGTGGGAAAGTATTGCCTGGTAGTGTAACACAGCCGGGTTCACTAAGTGGTGGATCAGATGGTCGTATCCTGAGCAAGAAAGACTACGAAGACGCTGTAGTAGATGCTCTTGTAGCAGTCGACCTTTACCCAAGGCGCCATAACGTAATTATGGGGTGTTACCTTGACGATACTGTATCAGGATACAACGCTGAAACAGGTCTTGCAGAGAATCAAGCTCTCAATATGTGGTCAACATTCTTGCCATATATAGATAGGGCATCTAATCTTACCAATGAGTGTGATATGGAGATTCCAGTTAGACCATGTGCAGACCTGACACAGGATAATGTAAACACCTGGATCGGTAAGCTGATAAACAACTCGGATACAGACCCAAATAGACCAGCTAATATCATAGACTCGGTCAACAACTTCCGTGCTGAAGCTCCTCTAGGGGTTCTCATTGTGACCATTCCAGAAGTAAACGGCGGTAGAAGGTACTTTGCTAACCCTGGCTGTATATATGCCGGCTACAAGCAAAATATGCCATACGATAGGTCAGCTACCCATGACTTCCTTCCTGGTAATATTAAAGACCTTGGTGTCAAGATCTTTAACGCGGAGACAATAGGCAAGTTAAACCTGAAAAGGTATACAACTGCTATACTTGACTACGCGGGGAGATTCATATGGGCAGATGCTCCTACTCTCGGTATAAAGTACCGGTCCCAGTTTGACAGACAGTTTGTCAGGGATACCGTATACCTTGCGGTAGGTATGGCACGAGAAGTAGCTGAGAAGTACATTGGTAAACCAAGGCTACCTCAGTATATAATATCTATGAAGAAGGATGTTTCGAAAGCTCTGGACATGCTAGTTCCGGATGTTCTCAACGACTTCTATGTAGATGTTGTACCAGTAGTTGATGGATACATCACTGGTAAGACTAAACTGAGAATGATGCTGGTAACAGCTAAAGAAATCAGGACGGTCGAGATAGAGACTTCCGTCAGCTTGGTACAGTAAGGAGGTAATAAATGAGTGTAGAAGGTTCAAACAGCGTAGTATCTCAGTTTACACAAACATATACTACGTTTAGTGGTGTCGATATAACGGCCCTGTTTGATGATATGACAGTAATGACTGTTCAGGGTATTGCAGTGTCAATTACCCGAGAAAAGGTCCCTGTCTACGTTTTCGGAAGAGCAAGGCCAGTCTCCATATCGCGTGGAAAGAGAGGTATAGCTGGAACTTTACAGTTCGTTCTGTTTGACAGAGACGCGCTATACCATCTCATGCAAAATCCAGATCACTTCTATTACGCACATGCGGATGAAGTAAACTGGCTCACAAATGCGGCAAATATGGCCAATTACCCAGGTCAACAGGGTACTGCTCAGATGGAAGACGGAACACAGCGTCCAGCTGGAGTTGCCAGGTCCCAAACAGCAATACCCGACTACATGGATCAAATATGGCCATTTGACGTAACTCTGGTTGCCCAGAATGAGTATGGGCAAGGAGCATGGTCAGCCATAATAGGTCTGGAGATCATAAACGAAGGTGGTGGTATCAGTATGGATGATCTCACCAATGAAGAGCAAGCGACATATATCGCGTTGCATAGAGTCCCATGGACAACCCTCTCACCTCTAGATAGAGATGAAGGTAATACCGACTACTGGGTATCTCAAGTACAGCTTTCAACAGATGGCAGGCTTGGTATATTTGGTGGCCGTCCTGGTGAGGATTCTACCTTCGTTCCTGCTGGATATAACGAGGATGCGTATACTTATACAGCTAATCCTACTGAAGACGTTGTATATCCCAGCACCTAACAATTAAGGCAGTTCCTCCTTTCCGTTAGTCCTCCACTCTCCATCTAACAAGATAGAGAGCGAAGCCGGGTCAGAAATGGCCCGGTTTCTTTATATTACAGTTGCAAAAAGCTACAGTATACGTTAACTTTTGCACTTAGAATATCATAGGTTGCGCATTATTGCGCTATGGTGATATAATTCATGAGAGGTATGACATATATGAGAAAGAGGGGAAACTACGTCAAATGCCCACTATGTGGGGGAAAGGGACAGGTGCAAGACAAGGATACTAAGGAACTGCTACCGTGTCCCAAATGTGACAGAGGCTTTATCCATGTGTCTGATGTTGGTTCAACAATGATATTTGATGAGGATGATGGTTATATAGACTAATGGCTACTACAGATATTGACTCTCGTATAGCTAATATCGATCCAGATAAGGTAGATGATTATATATCATCACCGATGTATCCTACAGTAATGGACTACCCTGAGTCTATATCCGTTGGGGATAAGCTGTTTCCGTTGCTGTATATATACTATTTTGGGAACCCAACAGATTATTCAAAGATATCAAACACCAATCTATTCACCAAAGGTATGGAAGACTATATAGAGTTGATATCTGCGGTAGGTGGTTATTCTGAGTCTAAAAGTGCCCAGATGATAACAACATGGGTCAAAAGCACACAGGCGCTGAAGAAGTTCCGTCTTATGTTTGACTCAGCATGCAAGAATAACCCGCAATTCGTATGGCTTATGGCAAACGCAGCATCTGCAGCAATGAAGAAGTACTCTAGTAGATTAAGTTACGATGATGAGAGGCCTCTACCTGGGTCAACATATTACAGACAACATTTGCCCAACGGGAAAACAAAGTTCTCATCTGTCCCTGCTATAAATGGAAATACTGGTACTGATATAGGAACCTCCATGGAAGCTCTCAGAATACTATTTGAGAACGGACTTCTTACCTACGACTATGACCTGGGGATAAGGCCAATCAACATATTCACTGGAGAAATGTCAGAGGAGAAAGAGGAACTAAACAAGGAAAATGTTACTGCAAGATACTTAGGCCTCCCGACAAGAGGAATATTCACTGCCAGTAAAACCAAGAAGGGGTCCTCTATGTATCATACCTTTTCCGGTATAGATATAAATGCCCTAGCGTCTCTAGACACCAATGTTGCTGACCTGAACCAGCTGCTCTCATTATCCTGGTCCATACATAGGGGAACAACCTCTCTGAGAACTGTTGGGAAGGCTTCTCCCGGAGGTAGAGTTAAAGGGGGCAGAACTGTTGCTGGCACTATGGTATTCGCGCTAACTGACCATCACCCACTACGGGATATTATCCCTGATACCTGGGAGGGGAGAAAGACTCAAGTGCTTAATGATCCAGACAACTGGAAGCCCCTTGTAATGGCGGACGAGATTCCAGGGTTTGATCTAGTATTAACCCTTACCAACGAGTACGGGTTTGCTGCTATCACTACGCTGTATGGTGTTCAAATAGCTGACGAGGGTGGGGTCTTCGGAATGGATAACCTTATGACTGAAATGGTACTACAGTATACAGCTGTAGCTATGGATCCTATAATGGAAGTATCTCTGGATGAGAATGGGGTCATAGATCCTTTTGGTATCCTACAGGGGGGTTATTCCAAAATGTGGAGAAAGCGGGAACTCATATCAGCCGGCGCTGGATTCTCAGACTTGGAAGCAGCATATGAGAGGTATTATGATACAGTACTATTCACTCCGAAAGTAAGAAGTAAATAACTATAATGGCCACAATCAAAGATGCTACTGGCCCTAGGGCCGCCAGCAAGGCAAAGCCTATTAACGCACCTATTACATGTCCAAAAGCTGATAACATTAGGGGTACTCCCAGTTAATACCATCAGTAGTGTATCTGTTGTATAAAACGTAGTAGTGCTCCTGGTCGTCTGAATTCCACTCATAATAACCACCAACGATGTTCCATATTTTATCCTTGTATACTATTGCACTATAAGCCGGAAACGAGAAATTGTATGGGCAACCCGTACCGTAAAGTGAATCCATGGATACTCTGGACCAGTTCTCTAAATCGTCTATAGTGGTATTCCATATATCATATAACTTTTGAGGAACTGTACCATATGCTTCTCTTCCTCCCATTACCCAGAACTTATTGTTATAAACAAGAAACGCATGGCCTGTTCTATGCGGGACCAGCGTGTCTAGAGTTATGGCTTCCCACGTAACAGCATTATCTGATACAAACAGACCACTGCCTGAAGATATATATATTCTACCGTCATATACGACACATCTAGGATGTCCAGATTCTAGGTTAGAATTATAACATCGCCAGGTTTCTCCATCGGTAGATGAACAAGCTGTACTGGCAGCTTCTAAGGAAGTGTGCATTCCACCTATGACCCACATCGCACCATTGAAAACTATGAGAGAATGATATGCTCTTTTCCCGAAGGGGGCATGTTCTGTTACACAAGTCCAGTCTTTGCCATTAGAGGATGACCATACGTCGTCTTCATATTCGTAAGCTGGTGTAGGACCATCTGATAATTCTCCACCAGTGATCCATAGCTTCCCATTGTACTCTACTATTCCATCCATCACCCTGGGAGGAAATTCTGGTTTGTCCTTTATAAGAGTCCAGTCTTTGCCATTCTTCGAAGAATATATTCCACCATAGTCTACTACTCCGCCGTACTCTGTGTGGTAACCACAGTGGACAAATATCTTGTCCTTGAATATTGTGACTGTAGGCCAGCTCAATGCCGGAAGTTCGTCGTATATTACTTCCTCTTCCAATCCACATCCTGGCAACAGAATGATAATGATGGCTATAATCTGAAATATCACTGGTTTCATAACTTTCACCTCACCTATACCAAATGTCCCATGCCCAGCGGTCAGCTCCTTCACCTGTCAGCATAATAAGCTTATCTTTAAAAGATTCCATAGTATGCCCGCGTCTGGGTATAACTTCGCTATTAAAGCTTACAGGATTCCATGTTATACCGTCAGATGACGACCAGGTGTCGTCACGGCGGCCAAAGGTGTAAGGGCTTTCATCATCAAAATGTACCCTTAAACATACAGCAGTACAGTAGGCGTCATGTGTATATTCAATAGTGCCGTAACTTACCAGTGTGACCCCAACTTCCAAATCTGTAATTTCCGCCCAGGTCCAGGGCACCCCGGTGTCCGGGTTGTCTGTCCAGGTGTATGTTCTGCCTTCATAATTGCCTGTTGTAGATATTATTGGATCCAGATCTGTAGATTCAAATATAGAACCGTTTGTCATTATAGCTGCCCTCGCATTTGCAGAGGAACCGCTCCTTCTCACAGAAACAAACACCTCTATGCTTGCTATATAGCCGCCCCAGGCCAGAGGATTGTCCTCTACCTCGTAGAGGTCCCTGTAAGTGCCTCCGGATGGAGGACCGCCTTCAGTAGATACCCTGGTTATATCACCATCTATTTCTCCCGGATCATTTACACTGCTGTAATGCGGAGAAGATGGGGGATACGGCATGCTGGTTTCTGAACCATCGCCAGTCACCATCAGTACACCTACTGCCGGGATCCCATACTCTCCGCCGTTGATCCATAACTTCCCGTCATGCACTGCGGAAGCAAACATTGCTCGTGTTCCAAAACCTATACCAGCTGGAGGTACTTTGTCCCATACAAGGCCGTCAGACGAATGCCACACTTCTGAACTATAGGTATAGCCAGTTATAAGACCATACGAAGACGGTGAAGAACTGTATGAGCATGACATGCCGCCGATAAGCCACATCTCATTATTGAATACCCGCAACTCAAATAGGGTCCTGCTGGTGAATATGTCCCTGACGTGAGCCCAGTCTGCTGCATTGAATGGATAAGAAGGCCCATGGTCAACTATGCACGTGTAATGAGAATTATAGTGTGTGACAATATCGCCTACAGAGTAGGACATATCGTACCGCCATCTTGGCGGAGTTACAAGCTCCCAGTCTACTCCGTTTGTAGACCGCCATACATCATTCTCAAATCCCATTCCGATACAGCCGCCTATAACCCACATGTAACCATCAAAAGAGACAGCTTTATGGCCGGCCCTACCGCAGAACCCGGGACTGTTCGTTGCTCTGTGCCAGTCTGTGCCATCATAAGAGTACCATACGTCATCGTTGTATGTAGTATCCAGAGACCGGCCTCCTATGTTCCATATTCTGCCATCATATACGCATGCTGCACTTGCATGGTTGGATATGTTTTCAAAGACAGGATGTTCTGTAGCCAGATACCAGTTGACAGCGTCATCTGTATACCATATATCATTAATGAAGTTACCCGAATCGAAGGTGGCTGTATTTACATAGTTCTGGTACCCATTAAAACCACCTATAACCCATAACTTGTCATCAAATATAACTGACTGGTACAGACTTCTGGATCTGAACCATGACATTGAGGAAAGAGAAGCCCAGTTATCACCAACTTTTAGAGTATGGCCGGCAGCCATTTGACTGTAATCACTGTACCCCTTACTATCACAGTATGCCTGAACCTGGTAGTAATAAAAGTATCCGTCTTTTACGTCAGTGTCAGTAAAGGACAGCTCTGTAGTTTCACCGATGTAATCTACAACTTCACAAGCTGCCCCGCTCCTGTAAATATAGTAGAGTTCAGCATACTCTACAGCATCCCAGGTTATTACTACTCTATCGGCATAATCACCGCAGGTAGCGTGTATGTTTTCCGGTGCCAGATAAGGGGGCTCCTCTTGCTCTATGTCATCATGGCATAGACATCCTGAAAGGAGAATTAGTAGGAATTGACATAATATTGTTGCAGTCTTCACAATGTACCTCCAAGGTAGCATGATCTAGATTTACTACCGGTGGGTTCCAGAAGTGAGCTATGTGAGATACATATCTTAATGAAGCCGTCTCCAGGGACCCATCGCGTTGTTCCCGCACGGACTCGTACTTATTAGTCATGAGTAGTTGTTCACTATGATTTGTGAACAAATATATCCAGTCAGTATCTGACTGTAATGCCTATCTCACATATGTAGGAAAGCTTTCCTAGTTGGAACTATATTTCGCGTTTCCGAGTGTTAGACCAGAAGCATCTTCTGGTTAGTGCCTTTCCTATCTTGCTTCTTTACAAGCTTTATCCATTTCTTCGTTAAACTCCCGATTAACATGGACAGCTGTTATTGTTACATCATTCTCCTTCTCTATTTTAGATATTCTATCTTTATATGGTCTTAGCTTTCTACTCTTTACATTGTATACTCCGGTTAATTGGAGAACAACAAGTTCAGAGTCACCTATTACCCGTATCAATGTAGCATCTGGATCAGCAACCATGAGAGTTTCGATCCCAACCGTAACAGCTTCCCACTCAGCTTCATTGTTTGTATGGATCCCATCCATTCTCCAGCTCTGTTCTATGATTGCACCAGAATCTGAAGTTGCTTTGAACGCGCAGCTGGCTTTCCCAGGATTGGGACTAGCGCCTCCATCAAATCTCAGTGTCCATACGTGTAGCTTCTTCTGTTCCATTGACAGCCTCCTTATTGGAATCCTTGGCTTCCAGAGGTTCTGTCTTCTTCCTACGTACTACTAGACGTTTTCCACACTTCAGACATTCCTTCTGACTTGGGTCATCTATGAAGTTCTTTACTCCGCAGCTGCATAGTATTTCCCTGTATTTATATCTTATCTCTTCCAATGCAATCCCTCTAGTTGTATTTTATAAGTGATGTAACGGTATAGGAAAAGAACGAGGTAAGGAATCCTTGTAGCACGGGATACAGCCATGTGTCTATCCCTTCGGGTTTGATGATGAAGGATCCAAACACCCCTACCCAGAAACCTATACATTGTGAACAGTATAAGAACTTGGATAGGTACGTATCTACGGGAGGAGATACCATCTCTATTATCTTATCTTTAATACCATCAAGGAGAAAGGCATTACTCATAGAAACAGTTACAGCTACCCATATAGTATTTACTATTATAAACTTAGTCATTTGACTCTTCTTCTAATAATGGTTTCAAAGCCAACCTCACCAGTCTGGCTATGTTAAAAGCCACGTCGAGAAATGACCCCTCCTTTATAGCTTGTTTCACTCCGTCGTATTGATTACCACAGCCTGTCATTCCTGGCTCTTTCAGCACACAACCTTCACATCTATCCTTGATATATATATGACATAGCGGGCACATTTCCTCAGTCGTAACGTGTCCTATATGTTGTCTGATACTCTTGTCTAAAACGGCTATAGTAAGATATTTACCAACAAGAGAATAAGCCTGGAGAAGCTCATCAGGGTACTTTCCTCTCATCTCATTTACAGTATCTACGGACAGCTGTGCGATACGTCTTATAAGTTCTTCTCCATGCATCCGTTGCGGCACCTCCTTACAACCGGGAGTTCCCATCTCTTTCTATATACTCTCATTGTCCTGGGTCAAGCTCAATAATGCTGGATATAGTATGATAGTCTATCACAGCTTTTGTATTCAGTATTATACTACTTTCCGTTATCTTTATTACTATTCCTGTCGCTATGTTTGTTGTCGGTGCTAGTTGAGTTGTAAAAGTATTGTACCATATTCCTACAATCTTTCCCACTAGACCAGAGTACCTGACTATACTCATTAAACCGCTGCTGCCAGTGTGTTCAATCCTCATGGTGTTTCCTATCCAATAGAAACATCTATTTTAAGCTCAACTGGAACTACCTTACAATATCGAACGTTATTGGCTCCCCACTTTTCAACCGCCGTAACATATATGGCCTTCTTTATCTTCATGTCTTGTGGTGATGATGAATATTCATCAAAACTCACAACCGTCTGCGTCTGGCCCTTCGGCGTCAGCTTTCGTATCAGAAGGAACTCCACTGTCGGGAGGTCCACCATTAGCTCCTCCTTGGTCTGGTTCTGCTCCTTTATCTTCCCCGCCATCTTCTGGTTTCCTCCTTCTTATAGCTGATATCTCTTCTTTCATGGTATGTGTGTCCAACCATCTCTCCTTTTCCTCTTCCATAATACTATTGAGTGCCTTAGACAGAGCATACTGGAGTACCTTAGCTGGTGCTCTATTGTCACTCTTTACACTCATTCCTATGGATAACTTTCTTGTTATCCTCGACCCAGGCCCGTCTGGGCTGTCTGGGTCAGGAACAATAATATCGATAGATTCCTGATATGTTTGCCATAAGGAATCTGTCCATAGATTATCCCGCATACCTCTGGTAGCGTCATCAAGTTCATTATCACCCATATAATCCTCACATTATTTCCTGTTGTTGTTCTGCAGACATCAGCTTGGTGTTGAGTACATTTGGATCCCTGCATATCGCAGCAATCTCATCTAGGATTGGCTTGTTGTTCAGAAGGAATTCTGTGACATTAGCCGCTCCCTGCCCCAGTCTTTCGCCATTGTATGAATACCAAGTACCAGCCTTGGTTATGACTCCCAATTTGGAGCCCATATCTACTATTCCAGATGCTACTGTCTTCTTGGCATCATAGTACATTGTGAACTCTTCAACAGCATAGGGAGGACCCACTTTATTCTTTATAGCTTTTACCTTTACAGTGTTTGCATACGCATCACTTCCAGATGTAAGCACACCAGTCTTTCTCATATCAAGACGAAGTGATGAGTAGAATTTCAGTGCATTTCCTCCAGTGGTTGTTTCGGGGCTACCAAACATAACCCCTATTTTGTGCCTTATCTGGTTTATGAATATGACACATGTCTTACTCTTGGCAATATTTCCGGTGAGTTTCCTTAGTGCCTGACTCATCAGCCTAGCCTGGAGACCCATATGGGAATCACCCATACTACCTTCCAGTTCAGCTCTAGGCACAAGAGATGCTACAGAGTCTATTACTATTACATCTATTACTCCCGACTTTACACCGTCCTCTACCATACTCAGAGCGTCTTCTCCAGTATCTGGTTGAGCAATGTTCAGCTTCTTTACTCCTATATTGCTTACGTGTCCAGGTTCCAGAGCATGCTCCATATCAACATATAGATGTTTTCCACCCATGGCCTGTGCCTGCTGTATCACATGTAAACATAGGGTTGTTTTGCCAGACATTTCTGGGCCTATTATCTCGGTTATTCTTCCTCTGGGTATTCCTCCCACCCGGGTTACCCTGTCTACTGGAAGGATACCGGTGGGTATTACTTCTACCTTAGAAGTAGTTTCTTCAGCCTCTTCAGCACTATCACCGAATACCATAATAGAACCATCTCCATAGGTCTTACGCATCTTGACAAGAGCCTCTTCATACAGTTCCTCTCTGCTCTTGTCTTTGTTTGGAGCCTCCTCAGGGGCTTTAGTAGTTTTACCTTTTGTTGCTTTACTCATTAGTGTTCCTCCTTGTTTATTTCCCTCTATAAGTTCCAGACCTCATAGTCTTTGTATCCTCAATATGATACAATACACCATGTAACTATATATTGTCAAGCACATATCAACGGAGAAATATATGGGTAATAGACCCTCTAATTCTGAGAATATAATACTTCCTGACCCTATAACCTATGACGCATACAACCGTGGCTATAAAAGCGGAGCTCAAACATCCATCTTTATAGGCCCTATATGGGTAGAGGAGCTCGTCTCAGTACAGGTAAGAAGTCAGACAACCGATGTACCAGTATGGGGATACTCGAATCCTTACTATGGTGACATACTTCAAGGAAACTATCAGGTAACAGGACAACTAGCTGTTTCTTATACTGAACCAGATTATCTGTTGAGAATAATAAACACAGCCAGGAACGCGAGTATTCAAGACGATGAACTTGCTGCTCTCATAGAGCAAAGGAAAAGCATATTTCTGGACACTGTGAAGTATAAGCTTATCCAAGAACAAAAGATGCAGGGTAATCTGGATATAGATGATATCTCTACCATACAAACTGCTGAAAGGTTTGTTCAAAGAATAACAAGAGAGGTAGAAACAACTGTTCTGAACACTGGTGGGACTGTAAGGAATAATGCGTTCGAGATAACCATAATAACTGGGAACATAGAATCTGGTGACTCGTCCATAGACATATATGAGGGCGTTAAGATAATGGGTACTGGTAAAGTAATCAGTACAGATGATACTGCCATTATAGAAATGTATGAGTTCATGGGTAGAAAGAAACCAGATCTTAAAAAGCCAATAGTAGTCCAGGCAATATCAAATAGACTGTCTAAAGCCAATCTCATGTCTATGGCTAAAGAAGTTACAGATAAACTTATAGATAGGGTAATGGAGCCGCCAACGATGTTGGCGTCAAGCCTAACACCGCGGGCAATGGAATTAGGATCCACGGACAAAATTGCTATAGCCGGGCATCTACCAAGGAAACCAAGGTTTTATGGAAAGGAATGCTCTTTCTCAGAAATATCATTCGCTATGGAGCACCCAGATACATTTACAGAGTATACCGATGAGAATGATGAAGTAACACCAATAGTATCGGATTCAAAGCTTAAGATATACAATAAAGACAGTATAACTCCCAGTGAAGTAGACATAAAGCTGACGTGCCCATTCGTAGATCCTGTTAATGAGGGGCAGCGGAAAGGGTTTGACAATAGATTCGGTAGACTGGTATCACCAGATAGAGAACATACTGCAAACCATGTAAATGCTGTGGCCCCTATAGAACCGGCAAGCATAATAGACCATGTAGGTGGCTCTATAGTAATGCCAAGATACGAAAGCAAAGAGTTTGAGATAGGATCATATTATCCGCCAGAAATAGTAGACATAAGTACATTTGAATACGATGAGGAAGACCTCCCTACTCTTACTGCAGGAACATTATGGTGCAATACACTTGGGTTCAGATCTAGTACATCTAAATATGTTAGAGCAAAAGACCTGACACCGGAGGAACTTGCATCTGATGCAAGAATAGGAGATATAGCTCAGCCGATGAACACCCTGGCCATAATAGGTGGAGTAATGGCAGAGTGGGAAGAAGATGAAGACACATTCTCATTTAAGATAGATGTTCCTAGGGCTATTGACTATGTAAATACACATAAGGGTTCTGATAAAGTGACAAAGAGAGAAATGCTCCTAGGCAAGCCCGGACATTTCCTAAATATAAGAATGGATGCCTCAACCGAGGAATTTGACAGTGCATCCACAAGAAGAACAAACTACGACAATGACTCGTCAGAAACAGCCACATATGATTGGATCTCAATTGAAGGACCATTGGTAGATGAGAGCAACAGTGCTGTAGAGAATACACAGGCTGATGATACTTCTACTACTACCCCTCCGCCCGTTAATGACTGGAAGATATATGAGAACTCTGAGTTCGCTATATCATATGAGTCAATAGATATGCCACTTCCCTCTACAGGAGATCCTGATACATTGTCTCCACACTACTTTGAGATAACTCTTAATATAACTCAGGCTGATCTAGCTACCTCACTGAATAAGACCCTGTATATTACACCATTTATATTTATGGATAATGACTCAGCAGAGTCTACACTTACATCATACGGGCCTCCTCCAGAATATGGTATAACAGTAACCCCGGAGAAAACTCCATCTGGGACCGATATAGATAGCTACTTTGGAAGCGACGATAAATCATCTTTTGACAGATTAGCATATTTCCTTAGCAGCAGAAATGGCAACGATGATAGTTGTGATGTAGAAATAGTGTTTGACTGTGTAGTAGCAGACCAGGCTGGGTATTATAGTACAGATGGAAGGGTAAAAATATATGGCATATATTTTATCAAAACACCAAACGACTATGATACAGTGGTAGCTGATGATGGTTCTTCTCAGAGCAGAACCAGTCTGGGAGAACCCAGACAGGTAAGAGTGTTCTTCCTAGCCGGTATAATGCCGCTTCTCGCTCTTCCCACAGGCAAGGAGGACACAGATGCTATGGTAGATATATCTCACACAGTAGAAGGCCAATCAGGAAGATATCTTGAGATATATAATATTACACGATGTGATGCTATGCTTCATAACGCCCAAGCTATTGTAGATTTGAACGCAGGCATATGGCAGGCGGTAAAGAACGCCATAATTGCTATATTCCAGGATCTATTGAATATAGATGCCCCCGTGACCGGGTACACGTACCCTGTAAAAGCCAGCTGGGATAGATTTGCCGGTTTTCTAGATGGGTATAGTATAAGAGTAAATTATGGTATAATAGCAGACCAGATAAAGAACTGCTCCTTCACTACTGAGGGTATAGATAAATATGTCAATAGGGCAATGGAAATAGACAGTTCAGGAAGAAAGTGGACATTAGCAAAGGCTCTTACCATAGCGGAAGAAATAGTAGAAAGCAAAGCATCAGGCCTCAACTCGGAAACTGAAGATGAAATAGAATCTATGGTAATAGGAGCCATAGAGTCAAAAGTAACAGAGCTTGGTGGTACTATAATAGATAGAAACTCAGCCAAGCGAACATTTGTTATTGACATGGAAGTCCTTATGCCTGCAAGTGACGTAGTGTCATATGGATTATCATCGGCCGGATATGAATACCTGTCTTCGCTAACGACATCATCTGATGATACTACTGTACCAACTGGTTACATAAACCTCGGAGGATATACTGAATGAGCACTGATATAAAGGATCCATCTGACCTTGGAAATTCCATAAACTCTTTCAATATAGTAGAGTGTTGTGAGTATACCCCTATAGATATGTACATATGTATTCCTAATCTAGGATATGGGTTCCCATCTCATGTAATAGAGACATTTGCTTCCAAATTCCATAAGATAATTCCGGATAATGCGCATTCTGTAGTAAGCGAGGAGGATTCCAAGATCCAGATCAGTGACGATGCTGGTATAATAATGGAAAAAGACAAGTTTGCTGTAGCAGGAAAAGGGTTTCTATCAGATCATATGATAACTAGAATACCTTTGAACAGCCCTTGTGCAAAGAAGGCTAGGCTCAATCCTCCTCTGAAACTGCCGATACCTTTTAGAGTTAGAGATATAAGTGGTAGCGCAGCTACTGGTATGGTAATGACAAATCTATCTGTCAGAAACGAGCAAGCTGCTCTTTATAACATGATGAGTAGTGTAGCTGAAGATGAGACTATGGATAACATCAAGGATTCCATAGCAAAAGCAATAGCCGCTTCTCATTTTAGAGCCGCTAGTGACCTGAACAAAGAAGGTACTGATGATGCCGGAACTTCTGCTGATAAGTTCACAGGAACTGTTGGAGAGGACACAGAGAGAGTAGAATTTACACATTTATTCAAGGGAGAAAACGGCGAGCTTAGTGCAGAAGATGTTAATTATCAATCTATTGTAAGTAAATCTAACTATGATACCCCCTGGGCAGAATGTCTCCTAAGGCCCGCTATTTTCGTATCATACGTAAACGATAATGGAGATCTTAGAGTTTACTACTCTCCAGATCTTACAGCTCAATTGATGAAAAGCATAGTAATAGAGGGAAAGTCCACCCCTCCAGAACTAAAGTTTGAGAAAACTCTATATGCCTTTGGTGTTGATTCAGCATATAGAGGACTCATGCAAGACTGGATGACTTTTGTTGATAGTGGTAATGAAGATGGGATTACAGGAAATAACGATCTCAGCTCGTTTTATATCTCATCAGAATTCGTACCATGTGAGATGTTCAGAGATGGGCTTCATATGGGAGATATTGAAGACCTAAGTGTCAGAAATAGACTGGTGGATGGGGGAGCTGATCAAACCGTTACATGTACTCTAATAACTCCATCACCTCCCTTGTTCACAAATGGTGAAATATACAGAGATAATCCTAAGAAGGATAACGAGTCATTTTACCTTCCTTTTAGCCAGGCCTACCTGCTCCCTCTGGCATCTTACAGTAAGTATGCAGTTGGCTGGGATGAATCAGAAACTTGTCAACTATGCGGAGGTACTGGAAGTATAGGATTCACTAGCTGCTTTGTATGCGATAAAGGGGAAGGAATACTATGTCCTACTTGCCTCAATAACACAGAAAGAATAGACGGTACAGATGAAGAAGTATATGGATACCAATCTTCAGAATGTAGTTATTGTAATGCACCTGGTAATCAGTGGGAGGCTGTAAGCAGATTTACTGTTGTCTTAACATATTCACTTCTAGGAAAGATACCATGCCCTAGTTGTTTTAACCAAGCCATTCAGAGTGCCAACCATGATATATATCTTGTATCTGAATACATAGGGACTAGTAGGGGAAGCGGTGCAGGAACATGCTCCACATGCAAAGGTACGGGCTATGTTCAGTGTCCGAATTGTATAGGTAATCCGGATGGTCTCAGTGAAACTCCAGGATATCAGCGCAGCAAATGTCCAACCTGCTTCGATAGTAGCAGCGGAAGCTACAGAGGAAAAAGCACACCGGTGGCTGGAAGATTGTCATGCACTTCAGATAATCTCGAGTTTGTAGCTGGGGCCCCAGAGACATCCATATATTATGAGAATATGAGCATCAGGCTAGCGCCTACTTGCAATGATACTGGGACAGTAAGCTTAGATACATGTCCAGCGTGTGGAGGGACCGGAACATCTTATAGATTCTATGCTGGTTCGTATTGTATAGGGGGAGAATATACCTTTGATCAGAAACCACATACTTGTGTAGTACAGAGCGATCAAGAGAGTGAAACGGACTTTACATCAATGGCGTACGTATCTGGCAAGAACATGGTAAGCTGGTACAACAAATCTGCGTATCTAGAAATGCCTCTTTCCTCATCTAACGATGCTGGCTGGGCAGCTGATATGACCTTCAATAGCGAAGCATCCAACCTAAAGTGGTTACCCCCATACATGTATGAGATATATTCTAATAATAGTGTAAAGGTATATTGCAGGCTACCAGAAGGAACCAAAGTACATCTCTACAACCCCCCGGTGATGACCTTTGCTGAACTACCAGAAGACTTGGGTCATATAATACTTGACTCTACTCCTGATTTGGCTGCCACTACAGCATATGATGGTGGTACCTGGGCTTACGTAGAATCTGATTCAGATATACCTCTAGAATCTGGTATACGGTGTATTACAACTAAGAATAATGAGTTATATGATTTCACATATATGTCACCCCTGGTTGATATAACACTTTCTGGGAATGTGGAAGGAAATATGGTTCTCCATTCTGAGGGGTTCGCACACCTTTCCGAGTCTTTGAGAATGTACTATGACTTTCTGAGAGAATATAAAGATGTCTTAAAACATGTGGATACCGCTAGAGTAGAGGAAATACCTGATTACTCAACCACGACCTCTAGATTTCTGTACGCCCCAAGCAACGCGGAAGATCTTAAACTCTCTGGAGATGATATAGATAATACAACATCATGGATATCTCTGACTGCATTTAGAGATGTTCCTAGCTTTGGTACAGGCTTTCTATTCGCAGATAAAGACAGACAGAAAACTATATCAGAATTCAGCAATACCATATTGACTGATATGAGTAGTCTAATTGATGGCAGACCCGCCACAGACGATCAGTGCAGTCTTATTATAGACACAATACTTGGAATATCTACATCTCATTCTGATATGACATACTGCGAACCAGATCACGACCATAGGCTTTCTTATGTATCAAAGGGAGTAGCTAGTGAAATAACCAGCAATTATAGTGGAGACGATATACAGGCGGTTAAGGGCGCATCTATTATATACGATACAACTTCCGGTACAGAGCCTGAGGGGGATGGAACAGATGTAAAACCTATCAAGCCGTCTATCCATACTATAGACACTACAATAGCTGATGATGGTGGAATATCTATAAGCACTCTATTATCTGCACCCATAGAATCTGATGACCTAACAGTATGTGATAATATGAAAACACTGGCTACCAGTCTGAAGAAGATGATAATAGATCTTTCTGATATGGTAACACATGTATTGATAAAACTGGATGATGCTTCTGATCTATCGTCACCAGTCCCAATGTTTTCTCCTAACTATTTCAGAAGAGACACAACATACGACAACTTTCTTACCGGCAAAATAGAGGACGTGAAAGCACTATTGGGCAGTGGAGAAGATGCTAGTCTACTTACCAGAGACTTTATAGGAGTGATTACAGAGTATGTAAAAGACCTAAAGAAGAATGGGAAAGCTGACAGGCCCAGCAATCTGATGCAATCAGTACAAACAGCAAGAGGAGAATATACCTTTGCCGCAGCTTACCTATCATCCATAGCAGGATGGTTAGTTAAGCAAAGATACAATGTTGATGATATAGAACATACGTTCGCTGCCATAGATAGCGATGGATTATCAACAAACGTAGTGTTTACAAAGGAAGCCAATCATAAAGGTCTTCTTGTTTATAATATGAGGAAAGCATACTATGTTATTGTATCAACTATATCATTCCTGGTAGCTACAATAGAAAGGTTGTTAGTGTACATGTACTCTGTAGATCTAAGGTACGACCCCCTGCCGGCATACCTCAACGATACAACCGGCGGAAATACTGTTCCTTTACATATATACGGATTCAAATCACAGGACGGTAACCCATGCTATCCTAAAGTTAAAAGCGACATAGTAATATCTGAACTGTCGGCTAGTACTATAAACCTGAACACGATATCATACTTTGCAGATAATGACGATGATATAAAGTACGACGTTACATTAAAGATTCCTACCCTAAGTGATATGTCCGTGAAACCTTTGCCACTTCTAGGATTCGGAGCTAACGCTACCACAAGAGCGTTAGCAAGTTGGGATGAGACTCATAAGTATGCATTCGAGCCCAGAGGAATATTCGAGGGTTTTACCTCAGTGCCACCAACATTGGACGTATCTACATATAACATGGTTTCCCTCTCTGGAATGGTAAACATACAGGATAATCTATCTAGAAGGGATTACATGGTATATGACGGAAACTATGTTACCTATATCAACTCTTCTGAAGAACATACGTACTCCGGTCTTATGGCTAGCACTATAAGAACCGAACTAGAAGAGGTATATGCATCAGAGGTAGTTCCTCCTATAGGCGCGTTGGAAGTAGAAGGAGAGATAAGCATGGCAGATGCCTTTCCATTCATAGCGGGGGGTCCCCTGGTTATAGCTTTACCTACCAGTATAAGAATGGACAACGTGGATTTCTTATCGGCACGACCACTGCCGGCTCAAACCTCAGCACTTTCTGGTGTATCAATAGACTACGCCACGTCGGAATCTATACCTTCAGGTATATTTTCAGATCCAGAAGGCGCTATATCTCGTATAGGTACAGCATGCACAGATATGCTAGGCTTTGTATCGAATGCCAGGAATACCATGGTTATTTTCAGCAAGATGTCTTCTGACTCCAAGTATGAGTATGTGTTTCCTATAGCTGGACAAGCTGATACTCTATTGGGTACTACAAGCCAAGGAGAATCTCTCATGATGTGCTACCTCGCAGAAGCACTAGGTATGAGAATACGAACACCATTCGGTACCGGAGGAGAGGTAAGTGCATCCAAGATATCGGCTATAATGGGAAGCAGTACTGGGTGGACTGATGGTGGTACAAGTGATTATCATATAATGAATTACAATCTATGGTTGTCCAAAAGAAGGGCATACATGATCTTTAATATAATGATGTCAGTACTGTTGCATAGACGCCGGATGCATATAGCGGACTGGGAAAGCTCAAAATACTACTATGAATGGGACCTGGTGTTTTACTCAGACGCATATTATAAATGTACTACAGCACATACATCCTCTGGGTCTTTCGATATATCTAAGTGGACAGAAATAGCTATAGGTAGTAATGCAGAAGATGGGGAACCCCTATACAGGGAGCTGGTATCATACAAGAACCCATCTAGTGGAACAACTCTAAAATATATGGTAGAATTAGTATACGCTACAGCTCAGCCCACTGAATCAACAACAGTAAAAGCACGAAAAGCTTTTCATTGTTACGGATTTGGCTCACTGTTTCAGAGCCCAAACACTGGAGATAATGCTGCTAGACGCAATCAGAGAGTTACCGACATACATATAAACGTACCGGTTTCATTAGACTCATCTAGAATGTGGGCATTCAACCATCTCAACAGAAGATTCGGGGCTCCATTCTGTGCAGACCTAGATATTTCTACTGTTCCTGTTACTCCTACACCACCAGGGAATAGTTACATAGGAGGATGGGCATTGCCTAAGGCAGGAAAAACCCCAGGACAGTGGGAAACGTTGAACACGCCTGTAACCAGTAGCAACACGATAGAGGCAGCAAGTGCAACCACAGAGGACTTCCTGAGGTCAAACCTAAAGTGGATGGCACAGGGATGGAATGGTATAGTTAAACAGAAGTTGAGAAACATATCTAAGGATACGGGTGGGGAAGCAATGAGTCTTAACAGTAAGATAAATAGTTTCCTTGGTTCAGAAGAAGGAATGGCAGCTTTTGCTATACCTAGATCTGGTAGGTTAACAGATCAGATATGGCTTAAAATAACAGACTTGAGTTAGGAGGAACTAACGATGAGCGAAGAGAATAAGCAAGACAAGGATCATGAAACTGTGAACGGGGACGTAGAAGAAACCACAGTAGATCATGAGGAAGATCAGAGAAACCAGGATGAAGGGTTCTTCGATAATGTGAGTGATACGGTAAAGGACGAGTTCGAGAAAGTAGAGATACTTATGAAAAGAGCTCGTGAGGAGCGTGATCGTGTGAGAGATGAGGTAAAGAAGAAGTATCCAGGAGTAAGAATGTTCTCAGTAGTTACACCATACTCTGGTGTTTACATCGTTCGCGCACAGGATGTAGCCGATATAAAAGCATCCACTAAGGCAGTGGACAAATATATCGATGACGAGATAGTGAAAGAGGGGGGCAGGGAGAAACTGTCAGCCATGCCAGAATCGGAAAGGAACATTATAGTGCAGCGTATAAATGCTGAAGCTGCTGATATAAGCAACGATATATCCTTATCCAGGTGCGTTCTCTATCCGTATGACTTTGGTAAAATGGTAGAAACGGGAGAAGGTATACCGGCCGGAGTATATCCCCTGCTCATAGAGAAAATATATGAGGTATCCGGGTGGCAGGATGTGGACGTAGAGGAGATATAAAGGTCCTCGATGAAACAGTATGGAATTAGAATAAAGGGGAAGAAGGGTAATGTAGAAACTCATGTTGATGTGTTCCATCTTCCTCTATCTTATATGGACTGGGCTGTGTACTCGGGAAGTGATGAGCTATTTGACCATGCCACAATAAGATATCTCCTTTATCAATACGTAATAAGAGTGGTTGATAATGGGGTAGAGGTACCAACAGATTCTCTCTTGAAGATGGAAGTTTCTGTCATAGAGAAAGTAATCACCAACCTAATAGAGACCTCAATATTCCACAAGCCCGAATCATTCTATGAACTCATAGAGTCATTGGATAAGAAATCAAAGACATTATCTGGCTGCTATGATCTGTTCATTTTCCAACAACTAGGAGTTGAATCATACCTTCAGCTCATCGAGAGAGATGCATATACCCGGGCTCAAATTATAATGATGATTGAGAAAAGCACGGGTATAAATGTAAAAGCAAGGTTCGATGAAGCTGTTTCCAAGGGTATACCTCTGGATCTTATTTCTACCCCAGAACAATATAGAAAGGGAATGAAGCAAAGGGGATTCTCCAAACCAATGGAGAGAGCTAGGAAATCCCCTCTAGATGCCCATAGGGATGCTTTTGGAGATGCACAAAGGCCACCCAGAGAAGACATGCCATCTAATATAGACTCGATGCTTCAGGAATCTCGTGACTCTCTTGCAGCAGCACTACAGGCTGGGAAGAGAAAACCATCAGGTAAGAAGCCTACATTCGATTGGACAAAAGACCAAGGGGCATTCGACCAGTTCGACTCGGAGTGAGGTAAACTATGATAGGTGGCCTCCTTAAAATAGCTGGTCAAATGGCAGCATGGGGAGTATCCGTATCTGCCACAGCTGGTGTTGCAAAATGGATGGGTTCACGGTTATCTCAGGCAGCTACCAACTATGCTGTAAGGGGTGCCCAGAGTATACGGGTCAGAGATAGGATAACTAGAGGTCTTCTCACCCATCTTACCGGTAGAGCAAATCCAAAATCTCAAGTAGAGCGTGCAAGAACGCTCATGTCTGCATCCAGAGCTAGAGCTCACAGCAGTTACAGCCAGGCTATTAGAAGATTCAACGAGAAAGGCCGGAGGAATGCCGGGTTCTTCATGAGAACTATGAGGGATGAAGCTCTGGCTCTTCCTATGAACTACACAATGTATCGTCTTGAAAGACACAAGGCTGTAAGTCCAGAGGAACGAGAGCAGACCGAATCATTCCGAAAGTGGTATATGGGAACTCCAATGGCAATGAGTGTTGGCATTGGCTTTGCTATGGAAAGAATGCGCCATGGGAGAACAATGCGGGCAGCCACAGCTAAGCTTGCCAAGAAGCTTGGTTCATCTAGGGTTAAATCTGCCCTGAGACCTTTTGCTACACATGGTGGATCAAGCTCAAAGGCCTTATATAGTGCTGGCAAAACCTACCAGAACGTAACTTCAAGATTGGGAAGAATGGCTAGGGCCAAATTCGTGGCTACAGAAGGAAGGCCCATGCTTGGTATGCTAGGTACAATGGGGCCAGTAGCTCTTACAAAGAAGATATGGGATGCATATAAGAGTGAGGTAGTTCACGTAGCTGGAGGAGATAGGTCTGTATTTCTTGATAGAGTTATGCGAGATCATGAAAGTCTTCTAGAGACCACTAAGCAAATGTCCCTAAGAAGAGTAGCAGATGGTGAATTCTCAAACAAAGAAGCGTCAGCGTATGTTAAAACTATGACTTCCAAGATATCTGATCTTACCCGTATGAGGGTAGACAAATTCAGAGATAAGATAGTTTCCAAGAACAGGTTTACACAGTTCTGGAATAACATGGTCAAGAGTCTTAAAGATCCGTCAGCTCAGTTAAACCCAGAGATGATGCAGGTAGATGGTAAGTGGTCAAAGGTACTCAACCGCAATGAGACCATACCAACCGGAAGATACATACTGGGCGGTAAGATGAACGAGAATGGTCTTATCACTGGTGGGACCACAATAGACTTTGGTGCACTCTCCATAGCTCGTGTCAAAGATATGGCACTCGGAATGGCCACCAAAGGTACAATGGGTAAGTTTCTACATCTATTTGGTGCTCGAGATGTGTTGGCTGCTAAAGATAGTGAACACGCTATGGTAGGTGCCGTTACAATGACCGGAAGTAACCCTCTATACTTTCCTATGGCATACTTTGATGAAAGCGGGGAATATTCTGCCAAAGATATTATGGCACAAATGATGGGATTCCATGATTACGGCTCAGCTCAGAAAGCCGATAGAACAAAGATAGAGGACTTCCTTAATACCCGTCTTGACATATATCAAAGAGAATATGGTATAAAAGATGACAGACAAATATTAGAGAAGGCATTTCTGGCATCAGCTAGGCATGGTGAGCTAAAGATGAAAGCAGACGATATGCTGATTCATCAGCCTGGAGGAAGACTTCAGATACTCACTATGCAAAAGAAGGATCAAATGTGGCAACCTCTTTCCGTGGATGTCGGAGGATTCAATGGTCAGTTGCTAGAGTTCATGAAGTTCACAAGGGAACATGATAGCGTTCCTGCTAAGCTAATACGCAGTTTCACCGGTTATGAGAAAGCATCATACACTGCTGCTGCTGGTGGAGTCGTTGACGTAACCCATGGAATAGGCATGCTTGGTAAAATAGTAGATGCTGCATCTATGGAAGAACAACAGGGGTTGATGTACAAACTAAAGAACCTGTTAGACTTTGGATATGCTCAAGATAGGTCGATATTTACCAGGGTAAAATCCATATTTACCAAACATACTGACCCGAGGTACCCAACTACATTCTTCTCCAAGGACTTTGTAGGATCTCCTGAATGGAAAGATAAGCTTATCAGAGGAGAGCGAAGTAGAGAGGACCTAGTAGAATTCTTCAGGACCCAGGCTGACAATGCTATGAATGAGTATTGGCAAGGTGCTGTAAGGAGATACGGGGGGTCAGATGAAGTTGTGCAAGTGTTCAAAGAGCTGAGCCAAAAACATGCAGACAAAGGCATGGGTGGATTTGCTGATTACATGATTACTAAGAATACAAGTGTAGGCGAAGCCAAAAGAACCGTAGATGATCTGTTAGAAGCCATCAAGGCATTTCCAGATATAGACTCTGACCCAGGAGAGCTCAGAAGGCACTTTATGTTCAGAGATATAGAAGATCTCAAAGCGATAAGAAGAATGTTTACCGCCCCCACTGGTAAAACAGTTCTGGACGTAATGGGTCATATATCATCCAGAAGAAGAACAGTATTCGGGGGAAGATGGACAGCACCTAACAAGCTCGATGAATATAATGCTCTAGTTCTCAGATTGGAAACTGGGATATATCAAAGTGGAAGACTACCCGTAGTTCCGGAAACCAGTAAGATGATAGGAGTCATGAGAGACTTTGGTGATTTGCCGGCACCATTGACAAATGCAGAAAGGTCAGCATGGTATGCCGGTTCTCATTTGGCCAGGGAGTATCACAACCTGGCTTCTATAGTAAATGAAGCAACTGAGGGAGCCCTATCTGATAATTCCAAGGGAAGAATAATGGGAATATTAGACAGCGTTGCCAATGTGAATGGAGCAACCTATAAGGACATCACAAGATACTATAGGAAACGGAAAAGGTTCGCACCGTGGGCCATGTGGGATTATGACCACAGAATGAAGTGGGAAGATTCGCACAATGTCAAGACGGGAATATACCTTGTACCTAAGAAAACTACACACGGGTTTGTCAGCAAGGAAACTGTTCCTCTTGGTAGCGGTGAGGAACTGAGTATAGCTCGAGGAGTAATGGATGCATCAAACATATCAGTAATGAGTATGTTTCATGCATTTAACCGGGCTGCTTCTGAAATGTTGGGAATAGGTTTCGATGAAACAAATCTGAGTACCCCATTCCAGTACTTTGAGAAGATGTTGTTTCAGAGAGTAGTTCCATTTACAGCCATGTATATGGGCTATAGCGTGCTAGACCGACTGGCAGATAGATACATGGACGGCACCCCTTTCGGTGAGGGGCTTACAACATTTGGAGCTAATGTTCTAGCTGGAGCAAGAGTAGGCGCGCAAGGGTTCCTAGATGTTACCGGGGCTACTGGTATAGCGTCATATATGGAAGATTTGATGCCAGGTATTGTCACTTCTCCTATGGGTGGTCTGACGAGAGGTATTGCTCCTCTGGGTGCTGGAATGTCTATAGGGATGAGAATGGCTGGACCTAGAGGTGCCCTGACTGGTGGCATCGTAGGATCTGCCGTTAGCATGCTAGTAGGTGGCGGGCCATTAGGTGCCTTTGGAATGTGGGACATAAGTAAGACTAGATCAGAACTGGTTCAAGAGCTCCTGGGAGAGAAACAGGTTCCTGTAAGAAAGGGAAGATGGTGGGAGTTATCATCGAGCCCCTTCGAGGGAACAAGAATACAATATTACAGGCCACATATATATTCTCTCATGAGATCTGATTACAAGGAAACTCCCGGGTTTAAGGACTCGCTGTTTACTGAAATGGTAGGTAATATAGCACCAGACTGGTACGCTATGAAGAACTACTATTCTAGGCCATACCCAGTAACGGCAGGGCTTTTCTCAAACCTTCCTGTATTTGGTAACATGTTTGATCTCATGGCATCTACTACCAGTCTAGGCCGCCTAGCCTCTTTAAGAGGCATACCTATGCATCGCGGAGAAGAATCTCCTCTATACATGCAGAGGATGGGGGAGGAAACAGGGTTTAGTTCAGAAACAGTGGCAAGAGACTTCGTATCCAGGGAGGGATATTTCTCTCAAACAGATGGTTCAGCCGGCACATCTGTAGGAGCTATGATGAGTTCTTATACTGGACAAAGTCCAGTTCAGGCAGGAACTACTGCTAATTATACTGCAGCACCAATGATGAGGTCCTCCTTTGAATGGGGACTTGGTGAATCTGTCGAGAATGTAAAGGATATAGTAGGTATCAGAGGTTTTATGCTAGGCTCTATGTTCGAAAACATGACAGGGCGCAAGAGTTTATTCGATTATGCTCCGCAGCTTGCATCTCCAGTTGAGATACCCGGCATACAGCGTGAATATTGGGACTACGAGCTTGGAGGCATCCTTGGGATGTCTGAGATCATACGTAGGTATATAAACCCAAAGCGCGGGAATATGGAAATATACAACCCTATAAGAAATACTATGCCGCCATGGCTCCCGGGGCATGATTATTATATAGATTTCCAGCACGGGGATCCATATACTATGGTTCCCATGGGAGAGGCTCGTCTTCCTGGCGCCTCATACGAAACTCTACATGATGTTGATCTTACTATGCCTATAACCTCAGAAATCATGGGAGAGAGTGCTGAAACTCAGGCATCATATTATCTGGGCATACCAAACTATATGGCAGAAAGAAACCGCGCTATGGAGGTTGCTAAGGAGATTGCTATAAGCTATAGGGCAGATGCACAGAAATACGGTGAACTCTTATCAGAAGAGAGAACTGTATACAATGTAAACTTTGATGCATCAGCTACTGTAGACGCAATAGTGTCCCAAAAGAGGTCAGGAAGTTATATACCGGTAAAAGTAGTACCAAAGGGATTTGCCGGCCAATCTAATCTGAACGCCTTTCTCGTTATGGCCGATGTTGATAAGGGTATCCTAGTGGAGGTAGACCCTAGAAGTGGAGGTATATCTGAAAGAATAGTCAAGAAAGACGTAAAGAGGTTCACACGGGATATAAAGGCGGCTACCGCCGCCAGGACCCTAGCCTATAACCAAGTAACCTCTTTAGAGGACGAAAACAAAGCATTCAACCTAGCTAACGCATACTCATGGTTTGACAGATATAGAATTCTGGCCGACGTGGCTCATTATTCAAGAGAATACAGAGAAGCCAAAAGTATTGTGCGCAAACAGATAAATGCAGGCAGGTTACCAGTTGATAAGATCTCTGAATTCGAGATGATAGAAGAACAGGTAGAGAATAAGAAGAAGGCATTCGAGTTCTCTGAATATAGATTTAAAGATCTAGGGGAGGGGCTGACTCCGTACACTAAGGCCCGGGACAGGTTCGTTGAAGACGAATATAATACTCTAGAACAGAATGTAGGTGCTCTATGGGAAAGAGCTTCACACATAAGAAATCCACTGCAGAGTAAGTTCTATCATAACCTGGATGCATTAGAGGAATATGAAAGGAATGCAATATATGGTAAAACACTAAAGATGTGGCAAAACCCTATAGAAGACTGGGTAAAGTCATACTATCTTAGTGCAGTTGGTGAGGATAACCCGGTGCAGGCCTCTGTTAACTGGGCCACTGCTGGATATCTTTTGGGAGGGGGCCCTCTAGCAGCACTAGGAGCAAGTGCCGGTGGCGCCTTCACAAGCATAATGAATCTTGGAGATGAGGCTTACATACCCGAGAGGACAATGAAAGTCCGGGATATTGTATCCCAAGCTGATGCAGTAAAGTACTCAAAGTACATGAAACTGTATCAGGAGACTGGGGATGAGCAGTACTTATCGAAAGCCAATCGTACTCTAACAGGAAAGTCATTGGAGGGAGAAGCTCTTACAGCCAGGAAGATAGGCAGATCATTAGGCCGCCCAGAGAAAGACTATGTTGAAGATATCATAAACAATGTTACCAGATCAAACATATCCCGGGTAACACAGTTACTACCTACTCCAGCAGTTGCATCAGTTTACCATACAATGGGAGAAGTAGGTTATGCTGAAGATATGATGAGACAATTCAGCCGTGCCCAGAAGGAAAGATATGTTCCGAGTATGGATTCTCCCATATATTCAGCTGATGTTCCTATAGAGGCGCCAATAATCTCTTCGTTCGAGCAGGAGGGTCTTAATGCTCATGATGCAGGATATGGCTGGTATAGCCAGATGGCTCAGATAGAGAGACTAAAATCTATGGGTGTATATGGTGGGGAAGGTATATATAATGAATTCGGTAGTCGTGTTTCAGTTAAAAGCTTTGAGAGATCTCTCAGTACGACTGAGTCTATTAGGAAATTACTGTCTAGATTCAGTACAAATGTACAAATAACTCAGGACGGTTCCGATAGAGTAGAAGTTGAGATAATAACGAGGTAGTAATGGCATTTACAGACCCCAGAAGGGCAATAGCGAAGGCTGAACAGGGAGAAATGTCTGAATTCAGTACCATAAAGAACCTTGGTCTGATAGGAATGATATCTGTTACTGGTATACGGCTTAGTAATTACATGGAACGTCAAAGAGCGGCCATAGAGGAAAACGTCCTAAGAGCAAAAACAGAGATAGAAAGAGCTGCTCTTATCTTTACTGACGATACTAATATGAAACTGAATACCAAGGAAGGTACAGTAAGTCGAGTAGAGTACATAGATACCGGTGAAGGTTATGACCCTATGGCTGAGTGGCAAGCGTTAAAGGAGAAAGGACTAAGTGAACCAGCTCCATTCACCGACACGATGATGCCAGCTGAGATGTCAGATGAATTATATGAACAGGCAAAGTTGGTAGATGATCTCAATATGAGACTTGCCGGCAGGGAACCAATGACTGCCAGTGAAGCAAGTCAATCTATGGCAAGATATAGGAGACTGAGTGATAGACTCCAAAAGGAGTACCCTGGATTACAAGCTTCCGTAGAAAGTGTAGAAGGTTTACGAATAACAAAGGTTACAGAAACTGGTACAGACTTTCTGATGCATGTACATGATGGTGTACGTCACGAGGTCATAAACCTACCTAAGTGGTCATCTGGTATATTGTCATGGGGTGGTAATATGTATGCTACCAAACAACCAGCCCAGATAACGGGAAATATGATACAGGTGGGCGGCACAATAGAGAATGTTATCAAGAGAGTAGCGGAAAGATTAAGAAAAGGAACATTTGGAAGAGTAGGAAAAGCCAGAGAACTAAGGGATATAATAAGAAACCAACTGCACGTAAACATAGGCAAACTAGTAGATGGCCATAGTATAAAGCATTTACTGACCAAGGAGGTCAGCTTTGAATCTCTGGCAGCAAAGTTTGGTGGAAAACCATCAGAAGCAGGTTCCCAAGCTAGGGAATGGGTAGCTTCTCTAACAGATAGGCTCAGTGTATATGCTAAAACAGGGCCGGGCCTCAGAAGACTGGACAAGATATTTCCAGGTAATATACCTACAATAAGTCTTACATCATCATCAGAGGCTTCTTTCGTAAAAGGCTTTAACATGAGAACCAGGCTGCCATACGGCGTTGGACCATTGGATACACGAGCCAAAGCATCAACCACAAGGGCTAACTACATAAAGGGAAAATATATGTTTGACGCTCGTATGAGTCCAACAAAGGTTGCCTCCAAACTTGGGCCTCTTCCCATGGATGCTGCAGATCTACTATCTAAGGAAATGGTGGAAGGGCTCCCTGGTGGATTTATGAACATGGGAGTATATCTTGGAAAGGGGGAGATAGAAAAGTTAGGACCTGGTGGTGGTGTATATTTGCTAAGGAACCTGATGGATCCTACTGGACAAATGTCAGAAGACTTGCTGAATGCCAGAGAGTTCGATGGTGTAAGAGAACGTGTGCATAGAATTCCTATAACTAGCAGACAGGAAGGGATGCAAATCCTGAGGGATATGAAAGCTATGATAGGAGATAAGAAAGAGCTCATTCTCAGAAAAGGTTCTCAGATAGGCCCGATAGGCTCACCGAGAGCCGTAGTAATGGATGAAAGACAGAAAGTTACCTATACTAATATCATAGAAGATGAATTGATAATAAGGACAGAAGCAGACAGACCTCTTGGACTCATGACAAAAGCCACCCAGAGTAAAGTTATGATTCAGAGAGTAGAAATGGCCGGAACATCTTCTGAACTATTTTCCTCGCTACATCCGGAATCTACGCTAATAGGAAAGATGGTGCAACAGACAAAAGCAGCACAGCTTGGTGCAGAAATGCTCGTGAACATGGATGCCCTAATGAAATATCAAGGGGGTGGCCTAGGATGGGGAATTATCCAAAAGACCATGTCCGACCTCATAAACCTAAAGAAAGCTGAGATAGCTCGAATACATAAGGAGAATGCCTCTAAGATATTACCAACAGAGATGAAGAAATTAGAGGGGGAGCTTAAGGACCTCCTGAGAACATTCTTAGGGGCTGATATAGATAACGTTGTACATAGTGTAGGTATAGTCCAGGATGCCAATAGACCATATATCATTCTAAAGGGTGCCGATCAGATGCCATCAGGGGTAGCAGCAACTATGGCAGACCCCGCATTCTACAAACTCATCGATATAGAAGACGCATTCTTTAAAGCATCAGCAGGGGATTGGAGCAAACTAGAAGAGTATGAAAGAAGAGTTTCCACACATGCAAAGAATGTAGGATTACCACAGTATCGCATGATCACTACTGTGAGTAATGTAGAACGAGAAATGGCAAGCATGGTGGAAAAGTCAGAACAGTTCATGCCCACTATAGTCAGAACCAGATTATCTAAGGGAGGAAAAGTAGGTCATAAAATGATATGGGCAATGGCCCAAGTCCCATGGATGACCCACCAGCAGAATGCCTATGAGTATGCTAGATTTGGTGGGCTAGTACGTTCCAAGGGTGGATACAGTGGGGGGTTTAGATCAACACTTGATCACTACGAAATAGCCAAAACGGCTGGTTGGCATCAATATGCCAGGTATCTGGATATGCTTATGGATCATGATATGGACTATATCAGAGATAAAATGTATACAGCTGAAGCCATGCTACTAGGTCCCAAAGCGTCATTACAGAAGCCACCCATAGGGACTATAAACGTTAGTGGGATGACAGTCATAAAGCAAGCCCAGCTGAACCAAACCGGTATAAACAAGCGTCTTGCCGAGTACAATTTCCATGAAGGAGCAATGAAATATGCCGGAATATGGAGAGTACACCATAGCAATTTATCTGGACTGCAGGGAGCTATAGATGATCCAGAAGTGAAACATCTAATAGATGATGGAATTATCCAGTTTGATGACCTGAGGACTACCGCGCACGCTGCGTCAGGGCGCCACTCAGTAGATGTTACTGACTCAGCACTTGTACATGATATAGTAGACCTGATGAAAGGAGCAAAACCAGATGAAGCTGTGTTCTTAGAGTTACCGGAAACAATAGTTATGAACGGAAAGGAGGTAAGATACATACCTATAGATAAGTTCGATGTAGCTGATACCTTCGAACTAGAAGCACGAAGAGGACCAGATGGTACCACCCTGGATGATTATCTGCATAAGAAGTTTACAACCGGTTCTGGGTTTCACAGTAACCGAATGTACATAATGAAAGAGACAGCACGGATATCCGAAGAGATGAGAATGTTGAAGAGAAATAGGAAGGGTACCTCTCATTTGAAAGAAGAAATGAAAATAGCTGTATCCAGGTATTATGCTGAGTTGGATAGACTTCTCAATATGAAGAACAGCCCGGCTCTAAAAGCAATGTTCTCATATAATATGCCTTTCAGTATGAGAGGGGTAATAAACAGTTTATCAAAACATGACGCTGGCAAACTCGTAAAGGGAGTAGATGGTATACCGGTAGATCAAATGTATATACATGCTGACTATGCTACGCAACTTATATCAGGTGGAAAGATAAAGAGCATGTCACATGCCAGGAACTTGGCTAGAAGCACCGAGGCTATATTAAAAGTCCAGGAACTTCTAAAAGGAGTTGATACTTCGTTCTTCGAAACATCATCAGTAGATGATATGGCAGAACTAACAGTCAAACTGGGTAAGAGCTTGGGGAGAATGACAAGAGAAACCAAGGCAACTATGGATCTTCAAACTGTCAAGGAACTAATAGGCCTGGGCTATGCTGCCAGAAAGCGGGGATCTACTATGCTAAGGTCAATGTTGGAGTCTAAGGATGGACGCTCAAGAATGGGAAGGCTGGCAAATGAACTCAAGAACTCTTCATTGATGAAAGGTGAACTAGACGGCATGGCTGCAGACGATCTTAAAAGAGTAAGGGCCATGAGTAAATACACTCTAGAAACAGTTCAGGCTATTCAAGAGGGTACCTTGGAAGTTGGGGGAGTCATGGTACGGGCGCCTGAGCTTTCCCAGATGTCCATGAACTATTTCAAAATGAAGGTCCTTGGAGCTACAGAGTTTTCCCAAAAGACTGTAAACGATAAGTTGGTCAAGGAAATACTAAGCCGCATGAAGGATGATAAGGGAAAGGGAGGCATGTATATAGCCAAAGAGGCGGCAAAGCAGATAAGCGGTGACCAGGATATGGACCCTAGCGGGTTTGTTGTTACTACCCTAGATGTGCTTGAAAACCAATCAAAGAAGGTTGCTCAGCTATCTATATTAAAGGAGGCAAAGCTTCTAGGAGTAAAGGGTAGTGATATACAGAAAGCACTGTATCATGACGTCACAGAAGAGACTCTAGTAAATCTTACCATGTCAAGATTATTCCAAACAGCTACAGACGACGAGGGAAAGATCATACTACAAAGACCAGCTAGTATATCCGCTATCACACAAATGGATGCCATGGGAGACCTTCTAAAGGAAGCCAGAGTAGATATAAAGGGAATAGAACAGTACGTAGGAGAATCGCTGTTGGGATTCTATCCGGATCCGGCTGACCTAAAGGCACTAGGTCTTACTCATGTGCAGGTAAGAGACAATGTTGTTGATAAGATAATGAAGGAGGCCAGAAAGTATCTGGGAAACAACGCAAGGCTGGAAAACCTTTCTGTTATAGTAGGAACCAGGGAGTTACCTAATAAGTCCATAAGAAAGACTGTAGAGCAGCCGAGTATAGCTGTAAAAGATCCCCAGAAACTTATATCTGAGACGCCCGAAGCAGCTCCAATAGTTGCCAAGCAGGCCATTACTGCTGATGAACTTTATGTTCGTGATGCAATATCAAAAGTAGACGCGTCAGAGTTCAAGGCTTATCAGGAAAGAGTTATAAGAGAAGAAGCCCCAAGGTTCCAAATAATAAAGGAGCAGGTACCGACTGGATACAACGCTGCAAAGGCCTTATACACTCTGAACTACAGTTACGTAACAAATGAAGCAGACAAGGCATTCCTTACATGGATGGCAGATAAAGTACTAGCACAGAATGTAATTTCCTCCAAGCATGGTACTCCCCAGGTTCTCGTAGACATGACTAAGACTCTTAGGAAACTTGGCAGCATACATAACGAAGTGATGGAAGCTGATATAACAAAGCTTGTTACGCAGAATGCGTATCTTACTGTGAGCCAAGCTGAGAAAGAGGACATGGCAAGATTAGGGTTCAAAACGGAAGATGTGAATATGGATCTTTACCAGGACTATATTGACAAGAAGTTGGTCAATCTTACTGAGTTGAATAACATACATGAGACAGTTACCAATGATATGATAACAAACGCCTCTACTCTCCGTAGCAGCGAGATGGATATAGAGAAAGTGTTCCGTTCAACTGTAGATCTTAAAGTGAAGAACAGTTCTCTTCTCAAGAATTATCAAATGCTGGAGATGGATTTCACTCCTCTATTAGTATCTAATGAATTAAGAAGAGCTAAGGAAGCTAAAGAGAACGTAGCCAAGTTTAGAAAGAAGATGACAATGGCTAGTGTTCTGGGAGAACCTGAAGATGTGATAAGACAGAGATATATTACTATGATAGGAGCTATGAGAGAATACTCTTTTAAGAACAGGGGAATAAGTGTATTTGATGACCCAGCAGTTAGCACGTTCAGACATATGGAGGGAGGGGAAAGATCTGCCCTGGAGCTCATAAAACGATTCGTAAGCAGAGAATCAACAAGAACAAATAGCGCTGACGGGATTGTCACAGTAAGAGCTCAAAATACCATAGAGGGAAGGCTCATTAAACTAGGAGCAGTTATCACAGGACGCAACGATATAAACCGTATGATAATAGGCGGAGATACGTTATCTGACCGCCAAATGAGATTAAATTACCTCCACAGCCGAGAATTACGGCAACTCAGAAGAAGCTATGCTGAAAGAATAGTAGAAGAGAGCAGTGTATTCCGTACTGGATCTATGTTTAATCTGATAGAGAAGAAAATAGTGCAGAGTACTGACACAGTAGCCCAGGATATGGCTCTAAAAAGAGTAGGTAAACTGAAAGGGGCCAGTTTGCTTGTAGGTCTTTTAGCTGGTACAATAATAGGGCAGTCAATAAATCAGATTGCACATGGATATCCTGTTCCAGATCTAGGAGGAATAAGAGAAGGTCTTGGGGGAGAATACTTTGAGAATAGATCGGGTTACCTCGGAAGAGAAATAGAGGCAACCATGGGGCACAGACCAACCAAGATAACCTCCAACAGAATATACGAGAATGTGGTTAATCGAGAACTTGGTTCTATAGGCGACGCTGAGGTGGCTGCCGGGTCCACGGTGGGAGTACGGAACCTTTCACCATATCTCAAAGGTACTATAATAAGATGAAGATAACATTGTATGTACGACCTGATGCCAATGTATCATCATATGCCAGGTCCATAAAGTCACTCATAGAAGAAGAAACCGGGCAGTTGTGTATAGTGAAGGTTTCTGAAAGTAAATTTAAGCCTGTGAAGGTAAAAGAAGAGAGTTAATGAGTACTTCCTCGGATAACATAAGAAGGATGGCTGCCGGAGAACCTATAGCTAGGATAGGCGCTATATGGTACGGTGATGTAAGCGGGACAACTATTCCTAACATATACTATTTCGGGAATAAGAATATGCAGAGTGTTATGCCACTGCGGGCAGAGTCAGCTATATCGTTCTCAACTTCTAGTCCTCCTGTAGATATGTTACAGATGGAAATAGTGATCAACTACAGCAAGTTCGTCACACATCTCCAGCGCCTTATGGCACAGATACAGATATCTCCAGTGCTACCAGTACAAAACCCGGTTGTTGCTGCAATGACACAGCCTGTACAGACCAACAAAGAGGTGTACGTTGCCTATGGTTTCATGAATGTCAATGATAAAGATATAAAAGACTCCTCAAATCGCAGGGCACTTATGAACATGTATGCTACTGTGCCTGTCAATATGAAAATAGACAACGCAGTTATAGAAACTATTCCTGGCAATCCCAGAGATGTAAGAGTAATCCTGAGGCTTACCAGGACATTAACAGCTACTGTATATGGTGATAAAACACAGTATATCAGAACTATGGAAGGGGCTGTAAATCAGAACAAGTACATAGAGAAACTTCTATCAGAAAGTGGCGATAATGAGCAAATAGCTGCTATGGCTACTATGATGGGAGTGAATACCCCAGCAATACAGGATGCTATAGATGCTATGTCTACTCCAATATCGTTAGGAGAGGACATAGGTATAACTATAGGAGCAGAAGTGAATGAAGTACTTGCACCAGACCTATACCGGGTTACCACAGATGATGGTAATAGTGCTCTTATTATGCCATATGGTATTGAATGTTTTAACAGCAGAGAAAAGATAAGACTATTTATGGATGTAAGTCACTATGATGATTACCCAGTAAAAGGAGCAGAGAAGAACAGTGTAGAGGCTTTAGGATACTTTATAGGGAGTATGTTTGGACTTACCATTCCCAATGAAAGGTTGAGAATAACTGGACCTGATTTCTCAGGGGCCAATAACAGAATAACCATGCATACTATACAGAAGGGGCCAATAGGTCTTCTCGATAATCCCAATGCAAGCAATGAAGATGTTTCTATACATTATTGCATCATAACTCATGATCAAATGGGAGATATAGGTAATACCTTATTATCGTTGGGAGAAGCTTTCGACTCTCCATTATATGATAGTGAGATAGTTCCAGAAGGATACACAACAGCTAGGATTGCAGCAATAAAGGCTGGGGAAGAGACCGTATCAAAGCAAGAAGCTGGAGACACCTATAGTACGTATTCATGTGCCAAGGTATTGACTAGGAATGCCAAGGCAGAAATACCATGGACACAAAGAAGAAACATGAGGAACAAGATTTCTACTGGGGTAGACCCATCTGTAGGATTTATATCAAGTCCATATACAGCTACGGTGGAATCTATAACTAATGGCGATACTATTGTTGTCAAGAAGTCAGACAATTCTTCAGTAACTCTTGGATTGTTTGGTATAGATGCGCCGGAAACTGGACAACCTGGAGGAAATGAGGCAACAGCCTGTCTTTCTAGCTTGCTTCCAATAGGTAAAACTGTAACAATTCAACATGTTCCATCTGGTCCAGCCGGGGGTGAAGTAGATATATTTTCCAGATATTCATCAATAGTGAAATCAGGAAGACTTAATATAAATACAGAGATGCTGAAAAGGGGTATGGCGTGGGCATATCCTAACAAACGTTTTGATGTATTGAATGAAGAATACGAAAACCTTATGGTTGCTGCAAGAGATAGAAAGATAGGTATATGGGCATTGACAGAGAAGAAAGCAAAATGGACTCCTGCCGAATACCGTAGATACATGCAGTCCAAGGGAAGGATATAATGGCAAATAAGGTACATATAACTGACGAAGATAGAAAAGCAGCTGCCGACGTTTTCTCTGCATATACCGGTGAACTGGATGAAGATCAATATATAGATCCAGGTACTATACCAGTCACTGATGATATGAGTGAGTGCCAACCATTCATAGACCTTGTTAAACAGCTTACTGGAGAATCCACTACCGACATAGCTGATCTTCCGTTTGATAAGTACACACCATTTGACCAAACACGTTTGGATCATCAGTTCAGGATAACAACAGTACATAAGGATCTTACAGCTATTGTACCAGAGGTAGACAGGTTCAAGGAATTCTACAGGATAGCTGAGCAATTTACTAATGAGAGTTCTCTGATAGTATCAGCAGCAATGGACTCCAATATCAAAGATATCACATGTATGCCTCCCTCTTATGTGTTTTCATATGCAGCAAAGAAGATCAGAGAAGTCATTACTATGCTGCAGAAGGAGAACATACCAGGGTTATCTGACCTGAAGGACTATGCCGGCAGATTTGATCGGCTAGCCTCAGACGCGAAACATATGCAGGCACCATATCCTGACACATCTACTCCTGCGTTTGATCCAGATGATTATGCTATCAGAATAGTTGCAGATAGTGTTACGTTCCCGCTTGTACCACGACTTAACGAAACGGAACCAACTGGGGACTTTGGATTTATGACTCCTGAGAGACCCTCACATAGAGGACTAGATCTTAAAGTCTACACCGAGCAGGCAGTAAGCAATACGGGGAAAATATATTATACTTCTTCACACCCTGTTGTTGCAATTGCAGAAGGCAAGGTAATACATTGTACCTCTTCTAACAATCTAGCTAAACCATGTGTACGATTCGATACTGATACTAATCATGGAGAAGATGTAGACGGGAAGATATTCGAGGGTAGAGACGGTGGGAACATCGTAATCATATGGCATCCTGATCTTGGTAAAATGTCAGCATACATGCACCTTAGTGAAATATCTGTAAAGAAAGGTAACAGTGTATTAGCCGGTGATGTAATAGGAGTAGCAGGAAATACTGGTGGATCTACCGGACCGCATCTCCATTTCGAGATGAGAGATCCTTCCCTAGCCAAGGGAGCGGCAGCAGATATCTCATCGTGGAGAAAAGGAGTACCAATAAACCCATGGCCATACATTGGTGGAGGATATAATGGGGATCCCACAAACTCTGAACCAGCCATAAAGCTTGAAGCAACTCAGGGAAACCTGAAGGCTGAGGATACAGTAGAAGACTTCAGAGAATATCTCAATTCTTTAACAATGTCACCGGCGGAGAACCCCGAAGATCAATCAAATGTACTATATGCAATTCACAGACAGATAATGGCTAGGGTAACTTCTTCCGTTCACTCTGTGTATGTTAATGATATCAGCGGGAAAGCTGAACAAGTGACAATAAACTGGATGCCGGGAACAAGCAAAGCTATTCCTATAGAGGGGCAAAGTGCACCGGTTATACAATCACTTGGTGGAAGAAACGTGCAGGTTTCTATTTCGTTAAAAGGCATTAGTCCTGTAGAAGTGGCCAAGATAGCTCTTATGTTTAAGGTTCCCAGTACTGACGAAACAATAGCAGGTATGCTGACGCTAGCAAGAAGTGGCATGTTCGGAGAAACATCCATCAGAAACAGTTACCTGCAAAGATGGTACAGAACTGATCAAATAGAGAGCATGTTACGTGGCATAAGTGGTTCCACCCAAAAAGTACATCTAGATGAACCAGTAATCGTAGATAATGAATACCTTAACTCTATGGGGCTTAAAACCTTTCATCCTATAAGTATGGAAGTGAAAACAGTTCCCCAAGCATCAGAAGCATATGACATACTTCTAACGCTATCATATATGAACCTCAGAAATAGAAGCTTAGAATCTTTGAAGAAAAGCAGACATGGTATTCAGGCACCAGTTTTACCTGTAACGGCTAGAGTTTTTCCAGAAAAGGCAACGGGAGATTCAGGGTTCGGACTAGAATCCGATTATCAAGCATATGGGATACTGAGTAGATTGTCCATTGTAAACTGTCTTGCTGAAATATTACCTCTGTATATCATGTCCAGAGTGTATAGGTTGTATAAAACTATGTCAGAATATACTCCAGGATCAGTAATAGATCTAGACGGACTAGATATCATGACAAAGATCCTAGCACCAACCGGCATAGATACGGCCATAGAGAAAGTATTCTCCACAGTAAGAGATTACGATACGGATGTTCCCTCCTTCTCCAGTGCTATACTCGATGCATCTATGGAACTTGCCAACCTGGGGACTGTTGCAGCATTGTCACGTTACACTGAAAAGACAATAGAAGTAGCAAAACAGGGTACAGGCAGCAATAAGTTCTCAAAGATTGTTGCCGCAACACTTGGTGCTGTTACTACGTTAAACAGTGTTCTGAAATACGCTTTTGGTCCTGTTGGCACCCCAGAAGTAAACAGAGGAGCGGAGACAAGAACACTTTATATGAACATTCCCAGCCTTGCTCCTATAATGATATGGTCATTGTTAGCGGAATTTATAGACAGATTATCAGCCGGGAAGGAGAATGAGTTCTTTTCAGAAATATCCAATGATGTCATAGATATGTTGAATGATTCCTATGCTGAGCCCAATGTCAGAACACTCAGAATTGGTGGGAGCGATGAAGTATTCGTAGAAGTAAAGGGAGCTATAGGACAAGAAGCAGCTGGTGGAGAATACAAACCTCTGTTTATCGGAGAGATAAAACTCTCTATGATAATGGGAGGAGAACACGATGATAGTGAACGCAATACTCTATTCGGAAGCATAGATGTCAGTGAAGGTCTTGGTCAAATATGGTTCGGATCCGAAGATGCTAAAGCTTTAAGGAAGAAGCTTGTGGATGAAATCGAAACCATGGCCAGGAATCCGAGAGGAAACTACGATACGAGATTCCTATATCCGGCAGCTTATGGTGCTGTAGAGATAAACTGGTTAGCAATAGATGCTATAAGAGCTGCAGCTTTAGCTATAGGACCAATGCTGGCCAATGATAATATGAAGCCGGGAGGTGATATTCCCGATGGACATATGAGTGAGTTCTTCCAAACCGCAGCAGAGCTTCTTAGAGATGAAAGTGCTAGAAACCATTGCTCCGACGTTCTTACATCTGTTCTCACGTATTCTATGGCAGATGTACTAGCAAATGGAATGATAGCTACTCATGGTAGAAAAGCGGCATATGCTCATAATGACTCTGTACTAAGAGCGTTTAACAAGATGTCCAGTTTAGAAACAGAGGATACAGTTGTTACAGCTCTGCAGTATTTGGGATCCAGAATACAATCACATATAGTGAAAGCCAGAAGAGTTACACAAAGCAGAGATATGTGCACACAGGTAGTATCCGGAGTGTTTGCCGATAGATCTTTCGGTGGTTCCAAGGACCTAAGGAAAGGATATTGCTGTGCTCTCGGCTCTGTTCTTAATTATATGTATCAAGTTGCCTATGCCGGCACAGAAACAGTGAGCAGCCTTCCGCCTGAATATAATGACTATACTATCCCAGCCATGCTACAGATAATAGATAGGGATCGTGGTGAGCTCATGATAGACGAGCTATTGCATCGTGGCAAAAGCTTCTTCGCTGCTACGGTCGGTTTTCTCCCTGACATAATAATAGGAGCAGCTATAGCTTTGTCAGGTCCTGGGGCAGTGCTAACCACTATATTCTATATAATACGCGGAGCCATGGATATATGGGCAGTATGGGATCTAGTCATGAGTATATTCAAAGAGAATGCTATAGAATTTGCATTCGGAAGAGGTAACATATTTGCCATGTCCAGATGGTGTTCAGGAAGAATATCAGATGCAATGGATCAATCACAATTGCTAGAATGCTGTATTAAGAGCGGAATCTGGATGCCGGCAGCTCTAAAACCAAGGGGTGATACATTTGATGAAGAAAGAACATCATATAGAGATTTCCCTACTGTGCATAGGGGCGGAAAACCATTACCCCCAGACTTCTTCGTATATAAAGTAGGCATTTTATCTAAGGCGTATGACGATATGAAATCGTACATAAACTCGGCTGTAGAGTCTACTAGAGACCGTTACGCCGACTTGGATAACGATAATGTTGAGGCACTAAAGACTGAGCTAAAGCAAGAAATAGACGAATCGAGAGAACTATCTAGGGCTAGAGTTCAGGATGCTCTTACCAGAGCGCTAATAGATAGTACTCCTGAGGACAAATCACTAAAGAAAGACTACATGCAGGCTGTAGGGAAATCTGGGGATATCATAAGCTATGTAGTATATGGTAATAGAACAGATGCAGCAAAGAAAGGGCATATATGTTCTACAAAGTATGGGTCATATAGTAGTACAGTCAGCAAGGCCGGATCTATGTTGCATCTTGATATGAGTGACGTAGGTGTAGTAGTAAAGATAGGCAGTTCTTTCACTCCTATATCGAAGGGACCAGAACTGTCAGAACTCATAACTAATAAAGGCGAGCTAATGCAAATGATCGTAGAGGCCGCTAACTCGAGCCCCTATGGTAAAGTAAGAGAAAACCTGAAGTCATTCCTACAGAGATCTATAAGAGAAATACTAGATTATATAGCAGCTACAAAGGCTCTAGGGGGACAGTTCGTATACGGTCTTGATACCATGCCAGGAACTATAGGAAACTTGATATTAATCAAGAACATTGTTGGTTCCAACATAAGGGCTATAGGGAAACCGGGACTGGCATTGTTCAAGAGCCAGATGGATAAGGTTGGACGAGATTCTCTAAGAAGATCCTCTACTCTACAAACCCAATATATATTCCCAACTGTGAAGCTATACTTTATAGAAGAAGACAGCGAGAACTTTTATCTATTTGATGATTTGTATTCATATGCATCTATAGTAGAAGTATCAGTTCATATGGATAAATACAGCCCGGTCCGTACATCTGAGATAAAGATAACAAACCTATTTGGTATGTTGAACGATATACTATCTGACTCAAAGAACAAGGAGTATAACTTCTTTAGCGGTCCAGATGAGAACGCTCCTCTAAACTCTGTTATGTTGAGACCGGGATGCAAGATAAAGATCCAAGCCGGCACTACTCCAATCCTAGACGAGCATGATACTATATTCACTGGAAGAATAAGCACTATAGATTTCAATGTTATCACAACTATTACAGCGGTAAGCGCTGGGGACATGTTTACAGAAAGCTTAAGCATGGACGTGGTAAAGGTCTATGGTAGTCAGGCCAATGCAACAGGCGGACTAGGTACTAAACTGATACAGGCACCTATCCGTGAGGGAATACAGTCTATGGTTGGTGATGACTACATGGCTCCAATTACAAAGCTAAAGACTGTCATAGGGTATGTATTGTATGATGTTGTACAGTCCACGGAGAGGCTCACAGATTTCTCGCTAAGGCCACCTGTAGAAGTACAGGATCCTGAAATATCTCCTGCTACCAGTAATCTCATGGATATACTGAAGAAGAAGCTTATTATAACTCAGTCATCCTCGTTCATAGAATCAGTGAGCGGGGCCAGGGTAGATCTTCAGGAGAACCAACAACTGTTTGAAAACATATACCTTGATACCGATGTTATAGGGTCATCATGGTTCGGAAACTTGACGTTTATAGGAGAAGGTGTGTGGGTTTCTAGAGATGAGTCAGCATGGGATATAATGAGTGAACTAAATCTTCTCTTACCCAACCACGATGTTCTAGTGAGACCATATGATACTAGATCTACTCTAGTTTGGAATAACGACGATGGTTATTACCGGTTCAGGAGATGTGTAGACCTTGATAATATCCTTACTAATGCTCTTACAACCAAGCTTAGAATAGCAGGCCGGGACCCAAGGTTCAAACTTCTCCCTCTATTTGACGTAATAAATCAGGGTATGAATGGTGGGAGCCCAAGAAGGAAAGCCGCGGCCATAGCGCTGCTTACGCAGCTGGCTTACATATCACAACGAATATATGGGAGTTTCATGCTTACTGCCCCCACAGAGTACAGGGCTGAGATTCCTGATGATAAACTAATTCTAATGTCACCAGATATATCAAACGAGGAAATGATACCTAAAGCTCTAGATTGGTTATCCCCTGAACTCATAAAGAACACGGGATCTGTGTCTGTAGATATAGCAGAAATTCTTGAGAACATTGCAGACGAAAATGAAGAGGAGGACGAGTTCATACAAAATGGTGTCAGTAACCTAAAGCTCGAAGATGTATCAATATCACCAGACTCATCACCAATACCGAGCTATATAAAGAAAGACGAGGCCAAGACTGCTTATCTGTTGTCATTAAACCTTGCTGCTGATAGTACAATGAACTTTATGAGAGAATTAGCATTCACAAGGAGCAAGAACCACAGGAAAGTATCTGATATGCACATTAAGGTGTCGGGTAGAGATATAATAAAGAACGATATAACACTCATGGAGCCATATAACACGGTGAGAATGTCATATCCGAAAGAGGACCTAAGCGATGACGAGCTCTCAGCTGCAGCACTTTTGGGTGTGAGCGGAGAGGGAAATGAAATCATGGTACCCATTCATTATAAGCTTAAACCATGGGGAAGGAAGATATACCAGACACATTTTAAGAATGCGAATGTTCTTCCCACAGCACGTACCAGTGCTATATCCACCGCGACTACAAGCGTGTTGGCTAATCTTATGAAGGAAACATATGGTGGGACAATTACTCTGCTTGGGGACTCCAGAATAATGGAGGGAGATAGGATATTCCTATGGGATGAAAACAGGGATCTATACGGGGTAGTTGGAGTAAAATCACATACTTTCATAATGAGTCCAGAATCAGGTTGTATGAGTGTGATAGAACCGGAAATGATTACTAGGAACGATGGAAAGCTGAAGAGGAACCTGTATGATACTACTGTTACCACACTCAACATAATAACAAAGACACTAGGGACCTTGGTATTAATAGGCGGTTCATACCTGTTGTTCAGATATGCACGATCAAGATATAGAATGTCAAGTGCTCTACTGGATGTAACAGAACAGTCAGGATTCTGGGTGAGATTGTTAACGGGTATAGGAAGATCCTTGAGAAATCTAAGAGATAATCTTCCTCTTGCCAAACTCATAGGAAGAGGTTTTACTTCATGGTTCCATACTCTTGATAACGGTAAACTAGCGAAAGGGCTTTACCGTAGTTACATGAAGACGTCCAGTACACTGAGGGAAATATTCGATCCTAACTTTGTAACAGATACAACAACGGCACTAAGAACTTGGGCAAGAGGGGTAAGTGAAACATACAAGGATCTCCCTCTAGTTGGATCTATCATAGGCAGTAAACTTACTGATAGAAACCTCAACCGGGTAATAGAAAAGGCTGTAGATACTGCCATGGACAGTCTAGTTACATTGAAATCAAGCAAAATGGCAGCCAGCATAGATATACCAACAGGTGAGTCTTTTAGAAGAATAGTAAAAGACAATGTGATAAAAGAACTAGACAACTATCTCCTTACTTTACCTACACCAGTTATTATACCTGACAATAGACTCCTCAGAAGTGGACTGGAAACAGCCGTCTCAACAGTTATCGACTCACGTATAAAGATCTCAAAAGGAACTGCAGTATCTATGGTAGAGGATTTCGATAGCACATTGAGGAACCTTGTAAAGGAAATGGAGGTTGGAGAGAATACGGTTAGAGAATACGTTAGGAACCTTAACCCGTCTCAATATCCTTCGGGTATCCTAGGCAGAGGACTACACCTAAGAACTGCAAAGGAGAAGGACTTTATAGTAAAAGCAACAGAGGGAATGATAACTGAAACAAGGAGAATGTGTATATCCGACTCTAAATCTCTGTTATCTATGGTAAAACGGTACGGGGGAATGCTTACAAAAGTAGCAATAGGCGGGAGTATAGCTTACGAAGCGTTCTCTGCGGCAGCCAGTGCTATAGAACTATACATGTTTATAAGGGAAACAGCAGACAAAATAGTGTTATCTCCTCTCATGTTCAGAGGAGAACCATTCATGGCTGGCCTAGAAGGTGTTACAAAGCAGGATGGTGAACAAGCAGGTTTTGCTGGTATAATGGTTTCCAGGTTCACCGATGTTGTAGAGGCCTTTGGAGATAGATTATCATCTCCTGTATTATCAGCTTTGGTAGAACTGGAAAAGATGAAAAGGGGCACAGTCAGGGATATAGGTGGAGGAAACAGGCCAGGACCTGTAGTAGAGAGAGATTAACATATGGCAGAGAACAAACCTAAAAGTATGGAAGGCCCTCCCCAGGGTACGTTCAAGACCACTGGAGTATTAGTAGATAGTCCTAGTGGTGAAAGAACCCAGCACAGTGGTTCTCTCATAGATAATACTATAATGGGAGGTAGCCTGTATGTGAGTCTGATGGTAAAAGACCCATATACTGGCCAAGCTGTAAGATTGGATGGGATAAAGGTGGAGAGAACATTAGGTACTATTGTATCGGGTATCCCGGAAGAAGGATTCTTCGAATTAACATGCCCAAGCTACAGTAAGTTCAAGGCCCGGGATCCAGAAGGTATGACTGCTCTCCCGAAGAGCAAGGCTACTGTAGTACAGAATACAGCACTACCCACCCCTATAAAGGTAAAGGACTCAGTTGATAATTTCTCTTCTACTTCCAACAGCCCAGTGTGCAAGAAGTTCAATGAGAACGTCAATGTTGCACAAAGACATCTTGGTTTGGTTCATGAAAGAGATGACCTAGAGATAGTACAGGGGCCCGAGAACGGAGCATCTCCTGGTATGGCAATAAACCAGAGAGCTGGTTCAGTGTACCTATTTGGGAATGACGGAAAACAGAATATGAATATAAGCCCAGGTGGTGGAGTAAAGATGAACGCAGCTACGGTGGATTCCGGTTCTGCACAGAAAGAACTGACTACAATGAACTATGGTGGCATGCCACAAGTAGAGAATCCAATGAATAACGTTGTACCTCAGGGTACTATTCTAATGCCACAGCCGCGTACTGTTCCAAACGTACTGAAAATACTCAACATGGTAGCCACTATTGTGGACATGGCAGATCTCATAAAAGCATGTTCTGATGCTGTAAAGGCAGTGAAAACTGCACAAGGAGCAGAGGAAGATCAGCTTCTCAACGATATATACAACGATGCGGCAGGGTATAGTTCTTTCGAAGAACAATTCATGACTGAGGAAGAAAAGGAGATAGCGAATAATCCAAACATGAGCCCTAGTGAGAAAGAGAGCGCTATGAGACGTCTTAAGGAAAGTAGAAGGTAATGAACTACGATATCAAAATAGGCCAGGATGGGAGCCCAATCATAAAGAAGGGGGACTTTCAACCTGTAAACTTCGCTGGATTTGTCTCTCAGAAGATTTACAAGGCCCTCATGAATATGGATATCTCTGTGGTAAGCGGCATCCAGCTTACAAAGAGGGATGAACTTCAGCAAGCCCTCAGCGGGTATCTTGTAACGTATTTCGCTGGAGACATGGCTGTAAACCCGCAAGGGATAACAGTAACAGTTATACCGGTCCCTGGAGATGATAACATAAAGTATACAGTAGAATATGAAGGTACATCTCCTGACGGGGAGCCCATTGCTATATCCAGTGACTTAATGTACTCAGTGTCTGCTGGTGCTGTTCTGAGTGTAGATTATGAACCAGCATGGTTGACCACTGCTCCAACAGATGATACGATTAGTGTACAGTTTCCTATTACGATAGAAGCCATAACTACAGATGTGGAGTTACCAATTGCACCATCTTATACAGAAGATTTGACATATGGTATCTTTGGCAAAAGCACAGTAACAAAGCCTATATATCTTCTTACAGAATCACAGCTTACAACCATTAATAATACAATAGATACGACATTTTCTATACCGATAAGAACTGGTAGAACAAAATATCAGTTATCATCACATATAACAGACTTCGAAAGGCTTGGTCATATTATAGACTCATATAGTTTTACAACCCTAGTATCAGACATAGAGTTCTATGTTAGAGAAGAATACGGTGATATAGTAGTCATAGTGCCGGCTGGCGAAAGTGGTACAATCACCGGGAATGTTACACTGAGAAAAGCAGCTCAGGTTACCACTAAGTATAGGGTACGTGAAACACTAGTTGCCGGGAAAGCATTCCCATTGAGGAGACATTCCGGTAAGTACTATGCCATATTTCCTAGAAGCATTCAACTAGGTGATTACTATATTAAATATACAGCTTTAGCGGAGGGATAACAATGGCTCTCGTTACATATGGAAGAGTTAATAATATTTCATCATCACTTCAAACTGTACTAAATAGTACAGGATATAGTGATGTGACTGGATCACCGTTCCTTGGTAGTATAGTTGGAGCCATACAAAATGCTCTGAGAACCGAGTATGGGAAGCTATATGATATAGCTGATAACGTAGACATAGGAAGGGCAAAGGGGAAATATCTAGACAGATGGGGAAGATTCCATAGTGAGGATAGACAGGTTATGAGTAGTGCAAAGGACTTGTCTCTAACAAACTGCAGTGTGTACCTGGATCCAGAGGTCACAGCAGGGGAGATAACTTCTCTGGGTGATGGTATTACCCTGACAGATCTCGTGCTAACAAACAATGATGAGTCACTTGCATTCGAATGTATAGATCAGGTATATATACGGCCCAACCGCAGTGAAGCATTTGTAAGGGTAATATGTACTACTCCCGGGGCAATTGATATAGCAGCAGGAGAACTTACAAAAGTAAGTATGTCACTATCAGATTTGGAAAATGTACTTCCCTCTGCCATGGCAACATATTCACTCAAGTGCAGAAACCACTATGCTATATCCAGTGGCACTGAAATGGCGTCAGAAGAGGACTATAGATATGTTATCATGAGAAAGAGCGAATCTGTGGGCCTATTCAATGAGGCTAAAGTTTACTCGGCTATGGATGCCACAGATGTTGTCAAAATAGCCATACATGAGTATCGTGGAGGTGCCAACGTATATTTGGAAACCCAGAACATGCAAAACGTGGACTCAGTTATAGCAGTTGTAAGAACTGCACTAAAACAATACAGAAGTCTAGGGGCATGTGTAAATGTTTACTCACCTGTAGTAAGATATCTTCTTCCCACCATAAAACTATCTCTACGGAACGAAGACTTGCTGAGTACAACACAGACTCAGTTCGCCTCCGACTTTACTACCGCAGTAAATTCCCTCGAGATGGGGTCTGTGGTCAATATAAATGATATCATAGACACAGTTATGGCAGGAATTCCAAATATTCTTTCCTCCAGGATAGTCAAAGCCACATATGGCGGAAGGACACTTGCCAAATATAATATAGGACAGTCTTTCAATGAGAAAGTACTCACGTCTACCGATAGGCTAACTATAACATGAGAAGACAGACTCCTGATTTAACATACAAAGATAGAACTGCTTCTATCGTAGAGGATCACTTTGACCTATGGCAACTTACAAGAAGAGACCCTAGGGACGGAACACATCGTCTAGTAAACACAATAGTTTCACTGATTGAAGAACTGGACGTAGAGGCGGATTATATCGAAAGAATGTTCATACCGGACAGGATGGATCTATCGGAACCATGGGTAATGTACCACTCGTATCCCGAGTATCCTATGGCTGACCTATATATATCTGGTCAAATAGCTTCTGGTACTGTCAGTTTGGTTACATCGATAGATGATTTCCTAGCGGGCGATATAGATGAGCTTGATCATGAGTTCACTATATCGGGTACACCATACGCTGAGAGCATTTTGGCTATCAGCATGGATCAGATCTTTCTTCTGGGTAGTGGAATAATAACAGAATACGATTTACAAGATCAGGAATATGTTTCGTCAGGAGAAGTAGACTATACCATAGAAGTAATCAGGACCTTCTACGCAGATAAGGATCATCCAGTATTCCCAATAAGAGAAGACTTCCGGGAGGATTCTCTAACAGTAGAAATCAGCGGGCAAGTTGTATCTTACGAGTTGGAGATGGCTGAAGATATGACAGGTTCGTGGAATGATGAGTTCGATGTGAACAAGGATGGATATATAGGCGACTATGAGCGTGGAATAATAGAGGCTTCCATGGGAGTTAGCCAGCAACAGGTTAGCCCAACCGTATGGGAAACATATGACTGGATGGATGTAAATAAGGATGGAACTATAAGTGAGTCAGACTATAATGCGGTAATGACGTCCGTAACATCAGCAGCCCCAGATGTAACCGGGGTTGTAAAGGTTCCAAGGAGCGTCATAGGTGCCCTAGAGGTTTCCTATGATAAGAAGTTACCTATATCTAAACACTTATTCAGAAGTGGCAATAGTTATTCCAGGCTAACTGACTTGGATACAATATATGATTCCTTCAGCAAGGTTACATATGATACAAAGACCGATGTATATTATGGGATAAACTCAGATGGAACTGAGCTTAGAGTCTTCAAGTATGATGCTCTCAACGATTCAATAGTTAATGATTTACTCGTATTAGTAAATAGATGGGACCATGATTGTGTTCTCATAGACCTTGATGCTGTAGACGGTTTTCTATATGTACTGGCCTCTGACTCAAGCACAACCAAGATGTTCTATGGTAATATATGGGGAGAGGCAACATACAGACTTCCAAACGAGGTAGATATACCAGATCTCGACGGGGAAACTCCTATTGCTATGACCAGTATGGAGAATGGGTACTTTGTAATACTTGTTGGTAATACTCTAAAGGTATTCAGTCCTGTTAGAGATAAAGCAATAGACTTGGAAGGAGTAGGATATTTCAATAAAAGATATGATCTAGAACTGGAAGACGGAACAAATCTGAAGACTATTCCGAGCTATATATTCAACAGTTTTGACTCTTTTGCATATTCTGCTATGGGGCTCAGCCGGCCACCAGGCTGTGATAATTTCCAGATGAGAAAACTCATCATGGATTTCTGGCAGCATCCTCCCGGGAACGATAAGCTGGGCATGAACTTTGGGATAATGAGAGAACTGGGATTAGTAAACGATGATACAATCGTTAGTGGGACAGTATATCACTTACCAGCCGAACTCACGTACTCAGGAGAACCCCCAGACAATTCGTGGGATCTTATCATAAATGACTGTCCTATGTCGGCCATAGAACAATCTGATGGTAGCTACATGTTAAGTGGTAGTATAGGTACACTCACTCTTATCAATGGTGACGAGTTAATACCCGGGGAAACCGTTACCACAGTATATGACTCATTAGTTATAGAAGGATACTTTCTAGATGGAAACAACGATGTGAATTATCTTTCACATACTCTTGATATAGACAAAGGAAAGCATACTCCTGATATATCTGTAAGAACATATGGAGATATGAACTTCCTAGAGGATGTTGGATACGTTGTAAGTGGAGAACCGATTCAAGAATTCATAGATATTGTGTTTGATGCTGAAGATACAAACCCATTTGTCTATGGTAATGCTGTTACAAACCAAACTCCTATGGATAGTAATCGAGTATCAGATGATCCAGTAATGTACACAATATATGACGTTTCTCTATCAGGATTGTTAACTACTCTTGAAGACGTGGAAGTAGATCTATGAGCAGAGTTCTAAACACATATAAAGAGTTTAACTTCGGAACAGGCGTTGGGCCCCTTGATATGAAAATCATGGGTATAGCTGCAGCCGAGGAGATAGAATATTCAGCTGAGGCTATACTAGGCTCGGGAATACCTGATGCTGATATAGAAGCGGCAATGGATATAGCTCTTGGCACTTGTGTTGTAGCTGTACCAGGGTACCTCTATGTTGGAGACAGAGAATTATACTCATACGGGAGAAAGGCAACTCAAATAACCAGACCGGTAACAAGTAGTGGGGGAATCAGTGATCCCTATGGTGTAGGGGTAGTATATATACCCTTAATAGATATACCAGATGGTTCAACTTTATTCTATCCTCCTAGTGAGCAGGACCCTTATGGATCTATGGTAGAAAACACAGGTGCGGCTCCTATATTGGTAAGTGCATACCAGTCTGGAGAGCTTACAGATCTTTTTGCTATAACCGGGGAGGTTATATATCACGATTATGGTATGGATGGGCAAGAGGGATATACGTATGATATAAGCGGGGAAGTACGTTCAGGGGAAGTATCAGAATGGCCAGCATACTTTTCTCCATTGAGCCGGTTTACTGTGTTACCATCATATTGGAGAGAGAATGAGCCAATGCTGGCTCTAGATGAATTCTACTATGACTTACAGTATAACTGTATAGTCCTGTATAACAGTGGAGCAGCAGACTACGAGTATATCGTAGAATATGAGGCAGCTAACGAGTCATTCAAGATAACCGATATAGACCTGAATCCTCTAGTAACATATCCAGGAAACAGTATTCTATGTATCTCAGCTGATAATGATAATACTGTGTTTAAGGAAGATCCCTCCAGTGTGCACTTACATACTATAAACACGGCAGCCAGTGGGGAAAGAACTACTATAACAGCGGAAGTATTGTCTGAAAGGGGAAATAGACTTGATAATGAGTCAGTAAGATTTCGCATAAAGAGAAAGGACGTAGGTACACTTTCAGGAGAAGTTATATATAATCTCGATGAATTTGTAGAAGGTGGGCCATGGTTCCTATGCAATAGTGGTACTATAAGTGGAGTTATCATAGATGAAGTAGAGTTCCCTACTGGGAAAATATACGAGGGAGACGTTCTCATTGCTAACAGCAATAGGATAAATGGAAAAGCATATGTGAGAAGTGCGGGATATCTTTGCTCAAACGGCGATGCCCCAGATTATGCGTCTGGTGAGATTCCTGACACAGCTGGGTACGAAGTCACAGTAACAACTGATATAAATGGCATGGCTTCTGTAGACTACATGTTTCCAACTACCAACTCGTCTAGCTTCGATGTGAGGATAGAAGCGAGTATACCCACTATGAGTGGAGCCAATAATGGCAGCGGGATCGTGAGTTACGTAGACGTTGTTCTCATGTCTGATGACGAAACAACAATCTACGCTAAAGATATAAACGATTTGTGGAGGACCCTCGTAGTAGTAAGTGGAGAACCATATTACGAAGGTATTAGCGCATCTGGAGAAGTTTCTGCGGTAGGTAGTATAGCAAGATTACCAATCTCATGTACAAGCCCATCGTCAGTGGAAGTAATAACTATGTCTGGGTATGTATCGGCATTGTATAGTAACACAGAACCCAGTTTCTGTAGCCCTATTAGCGTGAACAGCGGAATAGTTGAGAATAGTGGCACAATACCGTCAGTGGAAGATGGTGAAGTAGAATATTATACCCAGTATAAGTATATAGAGGTAGAGTATGATAGCATAGATTTTGACACTGGTATATATATCATGAGGTATTTGGATCATGAAAAGATAACCAGAGGAGATGCAAGGGATACCTATGAGCTATAGCAACTATGTAAATATAGACGGTGATATTGATCAGGTTACTCCATGGTATCTAGAACCATATGAACAATATGGTGATGATATTTCGTATAGAAGCGAATACCATAAGGGATATACTACTGTGGAGAAAGAGATACCTACTGTAAGCGGTGCTGTAATGAGTGACTCAGAGTACTGGGAATCAGCTCCATACTTGCAGTCAAAACTATCCACACACAACGTGTTCTGCACTTCCGTTGATCATTATTCCGGGTCTTTGGAGGCATTCATAAATGGTATAAAGGTAGATGATGCCCATGTTACAGACCTTGGAGACGCAAGCTTCTCTATATCACCGGATGCTGGGAATGGTTTTCTATATGTTTCATATGTACCTACGCCGGACAATTGTATGGGAGATAATTCTAGTGCATTGTCTTCCTCCAAGGTGGAAAGCGAATACCACGGAGGGACTGTAAGAATAGCAGATATAGTAAGATGTAGACAGGCTATAAATGCACTTCAGATATACTCGGAATATCCTTTGACAAACTGGATAGGAGGGGTAGGTAATAACATAAAGTCAAGGGCGACAAATATCGTTAAGGGTAGAACCGGCATATATTCTGAGCATATTATAGAAATGCAAAATGCGCTTACTGAGTTGGCGGATCATCTCGATGGGTTGTCTACAACTGATATAACCTCTGCTACGTTTACAGACGTAGTAGAGAGTGACAATTACAGTGTACAATGGATAGAAGAGATAAGGGCAGATATAAACCGTCTAGAGTTGTATCTGATAGGCATATTATAGGAGACACTGATGGAATTCAGGCTAAAACGAGCAGCTACCCCGTATGATATACCCCTAGCGTATATCTCTATGGTAGAGGTAAGCGCTAACAGTGTTATTCAAATACAGGACTTTTCTTCCTACTTAGATGGAAACGCGTCCGCCGCATTCAGAAGTATAAATACCTATCCTACAACTGGCAACAGGTTACTTACTGGGAACTATTTTGGGAAGATACTACTCACTGATGAATACTACTATGATAACGAAACTGGAAGTGAGATTGCCCTATGGTTTGCTCATCATCTAAAGACTCCATATTATAGCCCAAACGCTATGGCACGTACATCTACAAAGATTGTACGCACAGATAAAGTCCTGACTGACCGTATAGTTACAGGGTTAATACCGTCTTCCGGAAACTATGTGATAGCAACAGGGAGTGTTAAAGTATACAAGAAGAATACAAGTCTTTCCTCCTACGAGGAACTGGACCGAGACAGTTTCTATATGAACTATTCCATCGGGAGTCTTATAGTAGCTGAGGACGCTATGTACCACCTATCTGTACCAATACACTCTTTCAAGATAGAGTACATAATAGTACCTGTAGATATTATTGTTACAAGCCAATTGGGGGCACCTTATAGAATAGAACTCATCCAGATAAACCCTATGAGCTTGGAATATTTCAGTGCTAGTATACTCACAGTGGTGGATGAACAGTTATATGTCCAGTATAGAAGCAGACTGAATACCGGTTCTATAGGAGAGTCCAGGGAATATACCACGGCTGTTCCTATATTTGACGAGGTGGAAGAATCAGTCAGAAGCGAGATAACCTCTGATAGCACTTTTGATATTGATGCCAGAAGAGTATATAGTCTTGTGGACAATAGCATATATGTTACAGATGGTAACACTGACCATGAATTTACATACAAGCCTAAATATATCACTTCTACTCGTGTGAATGTGAAGAAACCCTACGTTGGAGACTTCACATCGGAATGGCAACTAAGAATATCAGCCGGAGACGTTTCCAACAGTGATGGAGAATATTCAGTTTCTCCCTCTGGCACCGAGATAACTGTAAAGGAGCCAGCAAGGATTATAGATAAGAATACGATTGCTGTTTCAGGTACAGACCTAGCAGTTATGTTAAAAGCAGATGGGTCATGGAGTGGGATCTACGCGACAAAGAGATCTAACGGTTTAGAGCTAGACATAGAAGCAGTAGATGCTAAACATGGCGTATTGATAATATCCCAGGATGTTTCCAGGAAAGAGATAATAGATGTTGAGTATTCTATGCATACTAATGATCTCATACTTAAGACTCCATGTGTAAGCCCTATGCCACATCATTCAGGAACACATAGTGAGATGGAGAATAAAGCCGCTATATTATTCGTTATAGATAGTCGGAGGACCCCTCCAGAACGGCCAAACTCTATATATATAAAGTATATAAATAAGTTGTCTGGCAATAGGCCTGTTACATTTACTTATGCTATGCTAGACCAATGGTACAATAGTGATTCCCAAGTGGTGAGGAACGCCTATAGAAGTGACATGGGTCTTCCCTCGGACTATACGGGATCAGAACTTATAAGAATAGAGCCTTTAGCCATAGTCCAAACAGTAAATCCTCTTGACAGCGACGCATATGAAATAGGAGATATGAGGGTATTGGGAGGGGGTTATAGTGAAAGACAATACTCTTTTCATGATTATTCTCTCTACGATGGTGAGAATACAGACATGGAAAGTTCTCTGGTTATAGAAATACCACAGTGGGTTAAGGATGACTTGAAAGCCAGGGCCAAACTATGGGATATTGATGTATTAAAGAGCGATGCTGAAAGTCAAGATACCCATGCCGAGGCTCGCGCTATGGAGATTATTAGAGAGAAAGTAAAGAAGTATTCTATGCTGGGTACTACACAGGAGATAGTTATTGGAACAAAGACGATTACAGATAACTCGTAGAACCAGTAATGCTGCGAGAGAAATAATAGCTGATCTTATTAAGAAGGCTGTTGTCAATATACGTGGGGAATACCCGGATGAGATATTGAAAATAGTCAACAATTTCAGTTTTGATAAGAGCCATATCCCAGAGGGTGGGTTAAATATAGAATGTCTTTTCAGGGACAGGAACATAAATAATCTGCTGGAGCTCATATACATAGACCTATTAATACAATACAGGGATATATTTGACGCTCAGGACCATCTTAGGAATATAAAGAGGTCATTTGAAGCTTCAATCAACACTAATGTTATAAAAGCAGCAGAGATAATGTCCAGGGCAGGTGAGTACAGAGAACTATCCCTGCGAAGATTTGAGTATACAGATATTCTTCACGAAAGTTTCAATAGTGCAAGAAACATGACACTCTCCGATTATCCTCTGGTTGTAAATAACGGTTCTGGTATTCTGAAACTGCAGGGGACTATAGAAGAATATGCTAAGCCAGCAACCTCTGATGTGTTTTTGAATGTCCAGTCCAATGATGTTCTTACTATAGATGAGTCCAGTAGTAGCTCGGCTTACAAAGACGACATGACTGATCCATATTTTATAACGATGGCAGCTACTGACTTTCCAGACAATGATATAACCAGGGAATATGACTTTACATCATATGATGGAGTTATAGTAGACTTGGTAATAAGGTTCAACACAACACAGCCTGTAACCCGGGTTAGCTTCGTTCCGTTCTCAAATAAGAGCGTAGATATACCACAGGTGTACTATTCAAACGTCGTAAATGCTGACTGGGATTCTGGTGATTTCAAATACATTAAAGACATAGACATAGCCTATGATACTAATACAGTTGAGATCAATTTCGAACGAGTATATGCCAGAGAAGTACATGTTATTATACACCAAGAGGCTTATAACTTGGCCAGATCAGATGTAGAGATAGAAGAGACTCTGTCTGCTAGCGATTACGTGACTACTGTGGCAGATAACATGAAAGATATTCTCCCTGGTGGATTCCTTGAACCGATCAATCTGAACATGCAGATGACAGAACTAGTTAATGATGTGAGGGATAAGGCCTCCGTAGAAACTACCAAGCTTGCTCCCAACACCAAGGTGTACTCTGTAGGACTATGCAGTCTAGAGGTTTCAAACGTTTCATACTCGCATTTTGGGGAATATCTAGACTCTCCTCGGAAGTTAAACGGTAACCTTCATTCAATGAGCTATGTTCAGACTGATAATATGGAAGAGATGGAAGAGCTGACTACGTCCGGGATCATAGATATGTGTACCCTTATGTTCGTAAACGCAGGGGAGAATTCTATATATATGGGGGAAACCACTGACGATGGTAAAGCAATCGATGGAGCAGTTATAGAACCAAATCTAGAGTATAGTGAGGGAACAACAGTCAGAAGTACCACTGTTCCTTATAAATTGACAACACATTTCTTACCAACAGATGAATTCACAGGATTCAGAATGTTTGCTGATGGTGAGGAACTCACCTTACCAGGCACAGAGGAGAAAGAAGTTAGTGATTATAATGCTACCATAAGCTTCCCTGCTTCTTTCGCTGAGGAGAACAATCTTCTAGAGGGAACTATAGTTACAATGGTGTATAATACCCCCTCTTACGATTACTTCGGGAACAGTTACTCTGTGGGGTCAGCGAACATGGAGAACAGAATAGGAAAGCCAAACATTGCTGTCAACTCGGCCTCAAATATAGATGATAACTTTCTATATGTTCCACTATCTGCCTCTGGAGCTATAAGCTATGCTGAAGATGAGTATACCAAGGTAATGATCAGTGGTGAGATATTCTACCAAACCAGTGAGGATAAAGGACTGGAGATTGACGGGGAAACCATACTAAGCAACGGATCATCTTATTACATACACAACTCTGCGGCCGGCGGGCCATTTAGCAGCTTTTACTATGGATCACTGAGAGAAGTGCCGGAGGTTACATTATCAGGAGAGACGAATGAATTCGTCACAGAAGTACCATACATGAAAGGCACCCTGACAGTTTACTCAGAAGGTAAATTGGTTACCTCAGTGACGGAATATGCTACTGATACAGTTGGAACCATAGTAGGAGACGAAGGCAAGAGAGAATTCTCTATACCCGGGACATATGATCCGTCTGGTATAACTGTTTGCTACGTACCGGTATACCCGGAAGCTACTACAGATTATATAGGCTCCAATATAGCCCAGTATAATGCCACAGAGAAGTTTACCAAAACTACAGACATGAAGATAAGCCTAGCTAACCACCCTCATATAGATAGTGACATAGTATCTTCAGATCTCTTTAACTTCTCTGATGGAGCGTTCTATCTAAAATGGAAGTACAGTGTAGTATATGAGCCTATTGCAGTATACATAAACGGTATTAAGGCAGTCAATATAACGAAATACCGAGAGGATATTCTAGCTAAACCCTCTTTTGGAAAATCCTACAGGGAAGACGACTACCAATTCTACGTAGAGAATGGTAACACGTTGGTGTTTAATAAGGATATAGCTGGTACAATTCTTGTATATTATTATAAGTTCATAGATACAATCCAAACTGGAATAGAAATGTATAGGTCTAATTATAACAGGGATGACCTGAGTCCCGAGATATACAGCTATACTCTTCTGGAGAATATACAGGTATAACTATGTCATTACTAACAAGGAAAGAGAAAGCTGATCTAACCCGGACTGAAGAATACGTTAGGGAACGGATAGAAAGAACCATAAAGGGAATAAGTACAGGTGACGTCACCTTCCTTGATGAGATATACTATCTCATAGATGCGAGGGTAGAAGGCCTTGATAATATAGGAAATGTTGATGTACCATTTATAGATGATCAAACCCCAGTTGAAACATCATTATATAATACTCTCTCTGAGGACATCAGAGAACTTTCAGAGCTGAATATAGAGACCATCAAAGACGTCTTCGATGGTATGAATGATGTTTACAATGATATATACTCAGCAGGAGAAAGCATAACTAACAGCTTGTCTTCCTGTAGCGAACTACTGAGTAAAGTTGAAGGCAATCTCAAGAGAAAGATGAGCTTGGTTTCAGTCAAAGATGAGGTTACTGTTTTGGCCATGGATAATGCTATAAATATAGGTAGCAGTTTTGTTCCATCTACATCGGAAGACTCTGAAACAAGTAACGCGATATCTGCAGAAGAAGCAGGGGCCATATATTCCGGACTAGGAGATGCAACAGCTGAGGAAGTAGAAGAACAAGGCGAGAACAGTCTGATAGTGGATCAGAACGGTGGTTTTATAACTCTAGATAGCGATAGCATTGAAATAATAGATTACTCCATTGATGATATAACATTCAATATGCCAAAGGGGAAGATATCCAAACCAAGAAGCAATATAGTAGATGCTAAAACCTTTGACTTTGTGCAAAATGGATATTTCAATAGCAGAATATTCTCAACGGATCCTGTATTTGAGAATCAGTATTCCTCTAGTACTAATGCTTTAACTGATGGAGACCTGGGTACAACATACCTAGCGGAATATAATTCTCTGAGTAGCAGAACTCCTCTTATTATGAACATGATGCTAGATGTAACTGATAACAATGGAAATCCCAGGAGAGTGGACCATATACTAGTAGAACTTTCTCCTGGATATAGGACATCAATCCTATCTATGGATGTCAAAACACCAAAGCTATCAAAGTTATCAGTTGACCAAGTTGACGTTTCCTCTGAGGTTTTGGATAACAGTGTGTATATACAAGGGACAAGAGTAGGAAATACTAGAAACAGAGGATTCAAGACAGCAGTAGGGACTACTTACCCGGTTGGCTCTTATCTTATAAGCAAGCCTAACGTGCGCAACATATCTATAGGGATAACAGCAGATCTACCGGAAGATATATTCTACCCGGAGAAGGTTCTAAAGGGCCCAACTGGTAACATATTGAGAACAATGAACTATTTCGAAACCTTAATTCTTAATGGGTATGAGCCACCTACTGGGTGTCCCGATCCCCGGGACTTGTTCTCTATGTACCAGATATCTTCTCTTGAGGCAGAAGAGAATGCTGCATACGAAACATATGACCAATCCATTGGTCTATATAGATACTTTATAGAAATTAGCGATATCACGCTATACTCAATTTCATATAAGACCAGCGGAAAGATTGTTATAGGGAACCTTAATCAGAATGTTGATAAGAAGGTAGCTAGTATAGAACTATACACTAATGAAACAATACCAGAAGGAACAACGATAAGATACTATATAAGCAGTGACAAGGTACAGTGGTATGAGATAAAACCAGTAAACAGGGCATCCAGTTCCGATCTACCAACTAGAATAGTATACACTAATATTTCCAGTAAAGATGGGGATCTGTTTGTTAACATAGATTCCTCTGGGGTGTATATGAAAATAGAGATGACTGGAGATGGTACCGTTACACCTAAGATAAAGGCATATGCTGCCAGGATAAAGCTAGTATGAGAACCATAAGAGAAATACAGTTCGAGAAAGCCAAGGACCTATACAGGCGCCTGTTAACATTTAGGAATGAGAAACCTGATATGTTAACTCTGGAAAGACTACTAAGGGAAATAGTACTATCTACTCAGAGAACTCCTATGAGTGGTAAGTACCGTTTACCTAGCAATGATACAGTTGACACCAATTCTCTCAATGTAGAACTTGGTCTTATCAAAGCTGATGCTGAAACAATATATACATTTCTGGATGAGATGCAAAAGCGCCTTCGTACGCTCCGCTACGTGGCTGATGTATGGAAACAGAACGCAAGGAACAAGGTAAACAGTGCTATGTTAACATTAGCAAAGCTTACCTCTCCTGTTTACATCCAGGGGTTTACTGAAGAGCTAAACACCTCTGAGATAGTATCCCAGGCTGATACAGACCTGGTTATAGATGAAGATGGTGCTATTTGCTTACCGATGATCACAAACGAGTCAAAGCCTTACAAGCATTTGCCGTCCGATATATCTATAAGCAGGATAGGTACAAACCTAACGGCTACAGTTCTTGGTACCCCTACCAATATAGTGAATCGTGCGGAGCGTGGTTCTGTTGTGATGAATCTTTCCGGTAACATAATAACGGAAGCGGGGTTCAAGATAGAGATCAAGACCGATACCCAAGATGTAAACCTTATATACCTGCAGCTCGCTGATGTGAAGGCAGGAATAAAGGTAAAGGTCGAAGTGTCATCCAACTTAACTGATTTTACAACTGTTTATGATACTGTTACAACTAGGGAACGTATAGATATACCCATTGAAGAGATGGATATCAAGAAGATTATAGTTTCCCTAACTATGGATGCTCCAAACATAGTACTAACAGATAATGTACAGTATGAGTTTAAAGTAGAAAAGATCCTAATGATGAATGATAGAAGACATATGAGCGGGACCTTTCAGAGCTCAGCAATATCTGTAGAGGACGACATTACTTCTATATCCCTGGTAACCGATGAAACTACTGTTGGCAATTGTACTATATCATACTATATGACATCAGAGGTAGACACTAATGGTGACCCTATTGCTTTTACATATATGGACACTAAGGAAGAAGGGTCATTCCTATCTTTGAGGTCGGGGACCTCAAAGACATACATAAACACTCCGGATGATTCACTCTTGTGGAAGCTCTCCATAATAAAGACTTTTGGTTCCCGGTTATACAACTTGCTCGAAATAATGACAGAGGGAGAGGAAACAGAGGATTATACTATAGAGAATGGAGCAGTTACTATAACCGATGGAAATCTTATACAGGATTCTATAAAACTCTACCGAGGAGTTGGAGACTATGTTAAACTAGAGAAAGACATAGTATTGGAGAGACACGTAGACTGGGTAGCGGTACTCCCAGACCTATATGATGAAATAGAGTGGGTGAAAAGGGTCCCATTAAGGTTTGTTGCAAACGAGTTAATAGAAGTTATAGGCAATGCCAATGGATCCTATTACAACCAGTTCACAGTACCATACACTGTATTAAACTACGAAGAGTTCCGGATAGTAAGAAGTGATGGAAAACAGGTAAACTCTTTGATAACAGACATATCGTTTGGGACTAGTACTACAACAATAACCCTAGCTGCCGCAACTGGTGCTACCATACTCGACCCAGCATATAAGTACCATGCTATGTATGCAGTATCTTTGAAAGAGTACTCAGAAGCTAACGATATGACTATAACCCTGGATACAGATAGCTTTGAAATAACAGCAGCTGGTTTGCCTCTTAGCTATGAAGTTGACTACTACATAGATGAAGACGAGCTGGAAATAGAACTATTGAAATCTGGTGTATACCAGGGGCAATATGGTGCTGACTACTCAGATATCGATAATCCCGTGAACCTTAGTGAGCATATTAACATGAAGTACACATTCACTGCGGTTATAGAAGCAGAAACATCATACTACGAAACCTATGTATATGTGAATTCCCCTACCGAAATTACAATTCTGCCATTCACCGCATCAGAGATAGCAGCTGGTAATTTCCATTCTATAAACGGAGAATATATAAGTGCTAGTCAATCCTATGTCCTGAAGAAGGGTTGGAATCAGATTGAGACCACACAGCCATTTCCATCACTCAATGAGTATGATACTAATGAAATAACATCAGCGGAGAGCAGTGCAGGTATAGTAATACCCGAGGATCTGGAGATGAGGGCATACATGGATAGTATGAGGCAAGTTCCCCCACATAGATTGGCTACCATGGATATAGAGGAAGGCTCAAAGTGCTTTGCCTATTCTGATGGGAGAATACTGGTAAACTTTGTGCCTTCTTTCCTTGATGAAGACTTTCTAGCTACAGAAACTACATCGGATATGAAAGGAGAGAAGTTTCTCAATAAGAAAGCTTCCTATGGTACAAGCTATGAAAACCTAGGGTGGGTTTCGCTGCCAGAGAAGTTTGGTCTAGAGTTTGGATATACTGAGTCCGGAGATAACCAAGTGTTCATTAGGGCCACCATAGAGTGCGATGAACCCGGGGATTTTGGCAAAATACTAATGCTAGGTCTTAACAAATACAAGGAAATATAATGATAATACTAGAAGACATTGCTGTGGATTATATAAACATACTTGGAGATCTATATCCTAGAATATCTATGATAGGTGGAGTAATACCTGGGTCATTCTACCCTGATGATTTCTTCTATTTGGAGAAGTTCGAGATTGATAGAAGTGATGCTATTAAAGTAGCTAACGCCGCTGCAGCTGAAGGAAGTCAGATAGTAATGTACTACGTTGGGGCACATATATTTATGTCATTAAGCCTGTTCAGCCTTGGAGGAGAAGACTTGGGTGTTTCTACATATTACGATATACAACCATCCATGGCTATAGGTGAAACAAGATTCATAGACTCCGACGCTGATATTGATACGTATATGTATATGTACAGAATCATATATAAGTCTGGATCAGATGTAGAGGCTAGCAGTTACGTATTGGCCGCCGAAGTTCCCTCTGGGATGGAAGCCGAGGAAGAATTAGCACTTCTTGCTGATGAATATGCTTCTGGGTTTTCTCTTGTTGAGCGCCCTGGGTCCCTATTCAGAATAGGTAAAACACAGGAATCGTTGTACCGGGTAACTGGCAGTGGTATAATTGTCGAGAAGGGTACACCAATGGTTCATGCCACCCCCAGGTATCGTGGACCCATAGAACTTTCCAAGGAAAGAGCAAGACGGACAGCGATGATGGGGGCAAGAGAATACCTTGATAGTGTTAGCACCGAGATGGAGGAAAACATAGAAGAATTACTAGATTCTCTTACAACTACTGGAAACACTCTTGTACAAAATATGACCAGGTACTCCGAGGATTAAAGCTATGATTAGAAGCATAGAAAACGTAACACGTGGCAGCAGAGTTTCATCTGAAGATATAAGAGAGATGACAGATGGGCTATACCAGAAACACTCTGCCGGTTACCATAAAATACTACAGCTATATGGATTACTGAGAACAGCATCTCTCGGTCTTGAAATGACCAACTCAGCTATGTCATCAGTGATCAGTTCTCTGGTCACAGAAGACGCTAATGTGTTGATATATGATGCGGCTGATACCCCTACCTATCCTTCATCCATAGGAGCTGGAGAGAAAGCTGAATGTCATCAAGAGTTTATGACTATAATAGGTAAAAGAGTAAACACGAAACTTGTTTTCACTGACGACGATAATGTCATAGACTCAGCAATCACAGTGAGGAAAGCACTGTCTACTGCTGACAATAGTATACCTACTGGGGTAGTAGAGAATGCTGTAGAGAACGCTCTCACTGGGGACGCTCCCTATATTGCCAGATACCTAATGGATTCCGCAGTAAGGACTACTCTTACGTTGGATATGAAGTCGACTGCTAAACCCATGTATATAAATGCCCTGAGGTTTATCCCCATTCCTTCAGTTGGTATGGTAACCTTGGACAATATCACATATGGTAGTGGCTCCAGTATTATACTCAACGGTGGGTCAGCTCTACCAGAGATAGAGGAGTTTAGTCTGGATAGATCATACCAAGGGTATATCCATTTCAGACCCATAACTACGACAGACTTTTACATAGCTCTCTCATCTGAAACATATATGTCAAACTTTGAGGCAGTGGCTATAGGACTTTCCAGATTAATAGGGGAGATAAATACATATGCTTCTACATCCTATATAGGTTGGGAAGTAGAATACCCAACAGGATACACTAAGATAAACAGGCTTAGGATAATACCAGGAAAGTATAGCAATGGCGTCGATAATACACGGGTAAAGGTATATGACAACGTCGATGACTTTAATGCTGTCAACGATAGCTATATAGAACTATGCGGGTCAAATACGTCCCTGAATATATCTTCTACCAGTGTTCCAACTCCATATATCCTCCTGGAGATAGATAACGACAACGGCACCACTCCATGTGTAAGCCAAGTCAAGCTTGAGTTCGAGTAGGGGGTAAGATTGAAGACTATTGTTCCCAAGTTTGATTTCTCTGAAACCACCCCGGCTGTCGGCGATGGGCAAAACCACGAAGAAGGAGAAGTAACCTCTCTTGATTCCTCTGTATTTAACGAATACGAGCGAGTACTTTCTCAGATAGCTATCGCTATAGGTGATTATTCAGTAACAGATACTATACCGAGTTCTGACGAAACCCTGGCTGGTTCTCTCAAGTGGGCATATGATTGGTTTACAAATGCCAAATGGCCTATAGATAATACGGTATTCAGTGGGGTCGTAGAATACTCCGGGAATACTGAGCTAGTATACCATGTCCAACTACATTCAGATAGTGCTAGACACGATGTAGGGTTTCTAAATATAGGTTGTTCCCAGTCTAGTGAACCTGTTCTTTCTCCTTTTGTAAGATATAGCGAAGTCGAGGGGCTGGATCCTGAAATAGCATTTTACTCCAGTGGAGAAATCGTAGTAAGAATATCCCTGAATGATGGAGAGGAAGACCAGCATACCTCGTTGAAACCACATGTACATTTGCTATATTCAGCTGATCAGGTACCACCAACAACCTTATTCAGTATAGGCCTTTCTAGTTATAGTGATCCCTATGGTATTTCTATAGATATAGGTGAATATAACACAAATGATATGGTCCATATAGGAGCAAATGCTCATGGAATATATGGAACACAACATTGGGGTATTAACGGATTTGGTTTCCATGGACCATTAATAGGTTCCGTGACTAGAGAAGGAGAATCCAGACTAGATAGCCAATCTAACGTGCGACATCTATTTGGATTCGTGGACAGTTATGATGACTCATTGTCTGTCCCTATGTACGTGAGAATGGATGACGTTGTGGTTATAGATGATAGTATTTCTCCGTTGAGCGGTGAAGTACTTGATATACCTTCAGATATATACGTTTCCGGTGAACTAACTGTAGGGGTGCTAAACGACAGTCAATATGTAGTATCCGATAATATTCTATATGATCAAACAATGCTGTGTAACTCCGGGATAGTAGGCAGCGGAATAATAGAGCTTCAAACCATTACGGTTGAAGAACCCTATATTTCGGGGTATCATTATACCAACTTAGGTAATACAGTTGCACTAATGGGGAATGTAGTGATCCCTTACCAGGCCATTGGGGACAATGTATACTCTCAAATATTTGCAAAGAAAGGAAAGAGATACGAACGGCTCCAATTCGGAAGCATAGTAGGAGAGGGAATAGGAAATGCAGCAGTGTATGGTAATAGTATAGCATACACTGAAGAGGGAGCTTATAATGATAATCTATTTATATCAGTAAGGAACGAGTCAGGCTGGGAATTAGTCCAAACACTAACCGAAGACGATCTTCTTCCTGAGGGTACCAACTACGATTTCGGTACAGCAGCTGAATATATAATGACTGATAATTTACTGGTAACCGGGTGCTATCCTTCATACGCTTCTAATGATGTTCCAGTAATAGCTATATTTGAGAAGGACACTAGCAAGAGAAACAATCCCTATGTGTTCTTACAATCATTCGATCCGCAACCTAATGTATTATATGGGCCAACCTACTACTATGGTCTCAGAGATATGTTCTTGGTAGATAACATGCTTGTGGTGTCTTACGCTGGAGACGCGTTTACCCCACCAGCACAAGCATGTGCTGATATTTTCTATAGGCCAGGCCCAGGAGAAAGATTCTCTCTGTTTCAGAATATTACTCAGCCAAACGGTAATGCTGAAGGTAACGATTACGCTTTCGGAGATAGTGTGGCTGGGGATAAGAATACTCTGTTTATATCAGAACCCAATTATAGTGGAGGAAGAGTTCACGTATACGAGAAGCATAAAACCTGGGAGCTAACACAGACAATAACTGCATCAGATGTAGTATATGGTGATTACTTTGGGAGCGGTATATATTATGACGGAGATAATACTCTTATTGTATCTGCACCAAGGCAGGATGTTGGTGAGCAGGAGGAAGCTGGAGTATTATATTTCTTCAGAAAAGTAAACGGTACATGGACAGAGTGGACACATATTGATGCCCCACAATCTGGGTCCAACGGTCACTTTGGTGGAACACTAAGAGGAGACGGATCAATAATATATTGTCGGACCTATCACTCATCAGATGACCAAGCTAATAGTAACGGAAGACTGCATATAATGGAGCTCCCATATCCTGCCAAAGACGACGTAGTTATATATAATAGAGAAAGGAGCGGCTGGGAGAAGTACCGTATAGGTATGAGGGGAACAACAGGAATGTACCTGGGTAGAGGACAGGTAGCTCTCGCTGGGGCAAGAATAGAATACAGATGTGGAGACAAACTGGCTTATATAACTGATACCGGACAATTGTCACATCTCCACAGTATAGATGGCATCTTCAATAGAGAAACCGTAGGAAAATACATTGGGGATACTAAAATGGAGGTCACAGAAATACAGAGACACCCGAGTGGGCTCCCAGATATGGGCCCAGTTAGTATAATCCATGATGATATATCTAGTGGTGTCTTAGATATATCAGCCGATAGAAACTTGATAGCAGCCGGAATACCTACACATGATACAAGTAAAGGAGAGGTACTTATATTTTCTGTATCAGAAGAGTATGCTTCTGGTTCTGTATGTGAAAGCACGATAACGGCAGATGATGGAAGCGCTAATGACTTCTTTGGGTATTCGGTCAGTCTATGGGGGAATCTCCTAGCGGTTGGGTCTCCTGAATACAATAGTGGTGCAGTAGATGGGGGAGCTGTCTATGTTTACTGTGAACATCCAGATTCTCCTGGAACGTGGATGGAAGAGGAAATAGTAATGCCGGGAATATCCTACGCTAACGCTAGATTTGGGTTATCATTGGCCGGTAGCTGTGACCTACTTGCTGTAGGTGAACCTTTTCACGATGGAACTACATCATATGGGAGTGGTATAGTACATGTATTCGAACGCCATTTCTCTAATGAAACTGGGTCTGGATTTTGGACTGATGAACAGATAATAACTGCTAGTGATGCTGAGGACGGAGCAATGTTTGGCAGAGCAGTAGATATAGATAAAGATATTCTTGTAGTAGGCGCCCCCGCGGCAACTACCGATAGTTCGATAACCGGAAGAGCATATGTATACAGAAGAAATCTGCTAAATAGAGAATGGACCGAGGAAGCCGTACTGGATACTACCGGTGTTGTACCCGGTGGATCAATCTACTCTTTTGGTACATCGGTGAGTGTATCAAATAATATGATAGCAGTAGGATCTTTCGCAGAGGATAGTCTGAGAGGGGCTGTATATGTTTACAAGTATGACGGCTCAGAGTGGGGACTATACAGCAAACTAACGTACCAATCTCTAGAAGAAAAGGACTCTATACAGCCAGGAATGGGATACGGTGTAAATCTGAAGGACGGAGTTCTCACCGTCAATGGTGGAAACAGGACAAAGATATATATAATGAAGGAGAACGGGCCAGAACTGGCAGCATCTTTGGAAGACCTGTTAGGCTGCTTTCAGCAAAGTGCCTCTATCGGATCTATGGTATATGTTTCCGGTATAACGTTTCCATTCACAGACTATGTAGGTTCATTGGATATGATAAATATAGAGAGGCATATATAAATGTCTACCGTAGGATCAAAGCTAGATTTCTCTACTACAGTTCCCTCTACTGGAAGTGGTCAAGTTCATGATAATAGCGCTTCTCTGAAGAATCAGATAAGGCCGGAAATGTTCAACGAGTATGAACGTATTATGGCTACTGTATCTACAGTAATAGGAAATTATGAGGTTTCAGATACGATCCCTTCTTGTTCTGATAATATAGGAGCTGGGATTAGGGAAGTATATGGCCTGAAAGATACACATGTAGATAATTCAGGACATGTGATCATCCCCCCTCAGAACAATGTAGGCACGTATTGCACAGAGATAAATTGTGTTACCCTTTCAGGGGAGATTGAAAGTGCAATATCTTCGTCAGACTACCTTGTCATGGTAGCTTCCGGTATAGTAGAAGGAGACCCTGCTTACTTTTCTCTTCTAGACCAAGATGATCATATAGTAAACTACGGTTCGTTCAACACACTGTCTGAAACGTTTCTATATGGCCTTGGTGGTGTTTCCACGGATCCCCAAACTGGGGTATCATATGTTGGGGGATCTATACTTGTAGATGGTATTTCTAGAGTTTCATATTTTGAGATACAGCAAGATGGTTCATACGTCCAGCATAATGGAGACTTATCAGATGCTTCCACTACAATCATTGGTGGAGTTGCGTATGCCGGTGATTTCTATATGATAGGGTTCGAGGAGAATAGCGATCTAGACGACACAGTATCCGCTGCTGTATGGCGAAACGGAACCAGATCGTGGCTAGAAAGGACAGGAACA